AAAGAGAAGAAATTGTATTCTTGAGATTGTACGAAAATAAAAGAAGAAAGATAATAAGATAGATAAGATTAAGTGTCATGGTTTGTAAATCCTTAATAGAAGAGAATTTGTAAAAGAAGGATTATGATAGAGGGATTAGATGGTTGAGAATACAGAAGGTTTCAACAATAATCCATAGAATAGAAATAATAATCCAAAAAAGATTGGATTTGGAATGGCTTTTTGAATAAAGATAGGTGTAAAAGAATAGAAGAATTAGCCAGAGAATAAGAAGAAGAATATTGATAACCATAGTTTGTAAATCTCCTCGATTATAGTTTAATTTAAAATTTCGATGTTAAAAAATTATGGAAAGATTGGCAGACTTAGCTTTGTAAACCATGGTATCTTTTCCCATGTAAGAGCATTGACATCCACCATCAGATAGCAGAACAACATTTACATAGTTATTTGAGTCGTAAACCTTTATACAGTTACAATCAAGATACCGAAACACATCACCACTTTTTAACTCAGAAAATTTAACAAGAGATGATTCAGAAGAGATATTAATATTCATAGTTTGTAAATTACACCATCCAATAAGCAGGGGTATAGTAATTTAGTTCTTGGGTTAGCTTATTAATCTTTTCCTTAGTCTCCTTTGTCTTGCAACGAGCATAGGCTAGATGGATACCCTTCTCCAAATCAAAGACATCTTCATTGTTGCATGAAGCTTTGCCAACTAGAATTTCACGGTCTTTCTTTAGACCGGGAAGATAATGCTTGCGAACTTTTACAACCTTGCCGTTAGTGCAGTATTCATAAGGATAATGATTGATTCCAGCATCATCGAGTTTGTCAAAGGAACTATCAAAAATTTCCCATTCAGTAAATACAGGCTTATTAGATTTTTCTTTTTCCATCTTAGGGACTTCAACAACGGTAAAGAACTTTGTATACTCGTCAAAGCTCATAGCCATGTTCATCATAGGATAATGAACAAGAATATTATCATTTTCAATTTGAATAATTTTACCTAGCATAGTAGTGTCAACAGGGAAAGATTCATAAGGTTTCTTTGTAAGTTTGACATAAGAACCAACTAATAGCATAATTAAGCACACTCCTTATTGTTGTTTAGTTTAGAAAGAAATTCATCATATTTGTCGAGAGCCTTCTGTTCAGACTCATTAACAGATTCGTTAAAACGCTGTCTTGCCTGTACAACCTTTCCGTTACGAACTTCAACAGTAACAAGACTATTTTCTACATCATTCTTTTTACGCATTAGAATAATATCACAAGAGCCACCAATTACTTTGTCAATGTAGCTTGCAACACAATTAGACTGCTGAACTGCCTCATCCTTAATATCTTTTGTTGTTTTAGGATAGATAAACTTGTAATCTCCAATGGTGACTTCCATCTTTGTATTTACACGTTTTTCAAACAGCTCTTCGTTAAATTCCTGCTTCCAACGCTGGTAGGTACGACTTGTAATTTGATGAGAAGTTAGAAAATGACGTGGATATCTGTCGTATTTATCAGACATTTGAGAAAGCATATTACAGTTGTCATCAATTTCTCCTAGAATTTTTGAAGGATAATCAGGAGAAAGAGCTTCGTATGTTACAAGATAATCAATGTAATTTAACAGAGACTTTGGTGTATAGCCATATCTATCACAAATATTAAAGAATTTGTTACCGTATGTGTAACGAAGTTCATTTCTATCCCAATAACTACAAATATATACCAAGAACCGATATGCGTCTCTTTTTGAGAGAGAAGTAAATTCATGGTTAAATGCGTAATTAAAAGCATCAGGATGGGCTTTGTATTCTTCGACATTTACATTATTAACACCCTCTCTGATTTCTCGTAAAATCTTCACAAGACCCTTTGGGATTTCGTTAATAGTTCCTCTAAAATAATCCTTGCCAAAAGCACCAGCAAGAGTTAGTCCAGCAGAGTAAATCTGTTCTTCTCTTTTGTACTCATCCATTCTCTGAAATACAGTACCAATGTTTTGAATGCTCTGTCCGTTCCTAGAACACTTCTGTGCAACGTGATTAATAAATTTACCAAAATTCTTGTCTTCAAAAGAATTGGCAATTTCATCAACACTGTAACCTCTGAGCTGACTGTTGAGATACATACAAGGTTTACCATTTTTGCCGATACAAACGCCAGTATTCAGATTATATTTGACTGTCTTGCCATCGTCACAGGTAAAAATTAGGTCTGCACCTTTTTTAATTGCCTTCATTATAGAATAACCTCTTTCTCATCGTTATAAATTAAGCAATAAATTTCTTCGTCTTCACCGTAATAGTAGCCACCGTCATCACGGTACTGAATTTTCATGGTGTAATCAGTGATATTATTTTCTTTCGCCCATTTGTAAAACTCTTCAATTGTCACTCGATAGACACTTCCTTTTCATCGTTATTGACGTTTATGCCACAAATATCAAGAGGATAATACCATCCATAAGCCTCATCACGAATCTTGATATCATAGTTTTCAATATTATTTTCAACAGCCCACTGATAAAACTCTTTAACAGTCATTATCCATGTCCTCTAATTCTTGTTGAATCTCATCTTTTTGATTTTGACGCATTCTGCGTTTAGCATAACGCTTTTCAAACGCTTTAGCCTTAGACCAGTTGTTTCTGTGGTTTGCCCAGCATGTATAGATATGCTCAAACTCGTCTAACCACCACATACCTTTTCTTTGTGACAACGATAGATGTCTTGTCTCTTATTAGACATATAAAACAACCTTCTCTTCATCTGGGTCTGGGTCATTTGGGTCGGCTTTGTAAAAGTCTACTTTGAACGGTTCAAATTGAAAATATACCATTTCGTGAAACTCTTCATCATATCTATTTTCTTCGATTAACATTGGGGCGTTTTCTAGTCCGTTGTTTTTACACATCTCATAGAACTCTTTAACGGTCATCATAAACCACCTTACACAATGTAAAATACGAGTTTATCATCTTCGTTATATTGACTCTCAGGGTAAAACTTAATATCGTAACAAGAACTTTCAGAATATCCGCTATAAATGCCATCTTGAACGCTTCTGGCAATTTTGATTTTTGTGTTCCCGTCAATATTGTTATCATTAATTAATTTCAAAAGTTCTTTAACCTTCATAACAATCACCTATTACTTAAAACAGATATCACATTTCCCAATCGTAAACTTATCAGCAAGGTAATTGCAAATTTCATCGTATTCTTCAAGATTGATACGATACTTGCGCAAAACCTTGTTTGTTGGTTCAATAGATTCAAAACGCATAGACTCACAACAATTTGTATTTCCTGTGCCGTGATTATATACTAGACCAAAATCTGATACTTCTGCCTTCTTTCCGTTTACGATAAATTCTTCGTCTACGCAAGGCATATTAGGTTTTGCTGTTACAATAAACTTCATTTTTAAACCTCTTGTTAAATATCGACATTTAGAGTTGCATTCTTTACCTTTGAGACCTTTTCCATATCTGTAAAGTATTCGTGATGACCACAATGGTGCGTAATTGGCAGTGCGTTATATACAGTCGTCCTGTCTTCATTGTATACTGTGTCAGTCTTTACGAGAACGCATTTAATATTGGCTTTCCCTGCGTACACAAATATATCACCAACTGGAATTTCATAAAAATAAACGGGATTGTCATTGATAGTGGTTTTGATATTCATAATTGTATCTCCTTTGTTATTGATATTGTAACACATTTAACAAATAAAGTCAAGTATTATTTTTGTGATAGTCTGGATAATAATTATTTGTGCTATCTGCAACAGGCCAAACGCCATAACCGTTCCACAGCGTAAACGTGTCTGGTGTAGAATATGTCGCATAGTAATCATTTACATTATAACTGATATGCCAATCATTACCAACAAGCTTTACATCGCAAGTATTGCCACCAGTTTTAATAAGAGTATATGGTTGTGGGTTATCGAGTGAATTTAACACAACACAATATATTCTCAATTTTTTAAAATCGCCACTCTTTTTACGTTTGTCTGGGATAACAAACATCCAGCTAATGTCTCGGATGCAAAACGGGTCTTTTGGTTCAACTGCTTTCGTGGTATCAAAAGGTACACCAGAAATATCGCTATACCCACACAAAAACATATTGTCACCTCATCAAGTTAAAGAATTTATAATAAAATTAAAAAATGTATCATAATGCTTACCAAAAATATCAATAATTTTAGCAAACCAAATAATGATAACTCCGGCAAATGGGGCTACAAAAAGAAATAGGGCAAAAACACCAATAGCGACCACAACAAACATAAGCAAAACTTCAACGTATTCCATTATACCACCTCAACGATAGAACAACATTTTTATTTGCATCTTTCAAAAAGATTCTGCCATACGCCGTCAGGGAATGAATGTGTGTCACCAAGCCACTCATCTACATCTTCTATATCGTCTGAATCAACAGAAAGACTTCCATCAGGCTGAATCTTACCAAAATATTCTTTATCCATACAGAAAGTTGCGAATGCACAATCTATATCATCGTAATAATCATTGATACAAACGAATCTATCCATTTGACTCACCTTTTATTTGTTTGTTAAATCGAAATCCCACTTGTAATCTTTATTCATTCAAACCACCATTTGTTAATATAACATTTAACCAAATATTTAGCATACATTCCACAGTATACGCTAAATGCGACAAATTTAATCAGAGGATAAAAAATATCTGTAATGATACTTCCGCGCATTTTAATCGTCACTGTTGGTGTTGGAATCATAAGCCCAATAATGAAACAGAACAAAAACGCCAAAAGAATAATTTTGCAAATAGTCCCAATCATAACCATAATTTATACCTCACTTTCTACTTGTATTATATCATATAATGCGCTATTCGTCAATAGTATATTTAAATTTAATAAAAAATAAGAGCAGTGTTGCAACACTGCTCTACTCCTAACTTCTTCACTTCGACTAGTATAAGCAAAAGAGCGTTAGATAACTCTCAAGACTACAGGATTCGCACCTGTGATAAACTGCGTCCAGCCGTGTTAGACTACTTCACCAAGCCTTGATATTAGCTTTAAGGTCAGCCAACCACTTATCGCCCTTTGTTTTGTTTAGTCGTTTGGTGTTGATACATTCATATCAACATTACTCCATTCGATTCAGTGCGTGGGCTACTTTGTTCCACTTCGCACGCTGGCTGAGGATATAGGTGTCGAACCTATTCTTGTTGGTTCAAAGCCAACCACTCTACCGTTAAGTTAATCCTCAATATAAAAGCTGGCTTGTGTATACTCTGCAAGCGTCCTTACAATAGTTCTGGGAACCAGCATAATAAAGAATATGAACATCGTAAACAACGACAATCATGCCAGAAATATTTTTCTGTAATATCAACACAATTTAACCCATAGCTTCTTCTGGTGTAGTGGAATTGCATCTACACATTCAAAAGATTACCGGTCGACGGCAAGCTACTTGACCTACCTATTGATAGGCTTTATTTCCACGAATGGAGGACAAATAGCAAATCCCCTTTGCAAAGTAGTTGATTTTTACTAGCTCTTAAAAACCAACAAGAAAAATAGAGAACAACCGCTTCTTTGTTTGAGTGTACTAAGCTCGTGGGTGCTAGGGGTGCTTCGACTTTCCCACAGTACGTTTGGAACTTGCTGGCATCGCACCAGCGTCTCTTCTGAATCCTAGAAGCGCATTACTCGCAATCGCTCTATTTAATGCCGCCGAAGCGGCGAAGTATCTTGTAAGAGGATTACACCCTATGCTAAAGCTCCATATAAAATTGCTTGATGAAAGACGAAGTTTTACCAAGCAATTTTGTTAATCTCCAATTTGTTCTTGATACTATCTCACATTTTGGGGATTAGTGATGCCCTGTGGGGAATATTGAATCCAACCGTGACTCTCTTATAAGGAAAGCATCCTAGACCGCTAGATGAACAGGGCTTATATAAGTATGTTTTATTTAAAGTAGAAACATACAAACTACTTGTAGTAAATTACGGGCATAACTTACTACAAACCGCACTCAAACTCAATGGAGGAACTTTGTGTATTGCAGTACACAAAGCCAACGGAGAATTATGATATCTCAGTCTATCGCTTACAAAACGATTGCTTTTCCTTTAAGCTACGTTGGCATATAAAGTACGTTTTTAAGGAACGTACAAACCTATAAGTTTAACTCATATACAAATCGAATAATGATTCATTCAATTCTGCCTTATTTTTAAGTTCTGGGTTTTCCAAAAATCTCTTTATAAATTCAGCAGTATCATCTATACCATATATTCTAACGTAAGTGTTTATTCTGTTTGTTCCGATATTTAAGATTTTAGACCATTCTCTTCCTGTATGAGATTTACCATTTACCTCTATCAGTCTTGTTGTAGATTTATATTTTGCATTATCTTTTCCGCTAATCCATCTACAATTTTCAGGACAATAATCTTTGTTCTCATCAATCCTATCTATTGTTGGAGAGTCGTTATACCCATTCTCTAATGCCCATTTCTCAAACAGAGATGGATTGTTTATCCACTCGGTGAATACTTTTATCCCTTTTGCACCGTACCAACGATAGGATTTTTCATTTTCGTTATAGCATCTTTGCAACATACCTCTAAAAATAGCACCCATTCTTTTGCTATTCCAGCAAAAGTTAAAGCTTTTATATTCACCATCTTTATTCGTATGCGTACATTTTGATGCCCTTTTTGTTTCAAACAAACTTAAAAATGAAGTCCATCCACAAACATTACATTTGCATTGATAGATTCTTGTATCTCCCTTTGCTTCTCTATCAACGCCTACTATAGTGTATATTCCATGAGTTTCGCCAATTCTTTCTTCCGGTTTCAAATAATCACACTCCTATTTATGTTTGAAAAAATATCGAGTATCATTATCTATCTGCCTTTCTATCTACCTATCCAATTTATTTAATGTCTAATTGGTAAAGACAAGTGGAGTGTGCGACGGGGTTTTAACCCGCAAAATCTTCTGCTTGGAGGGCAGATGCCTTGACTTTTTGGCTACGCACACATATAAAAGCTGGCTCATGCCCTCACTAGAAAAGTATCGAAACCAGTAAACCCAAATCCCGGTTAATTTGGTAAAAGGCAAATCCTTTTGGGGTCGCACGATTTAATTCTCACTTAATTATTAAGTCGGCTTACGCACCCTCATGAGTCGGCATCATCACCGATAATCAGCACTTCTGTAAACAGCAGTCCCTGAAAGGCTAATCCTTTGTGCAACGTAATTTAAGAATCACTTAACTGGTGCAACAGGGGAGACTCCAACTCCCACGCTTTCGCAGTGCTTTTTGAGAGCACAATGTCTGGCATTCCATCACTGTTGCATATAAAAGACAGTTTTTAGAATCAAGCAAGAATCGAACTGTCTTACAGTTGGCTATCAGAAGCACTGTAAAGAACCCATCTGTCATTCCAAGAGCTTGCATAGTAGTTTATCCATCCTATCATGAATCAGATTTTACTTGCTATGCAGTTCTCCCTGTCTTTATAAGTATTGTATCACATATTATGTGATTTGTCAAGAGGTTCTTTGAAATTTCTCAAAAATATTTTTAATCAAGACCAGCCATTACTCTGTAACATTCCAAATAAGAATTATACATACTTGGAATATAGAAACGAGCGCGAAATGTTGCCGCATTACGGGTAAAACCACGAGACATCAGAAGTTTTACAAAACGCTTACGAGTCATTTCAATCTCTCCTTTGTTGTTCTATAAATATTGTACCACAGAAATCAAGCCTTGTCAAGACCTAATTTAAATTCTTTTGCAGTAAATAGTTGTACGCTTCCAGATAAGACTTAAAACCAACATCTCCATCCACAAGAATATAAGCTGTCTGATACGCTTCATTACGAGAATAGTTATAAGACATCAATAATTTAACAAATCTTTTGCGCGTCATAGTTGCCTCCTTTTGGAACCCACATAGAGTATAATACAACAATATCCCCTAGATAACCGAAATCAATCCACGACTCATACACTTCGCTAGTCCCACTAATTTTACCATCTATTCCAACAATCATTATATTATAATCTCTAAACTTCTTGTCCTCAAACATTTTAGAGAAATCATTAACTGTTAGAAAACTATTTCCCCACGGAGAACAATTATCATTTACATCAAATTTAAAATAAATGGTTTTTGTTTCATCGTTAACTTCAACATTTCTGGTAAACACAGGATATGGCATTTTTCTATAAAAGAACTGAATAGTTATACCGTATTTTCTAGCATTCCATTTGTTGCAGAGTTTTCTAAATTGCTTAACAGTCATACCAATTCACAACCAACATTTAACACTCGCTTATCATTATAGTAAATATCTACATCACTACTATAATATCCATTCTGCTCTGAGTAACAAGGAACAAAAACCATATTCTGAGGATTATTACCAAAACGAAATCCAGAATTAGGAACAGCTTCAAAGATTAGATTTTCAGAAAACTCAAAATTCTTTGCTAAATCATCAATCTCTTCAAATGCCGCATAGTTATATTCACAACAATCTGGTACATGGTCAAAAGTAATGTCCATACCATTATCGAAGGTAATTGCGCTATCATCAATAGATTTAATCTTCATAGCCATCGCCTTTCCGATATTTTACCTCGGTATATTTTTCATAACCGGGTTCAATATCATAATGAAAACTATATTCTGCCTCGTCCATAATCATATCCTCGATTTCTCTTTCAGACATATTATCATCTACAAAGAAATCAAAATCCCAACAACCAATGGGGCGAACATTTATCCAACCTTTAACTCGCTTCATAATACACCTTAATCTTTTTCAATATGCACGTTTGCAATTGTAACAGTATCGTCATCATCTACGAATGTAAGAGAACCGTCTTCAAGATTTACGGCATTATACTTTTCTATGTCACGAAATCCACTTGCATCATACTCGATACGCTGAATTTTCATATAAAGATAATCTCCTTCATCGTATTCCCCTTCGTAACAAAACGCATCACCAATGTTAAGAGATTTAAATTTCAGTTCACAAGGTTTATACTTTTTACCAATACGCATTACTCAATACCTCCGATATAAGCGTCAGCCAACAGTTCTACCCTAACTGTGCCTTCAAACCCACACATTCTACCAGTTTTCAGATTTACGGTATTATAACCGACATTTCTATCTCTACCGATATCCACAGAAAAACAATTCGTCTTCATATAAACTGGCTCGTCACTGTTCCAATCGTCATATTCACGAAAACAACATCCGATTCCGATATCTTCAAATCTGACAAATCCTTTTTCATTGCTTTCAGGTTTTCCAATACGCATATTATTTTACCTCCGCAATATAAGAATCTACATAATCAACTCTCATTCCATCAACGAAACTATACGGCTTGCCGTCTCCAAGATTCAGAGCGTTGTATCTACGAACGCCGAATTCACTATGCTCGTCTTTAATTTCTCGCATCTTAATAAAAATTTTCTTCTCGTCCTCTTCTGTCCAACATTCCCAAGGACGGAAAGTCTCTCCAACCTTGATATCTTTAAATTCGAGATAATCCTCTGCTTTGCTCGGTTTCCCAATATGCATAATACTTACTCCTTATTAAATAAAGTAAAGCTGAACAACTTTATCTTCGTCCCAGAACTTGACCTCAGATTCGCAAACATAATTACAAAAAACATATACAAGACTGATACCATAATTCTTAAAACTACCAGCCCACTTCAAAAATTCTTCAACTGTCATGTAATCGTTGGTGTAGTCTACCAACTTGTTTTTCATACTGAAATGAATTTCAACATTTTCAAGGTCGCTATTTACTCTCAGATTTCTGGCAGTAAAAGGATATTCTTCTCTCGCTCTGCTATTAGCAATAACCATTGCATAATCCATAGCGTTATGCTCCTTGCAGAGCTTGCGAAAATCTTTAATGGTCATAGTACTTACTCCTTTGTTTTATATTTGTTCGTTTCTGTAAGTATTATAGCACAGAAAATTAGTAAAGTCAAGGGGTTTTAAAATTATTTTGTTAAATTTCAATCACTCAAATAATCCTCAACCATTTTAATAACCCATAGCATTCCGTTTACTTCACCAGCAAGAAGGGTAGACTTGTGCTTGTCTCCATCTCGTAATGCTCGAAGCTTATCATCTTGTGTGTTACGAAGTTTACACCAAAGACTTTCAATAAAATCTTCGTCTTTCTTTTTCACTGAAATCACACCTTTACTCTAAATAAATCAAACTTTCTGAAAAATTTTCCATAAGGTAGGCAACACCAGTAAAATACATCGTAAGTTCCATTATCTGTCTTTTCACGATATTTCCAAAAACCAAGAGCGGAATAAATTTTCTCAAGCAGTGTTTTATTACCCATATTATCTCCTTAAAAATAACGTACCTACGTTAAATTATAATCAATAAAAACAGCATTTTGTTAATTTAAAAATGAATATTGCTTGTAATCAATACCTAGCTTTTTAAGCTCCTTCCTTATGTCATACTCAGAATACCACCAATGAAAATAGTCATCTCCGATATACAGTTCAACTTCTCGCTCGTCTGGGTCGTAAATGGAAACATTGAACAAATCCCTTCCAGATTCTTCACTATTGTTCTGCTTTCTCTATTTACAATACTCGTATGCCTTCTTCTCTGTATCAAAGAAACATACATCATCCTGAATTTCATCATTTAAAGAAAAGCTAACGCACCAGCATTCATCTTTAAGAGGACAGAGTTTCTTATCATCTTTCATAATTACACCCTGTCATACTTATATGTATCCTTAATTTTATTGCAATATTTCTTAGCGTCCTCAAGTTGTTTAATCAATCCGTCAGTCCAATGTAAATCAAACTTAATAGGATGGTCATAACTAAACAAATAACCGTCATCTTCTCCCAAAAGTTCAAAGAGTGGATTAGAGTTTTTAGGATGGATTTTAATGACATGACAAGCCTTTCCATCATATATAACCAAATCCTCTTCTCGAATTTGCTTTAGAAATTCTTTTGTATACTCTTGGTTTGGTGCAGACGCAAAATATTTATATCCCATAACAACACTCCTGATTTAGTAAACCAATTTAATTCTTGCTCTCTCGCTTATCATCTGCTTCTGATGCTCCCCGTAGACAAGCAAACAAAAACCCAACACAACCGACAGTAATCACAATACATCCAATACAAATAAGAATCACAATAACCACCTTAGTTTAATAAAGTTCATTTAGCATAATGCAAACATCTGTATTACAATTATACTTTTTGTTTCTTAATTCTTGCGCGTATGTTTCAGCCATCGTCAAAGATTTAAACGACTTCATGTGTATAATGGTTGAACTACATCCATCATGCTCTTTTAAGTAAACAGTATAAACAAACATACTATACCTCATTTATCTGGGAAAATATCATCAAGTTCACGAATAGAATAGGTTCTATTTTCTAATCCAGAAATCCGATTCAATGTTTTTTGACTAAGAATACCGTCAAAGCTGTTATCTTCAAGAATTGCATCTACAATTACAATCAAATCCTTCGCTCTGCGTCTCTCTCGTCTTATTTCTCCTAGCTTGCGCCACATTTTATAACCTTCACAAGCGTTTTTATTATAAAATTCAGCATTATGTTCTAGGTCAAAAATTTCTCGTTCACATTTCTCAACAATGTCAACCGCTTCCAGTCTCTTGCTTTTTAATTCAGCTACGAAATCGCTTATTTGACAAATCCGATTTTTAACTCCTTGAATATAACTAGAATCATATTTAACGATGACCCTTTTATGTTCAGAAGGATTTTGTTGTGAATACGTCTGTGTTTGCGTTGTCTTAACAATTTCGGCTTTTCCCTCGATATGATAGCCAAGATTCTTAAGAGACTTCGGCATATTTAACATAAAACTACTTGCTTTGTCATAAGTTTTAAACTGAATCGCTTCTTCTTTTGCACGAACTGGTTTTAGCCCAGTAGAAAACTGTGTAATATAAAAATTTCCATTTGAAATAGTAAAAATTTTTATCACTCCTTTCTGTTTGTTTTCTGATTCTGGTTGTATTATAACAAAAAGAGTAGGGCTTGTCAATACCCTACTCTAAATATTTTTATAAGTACATTTTTGTTTTAGAATCTGGAAGAACTACTTTCGTAGTATGATTCTTTTTGCTAATCTCTTCTTCAAGTAATGGCTTAAATTCTTTCTTTCGGTCTTCTTGTGAGTGAACTAAATAAATTTTTTCACATTCAATGGAACTATAATATTCCAATAGTTCAGCATGACTTGCGTGAGAAGAGAAGGAATTTAAAGAAATGACATGGGCTTTATTCTGAATCTTAAATCCATCAATGTTGATAACAGGAAATTCCTTTTCTCTTTGAATCATGTATCCAACACTACCCTCGCCCCCAGCGTACCCAACTAAGCAAATAGTGGTTTTTGGGTCGGATAACCATTTTTTTACATAGGCTGTGCTTCTTCCTTTGAGCATACCACCAGATGCAACAATAATTTGTGGCGATGTATAATTCTGATATGCAAGACTATCAGTCCAATCAGAAACCTTTACGACTGCTCCCCAAGAGAACACTTTGCTCCAAAGCTCTTTGTTATAATTTATGCAATCTTCAAACCGTTTTGAAATTTCCACTGATAAGATACCATCAAATACAATTGGCATTTTAAATTCTTCGTCATCATGGAATAATTCATACAGAACAGTTAAAATATCCTGAGAGCGGTTCAGGCTAAATGCAGGAATAATTAAACGCCCACCAGTTTCATTAACTTGTTCAATAAGAGTTTTGATTTTTTCTTTATCTTTATTTCTATTTTTCTTATTGTTAGTTTTTAGCTGCATACCGTATGTGCATTCGCCAATCAACAAATTAACTCTGTTAATAGGCTCAAACGGGTCAAGATATGTACCTTGAATATTTGGGCTTCCTAGGTCACAACAATAACCAACTGTCTTCGTTACACCATTATCCTTTACATAAAAAATAATTTGGCTTGAAGAAATAATGTGATTTGAATGAATATATTGAAAAGACAGATTTTCAGAGATTTCAATAACTTGATTAAATTCACATTCTACAATATGGTTATAGGCAACCTCTACGTCTTCTGCTGTGTATGTAGGCTTGCCGCTTATATTGCCCTTCTTTTTTAATAGTTGTTGATTCTGTTTCATAATCTTTGCGGAATCTAACCAAAGTAATTTAACAATGTCTTTTGAGTTTTTAGGCATATATACTACGCCTGTAAAGCCATTTGCAAAAGCCGCAGGAATATTACCAGAATGGTCAATATGACTATGACTGAGAACTATTGCGTCAAGACGTTTGGTTTTTAGATTTTTAATTATTTCAATATTATCTCGATAATCTTTTAAATCATCTGAACTTTGTTTCATTCCGCAATCAATTAGTACCCTATCGCCACCAGTAGTTACTAATTCAAAACAACTGCCAGTAACATCATCAGTGCTCTTCCCTAGACTATGCACATAGCTTCTTTTAATATTTGCCAATAAATAGTCAACTCATTTCTATAATAGTTAATTTTTCTTCATATCTTCAAGATACTGAATCATAGAATCTATACTTTTTGTGCCAATATCCATATCGTCTGGAAGAACAATAACAGGATTCGATACCATACTCTTAATAGCACTTACAAATTCAGACATATCAAGAACTGGACAACTACCGTATCTGAATTTAACAACTATAGCATCGTTTTCTTGTAACGATAACTTGTCTAATGCAATCTCCATATTATTATTTTTATCCATTTTAATTCGCTCCTTTACAATTATTTAAAACCGGTTCATTACCGGCACGTCTATTCCATAATTTAACAGCATCAGTAGTCACACTTTGATTTCTGGTTCTCGCACCACAATTTATACATCTGATATAAAATTTATTCTTATTTGATTTATTCAAAACCTTAACAGGCTCAATCCATTCTGAACCGCAAAAGGGACAATTTAGCAGAAAATTATCAGTATTCATCGTTTTATCTCCTTTCTATTTATAAGTATTATAACATATTGGCAATCATTTGTCAAGACCAAATTTGAAGAACAATAAATATTATCTTAAATTATTAACTAAATATATTAACAATAAATATTATCTTAAATTATTAACTAAATATATTATATATTATTATTTGTTATATTTAATTATGTTGTAAATATATATAATTTAATAAATAAATATAACAATATTTTATTAAATTATTAAATATATATTTATATAATAATTATTATAATTAAATATAATATAAATATATATTTATAAATACTAATAACTATAATATATATATATATATATATTAAATATAAATAATAATATAATAATAAATATATTATATATATTAATATTAAATATATAATAATAATTATTACTAGATAAAAATTTCATTTAGGTGTTGACAGGGTTTTAAATCCGTGATATAATACATTCAGAAAGTAAAAGGAGTGTACAGTATGGCTACAAAAGAAAAAATCGAAGAGTGGAAGCGTCTCGGATTATGCTCGCATTGCGGGAAAAATAAAGTATCAGATGGATACCTGACCTGTCAAGAATGTCGAGACAAAGATAAGGCGAATCGTGAATATAAACGAGAACATGGGCTGTGTGTTAAGTGTGGAAGAAATCATGTCGCTCCTAATCGTAAATATTGCGATGATTGTCTTAAATGGAGACAAGATAGATATAATAATAAAGAAAAAGGAAACAAAGATATCATCGCGATAAGAAAAGAGCGATATCGGAGACGTAAGGAGCGGCAAGTAAGTAACGGACTGTGTATTTGGTGCAATAAGCCAGTGTTTGAAAATAATTCTTTATGTTATGAGCATCTTGTTTTGGCAAGGAACAGGACTAAAAGAGAGAGAACTTTAGCAAAAGAATACAAAGGAGAATAATTATGGATTTGAAGAGTATTGAGAATATTGAACGTTACGCAAATAACATTCTGGATTTTACAGATGACGATGACTTGATGATGGGTGCTTCTAATCTTCTCGAAAGTATGAAATATTTCAAGTCATATTATTTCAAGGAACATAAGCGTAATCCTTCTGTTAAATTTTATTCTGACAATGATATCGAGGAAGTGTATTATGGCAAGCGTTAAGTTTGAAATTGGGTTTAACTTTGATGGATTAGCCGGTTGGAAAGTTATTCCAAATGATATCCAACAAAACACTAAAGGATTTGAATATTATTAGAGCTTTGAACATGAAGTAAACGAAGAGACAAATTTTTGCGTTATTGATAAATATATTATTGAATATCTAAGATTTTTATTTAACACGTTAAGCGCTGGAACGTTAGTGGATGAGTTGACATTTAAAAGTGAATTTGACTTTGTTATCAGTTCTTTGGATTTTGATGATAATTGGGGCAAGCCTATTAAGCTGGAACCCGGTGATATATTCTTGTCTTACGTTCCAACATTTGATAAGCTAAAACACAAGGCCAGTAACCCAACTGAATGGGACATTAAATTCAAAAACGAATTAGACGATATTTTGAAAGTGTGAGGTGAATAAATATGTCTTTTTACGCAATTATTGATACAAAATATTCTGGTGAAAGTTTCTTAGACCCGGATATTGGAATCTTCAACGAAGATGGAATCAAAGAAGCAAAGAAACTTCTTTATGTTGAATGTTACAAAAGAGTCTCTTGTGAGTATGAATCAAAACAATCAATCCTTAAATCACATCAGGAGGAACAAAAGGTGCTTTCAGATATGCTAAAATATTTCAGTTCCGTTGATAAAGTAACGCAGTCAAAAGACGCTGTAATTAAAAGATTAGACGAACTTGAAAATAAAGTTGCAAATGAACAGCTAAAAACACAACGTCTAATTCATCTGTTAAATTCTGATAATATGGATGACGTAATTAAAGAAGCCGGGTATGAGATTGTAGAGGTTCCAGTTCTTGACCACTGTGACGATGAGATTTTGAAGGAGTTTTTGTAAGACTATGAACGACAGTAGAGGGTTTGATTTTGCGAAGAAAGCCAGTGAATTTAGCGACTATCCTACTTTTCACTTAGGATGTTGCGCTGTTTATAAAAATAAAGTAATCGCAATTAGTTGGAATACTACCAAGACAAGCCCTTTACAAGAATCTTACAACAAATATCGTGGTTATCCCATTCTTCCTAATAAACATGGTACTCATGCAGAAATCGCCTGTATTAACAAGATTAAGGATTTGGATGTTGATTTTAGCAAGGTCACGTTTTATATTTACAGAGAAACTAAAAAGGGTGAAATCGCATTGAGTAAGCCTTGCGGTGCTTGTAGTAAGGCAATCAGAGATTTGGGAATTAGGGAAATTCATTATACTGGTAATTTGAGTTATATTGTGGAGAGGTATTTATAATGGCAATTTATGTAACAGGTGATATTCACCTAAACCATGATTCTGCAAAACTAAATTCTACATTCTTTCCAGAAGGCAAAAATTTAACAAAGAATGATTATGTAATTATTTGTGGAGATTGTGGTTTTACTTGGGATTGGTCTGGTGAAACACGTTGGTGGACAAAATGGTACGATGAAAAACCGTGGACGACACTATGTTGCCCGGGCAACCACGAAAACTATGATATTCTTTATGACAACTTCGGTCTAATTGATTTTCATGGTGGTCAGGCGCGTCAAATTGCGAATAGCATTTATTATCTTAATAATGGCGATGTCTATAATCTACAGGGAAAGAAATTCTTCGTGATGGGTGGCGCTACTTCGCATGATAAATGGTGCAGGAAAGAGCATATTTCTTGGTGGAAAGAAGAGATTCCATCTGTAAAAATGATGGAGCACGGTTTGGATAATCTTGAGAAGAACAACAATAGAGTAGATTACATTCTAACTCATTGCGCTCCAACAAGTATTATGACTTATTATGACCCATATGGGTTCTATGAATCAGACGTTCTTACTGATTATTTAGAAAAGATTAATCATAATGTGGATTATAAAGACTGGTTCCACGGTCACTATCATGTGGATAAAGATGTTGCCCATGTTCATGGGCTATATAATCGTGTATTAAAAATTCTATAATTTTTTTGTTAAATTTAAGAACAGGGCTTGACAATCCTGTTTTCTTTTGCTATAATACTTATAGAAAGGAAATTTAATATGACCGTAATTGGAAAGAAATATATTTGCGATAGATGTAAAGCGGAAGCGTTCGTTCGTTACATCGGAACAAAAGAAATGGATGGTGGTTGGACTCAAATTCAGAATTTTGAAAAGCCAGAGAACTGGACTTGGGAGCGTGACATTGGAGATTTGTGTCCTGATTGTTCAAAAACATACAAAGAGATGATTAAATCATTTAAGAATCTTGAATAAAATGTTAATTTCATTATTTAGTGGAATATTTGTCCAGTAAAGTCTTGGTCTATTTTGAGCAGAAAAATTTTCACTATTGATATACGCTGGTTCGCATCCAAGACACTCTGAAATAATATGCTTACTTTCTTCATTCATGGATGCAACATTTTCAAATAGAAAGTATTTTGGACAAGACTCTTTCAACGCTCTTGCAAACTCAAAAAATAATCTACTTTTACCATCAAGATTAGTTCTGTTTGCGCCAGTGGTGATAGAAAGACTTTGGCACGGACTACCACCAATAATCAAATCAATTCCTTTGTATTTGGTGAAATCTTCTGTCATTACATCTCCACAATGAACAATGTTCGGATAGTTCTTTTTGCTAATCTTAATTGCATTCTGGTCAATTTCGTATGCGTAATAGTTATCAATTTTTAGTCCAGCTCTTTCAGCCGCAACCATTCCGCAACTAATTCCATCAAAAAGACTCAAGACATCCATAAATATCTCCAATTTTCGTCAAATTGCACAACAAAAGTGCATAAATACATATAAATTTGCAACAATATTACATATATTTTGAGGATAAAACTTAGCTTCTATCAAATTATTCTTTTGCAGCGTCCAGAAGCATCTTGGCAAGTTCTTTCGATTGTTTTACTGTAAGATGGACTTCTTGACATTCAACATTAACGAAAAACACAACACGATTCGTCTCTTTTTCTTTGTGGATACTAAATTCCACAGGACTACCCCATTCGTCGGATGCTTCTAAGCATTTATAGTTTGATTTCATTGCGAACGCTCCCACTTTTTAATGTAATCTTCCATATCAAGTTCTCCTTAATCAAATTAACATTTGCGGTGATGTATTGAAGGATATTCTTGAAGATTCTGTTGATGAGAAATATTTCTATAATTGCGGCTATGACTTCCATGGAGAAGACAAACACGTTGCCGCTACGTTAGATGTAAATACGCATGAGATGCTAAAGCGAGTATATAGTAAAAATTTCAAGTGTCCAACTTTAACGTGTGTACATGGTGGTTATCAACAGAAGAAAGTATATATCAATGGGAGATGCAGAAAATTAACCCCTATTGAATACGAAAGACTGCAAACATTGCCAGATAATTATACTGCTGACGTATCTGATACAGCAAGATATACTGCTGTTGGTAATGGTTGGACAGTCGATGTAATTGCTTATATTCTAAAAAATATTATAGGTAACTCTTGATATTTTAATCTGTTTATGGTATAATATATTTAGAGGTGATATAAATGGGACGTACTGAATGGGTTCAGTTGCTTTCGGATAACGAATTAAAGAAATACTTTAATCTAACGCAAGATTTTGAACACAGCGGGTTTATTCCGAATGAAATGCGAGTAATTCTTAATACCGAATATGACCAGTCTTCATATCTCGAACGTGCCGTTGCTTTCTGTATTGATATCTGGAAAGAAGCGGCTTTCAGGTGGATAAAGGAAGGTGATTAAATAGTGGGTTATTTTTATGATTTAGATGGATTCCCTCATTACTATTATACACTAGATGAATTGCTTGATGAAGCCAGAGAAGTTCTAGGTGACGATTATGTTCGTGCTTTACAATCTGAAATGCAAGACGAAATTCAAAGTCAAATTGACAGGTATGAACTAGAACATGATTACGATGACGAGGATGATGAATAATGACTCGTAAACGGTTTATTAAATTACTTATGTGGCTTGGTTATGACAGGAATAGTGCCAATTTATTTGCTACTATTGTGAATGATACATATTGGTTTTACTCATACCAAGATACATTTGAAAGGCTCACTCGTAATCTCATTACTAAATATGGAAGGATTTAACATGAAGAAGTGTATTGCTGTTTTTCTCGTAACAATTGCAATGTCTGTTCTTTGCGGTTGCAATAGACAGGTAATTGACCTGACTTATTCTTATGATTATGCCCAGATTAAAATGCCAGATGGCACGATTGTTGAGGGCAAACTTGATAGTTGGTGTGATTATGACGGAGAACAGGTTCAAGTTGTTATTGATGGCGTAACCTATCTTGTAAGTTCTATTAATCTTGTAATGATTTCTCATTAAAAAGGAGAATGGTTAATGAAAGTCAAGCTACTCACTCACACTAAAGACCCAGAAAAGACTGTCGCCGCTGCTGCCAAACTCTGTTATTCTAAGTCTGATATTTCAACCCTGATGGATGGTCTAACAGACGAAAAAGTTGCTAACTTTCTTGAAAAGCTATCTAATCTAGGTCATGCTAGTCCGTTAGAACACGCTTCTTTTACATTTGGCATCGAAGGTGTGTCTCGCAGTTTTCTTGCTCAAATTTCACGTCATCGCATTGCCAGCTTTTCTGTTCAAAGTCAGCGCTATGTAGATATGGATAATGCAGACCACGTTGTCCCAAAGGAAATTTATGATGCTGGTTATTCTGCTGTTCGTTTGTATGAAGAGTCCGTAAAAAACTCTTTCAATAGCTATAATGAGCTAAAGGAAGAACTGACAAAGAAGTATATTGCAGAAGGCATGAAAGAATCTCCTGCGAAGAAAAAAGCACAAGAAGACGCTCGTTATTTGCTTCCAGAGGCTTGTTGCACTCGTATGATTGTCACAATGAATGCTCGTGAACTAAATCATTTCTTTAATCTACGTTGTTGTAATCGTGCCAGCCGTGAAATTAGAGAAGTTGCAGAAGAAATGCTAAAGCTAGTTTATCCTGTTGCACCTCATCTGTTCAAGAGTGCTGGCCCATCTTGTGTTTGTGGCACTTGCCCGGAAGGAAATATGTCTTGTGGCAAAGCAAAAGAAATGCGAGAAAAATATAATGCTATTAAAGGAGGTAAATAATGACTAAAGAGTTTTGTATTCAATATCGTGTTTATGCTCCCGGCGATAAACAATATGATGATGATGATTTAGCGGTTATTAAGATTAAAGACGGAGACAAAATTACAGAAAAAGAAATCTATAATTATAAAACCTACGATTATGCCGATATGCTAGAAGAACTTGGTTATCGGCGTGTATATCTAAAAGATGACGTTGATTATGAAATCGAACAAGCAGAAGAACGTATGAAAAAGGCAGAAAAGGAACTTGAAGCCTATAAGATTCTTCTTGAGAATAAGAAAAGTTTTGCAGAAAAGAATTATTACAATAATCTTTGTAATTGGTTTTATGATGATTGAGAGTTGAATAAAGGTGAAAATGATGGTTAAAGAGTTTTGCGTAGATTACACTGTACATGAGAGCGAAAAATACACAAATGTCCCAGAATGTACTGTTAAAACAAAAACGGGAGATAAGCTTGTCGCAAAAGATATTGCCGAATACGGTGTAAATTCTTACGTTAAAGCTCTGAAAGACCTTGGATATAAAGAAGTTTTTTATATTCCGTATTATCGGTCTGAGGTAGAAAAATATACGAATTTGATTTCTGAAGCTCAGAAGAAAATTAAAGACCTCGAATATAGTATTGCGTTGTATCAAACATCGCTAGAGAACGCAGAAAATAAACTTGATGATGTGGGGAAGTCTAGCTGTGACTGGTGGGATTACTGTTGGACAAATTCTGGTTATTAAAAAGTAACGTATCTATGTTAAATAGGTGGTGGATAAAATTGGTATTTTACAGTCGAGATTCTTGTTCTGATTTTGAAAAGAAACTAACAGAGCATGACTATAAAAAGTGGATTCCTAATAGTCGTATAGATACATTTGATTATTCATACCAAAAGCGTTTTGACGATGATTTTGGCAAGAAATACTTTATTGATTTTCAATTTTATGACTATATGAAGTATTATCACGACCACGGAATCAGCGTAAAAGCTAGTGTGACTTTTAATAATGACAACGAAGAACCGGGTAAACTGGATAAACCTGTTTGGCTAGACTTTGATTTTAACTCTATCGAACAGGCAGAAGCATTCGTTGAAATGATGTGGAAAGCTAGTAATAGTCAGTATTATGAACCATGGGTCTGAATATTGAGTAAAATTTAATAAGAAAATTTGAGCTAGGGTATTGACATCCTAGCTCTTTTTGTGCTATAATACTTGTAGAAACAAACCAAATAATAAACAAAGGAGATTCTAATATGATTGTTGCTGATAAGAGATACGTTGACCAGAAAGCGATTATGATTCCTTCGCCAGAAAATTTTCGCACTGCTGTAAATGATAGCCTTAATTTTACCTATGCAAGTTACGCTTCGTGGGTTAATTGGGAGGCATTGCAGGAAGAATGTTCTGATGTTGGTAAGATGTATGACGATAATCTTTCTGGTTATCATGATGTAAACAAGATTTCAGACGATATTTATATCATTTCTGAAACTCTTGGTAAAAAGACTTATTATGTTCCTTATGTTATTGGCAAGAGCAATAAGAGAAACACTGATGTATGCTACGAAAGTTATGACGAAGCAATTATTGCTGCTATGGCAACAAAGTATCTCAAAAATAGCCATGAGGTTTGTACAATGACCAATGTTATTACTAAGCTGATTGATAAGCCTATGGAGGAATAATTATGTGTGGGGTTGAAGTTTGTGACCTGTATCGTAAATCCAGAGGTAATCCAAGTCTTTCTGAATATGGTTTTATTTCTCACGATATTAGCGAAGATGGTTCTTTGTTTGTCGTAGAAGAGACTCATAAGACTTCTGAGAGCGGTTTCCATCATTGTTATTATCCGTATGTAGAAGGTTATCCGGCAGTATTCACAGAGTATAGCACATTTGAGGACGCTATACTAGCAACCCTTGCTCTTAGATTAAACGGGTATCGTTCTTGTCTTGATGATGGTAGAGTATATTTTGCAAAACAAATTCTTTCGTCTAGGAGACGCGACAATGGATGATTGCAGATGGGTTGTCTGTTTTGATACAGCAATGATTATTCGTAATGTTTACTCCACAAACGAAGAAAACGCAAAGAGTTCTGTCAAATATTACCGTAGTATTTATCCTCATGTTAAAATCATGGATGAACAACAACTTAATAAGGCTCTGGAAGAAGATTTTCTTACTAAAACCGGGAGGAATTTGTAATGTATGATTGGTAGAGACGCAAGTTAAAGCGTAAACTTGGCGACCTTTATGATATATTCTCAGACTATGAATGTTATTTGGCTGGTGGTGCTGTTACTTCTATCTTTACCAATAAGGATATTAACGATTATGATATCTTCTTTAAGCACAAAGAAGATATTGTCCGTTTTCTTAATAAAGAATCCTATGGAACAAATTTCAAAAGTGATTATGCTATTACTATTGCCAAAAATGGCAAAACTATTCAGTTAATTTATAAGCATGAATATCCTACTGCACAGGACGTGCTAAATTCTTTTGACTTCTCTGTGTGTATGGGCTGTTATAATTTTTCTACGGAAGAGTTTGTGCTAGGTGATACTTTTCTTGAAGATTTAGCAAGCAATACTATTCATTTCAATCCCAAAACTGATTCTCCTATCATGTCTCTTATTCGTGTTAAAAAGTATATGAATAAGGGCTTTGATATTCCTGTTCCAGAGATGTTTAAACTTGGTTTTACTATTAGTCAGCAAAATGTGGATAGTTACGATAAGTTCCAGAGTCTTCTTGGCGGGATGTATGGAGAAAATTATAACAAGTTCGCAGAGAAGCTAAAGAACGAGGGCAAGCCTTTTGATTTAAATTATGTCGTAAGTAAGCTTTCTGAGATTGATGATGCAGATAAGAGTTGCGGATGTACAACCGAACTTGACTTTTCTGAAATGAATGAATCAGAAATCTCTATGGAAGTTGGTATTCCGTTTGATTATTTTGAATATGATGACGAATATTACACACTAGATTTTAAGCTCCTAGATAAAGAAGACGTTGATAAATGTCTTTTTGCGAGAAAGAAACCTATTGAAGAAATTGTCAAACTTCCAATGACTGTTTATAAATGGATTGATGCCAAGAACCGTTGCAGTTTCTTTAATAGCAACTTTAAGTGGAAAGATTATGGCGAAGTAAAGACAAATGATTGGTTCGCCTCTTCTCATGGTCTTCATTTTGTGACAGAGGATAAAATTTGGACTTGCTGTTATTCTAATAATTCAAATAAGGCTCTTGTTCGTGGTATTGTAACTTCTTATGATGACTTTATCAGTGTTGATGATATGAACGTAAATAGTCAGGAAATGAAGCTAGAGCGTGTATTTGTAACTAATATCTGGAACGAGGAAGATATTCCAGAAGAAATCAAGAGTAAGAAGAAAGATAAACAGGAGGATTGTCCGTTCTAATGATTTATGGTATTTTAATTTGTGTTATTATTATCCTTACCGTTGTTATTCTGATTCAGCATTTTTCGATTCAGATTTCTACCGCTATGATTGCAGAGTTTGAGAAGTGGGCGAATAAATATGGTTATACTTTTCTTGACGTAGACCATAGTGTTAAATACCCTGACACTGTAAACAAGATTAGTGGCGTGATTGAAGAAATTACCGATATTATCCAAAATGGATATGATAGTAATGGTGATAAGTGATGATTCAAGGACTATGCTACTTTATGGCATTTGGAATAGCTCTTTTCTTTATGCTTGTTATTGGAGTTATTTATGATTTGCCAAAACATTTCCCGAAAAGAAATAGGTTCATGACTTGCGCTCACTACTATATTTACAGGGCATTCATGGATATAGTTAAAGAAAGAAAATTACAACCATATACGCTTGTAATGGGTTATAAGCAAATTATTAGTATGTTAAATGTCCCAGAACTAAATCTGAAAAATACTATTATTGACCCAAGCTGTTGTGGCATTGCGGACAGCAAAGCATTCCTTTTAATCTACACTTATAAGCATTACAAAGGCGAAGGAATCTCCCGGAGTATATTTTATAAGAGTTTGAGAGAAAAAACGGTTTAATTCTGTTTATTCCTAAAAGTTACAGAGACTATCGTAAACTCTGTCGCTATTTTGCCGATATTGATATATCTCAGGAAACCAGTAATACTACAGCAGAGCAAATGGATTCTCTAAAATATCTTACTGATTTAATTCATCAAGCCCAAGACAACTCTGCAAAGACCTTACAAGATTGTCAGTTAGAGATGGATAAGTATCTTGATACTGAATTTATAAAAAATAGACGCAATATGTAAATCAAAAATAATTTTTACGCACAGGTATTGACAATCTGTGTGTATTTTGTTATAATACTTATAGAAGCAAAAACACAAAAAGAAGGGCTGGTATTACAATGAAACTTATTAAGAATATTTTGAACTCCGTAATATGTTTCGCTATCGGTTATGCCTGTATACATTTTTACGATGCTGGTAATTATGATAGTGTAATTCTTTGTTTCGTTATTTTTGTACTATGGATGTCTCGGTATTTGGAGGACTAAGATATGAGGGTTTGGGCATTAATTGATAAATATGAAGGCGATATCAAAGCTGTTCTGGACGAAACTGGTAAGCGTAATGTAGAAAAGCAATTGATTGAACTTGGTAGGAAAGAAGTAAAAGAACAAATTGACAATATAGAAGATTTTGGTAATTACGGTATGAACATCTATTTCCATCTAACGAATCTTCTAAATTCTGATGATTGTATTGAGTTGATTGATTATACACATTACGAAATTGTTGAATTTAACGTAAAATCTAGTTATAAATTGGAGGGTTAATATGAAAACTTTTTATGCTGTTACTGATGGTGATTATTCTGATTATCATATTATCGCAATTACTGACGATAAAGAACGAGCAGAGAATATTAAGAAGCTGTACTCTACCGGCAACTCAGAACCAATGATTGAAGAGTTCCTTGACGGTGAACCAAAAGACGAATTTCTTTATTATGTAACATGTAGAGCAAATGGTTGTTACGATGCGTTTCCACAAGATTTTGACATGGAAAGTCTTTTTGATACTAATATTGTTAAAGAAAATATTAGTAATGGCTGGTGGAAGTATTCGGTTCTTGTCATGGCTAAAGACGAAAATCACGCTATCAAGATTGCACAAGATTTGTGGGCAGAATATAAAGCAAGGAAAGAAGGTGTTGTATAATGGTTAAGGAATTTTGTGTAGACTATTGTTCGCATGATGGTATGTATACTATTAAAACCAAAACAGGGGATGAGATTACTGCAAAAGATATTTCAACCTATAGTTCTGAAGACTATATTGCAGCCTTGAAAGACCTTGGCTACAAAGAAGTGTTTTACATCCCTTATTATGAAGACTGTGTAGAAGAGTGTACCAATTCTGTTGTTAGCGCAGAAAAACATCTTGAATTTTGTAAGAAATCTCTAAAAGATGCACAGGAAAAACTTAATAAAGTTAAAAATAATCCGTGTGGTGACTGGTGGTATGACTGCTGGACTAAATCTGGATACTAAAAATAAAATTTCTGTTTCATCGTTGAGGTATTATGATTAAACTTTATAATGACGATTGTAGGAATGTTCTTAATGAATTTCAGAAAGATAGTATCAAATTCGATGCTGTAATTGCTGATATTCCATATAATATTGGTCAGGCAGATTGGGATAATGGGTTTAATCTTTCTGATATTGTTCCAATTCTAAAGAGCGTTACAAAAGAATCAGGGAATATTATTTTGTTTAATGGATGGAGTCATGTTTGCGAAACAAAGCAAATTATGGATGAATATTTTGCTCTGAGAAATTGGATTATTTACGACCGTATCAAAGGACGTGGCGCAAAGACAAATCTAGTATCTACAAGAGAGGATATTCTTTGGTATACTAATGGAGATGATTATACATTCAACAAAATTTCAAGTAATATCCCAAAGAAAACAGGAGGGATGGGGAAGAAAAACGGAGAAGTAAATCGGGCTTTGAGCAATGTTTGGACAGATATTTCTCCTATTGTTCCTTGGAGCAAAGAACGTGTTGCACATCCAACACAAAAACCTGTACAACTTATGGAAAGATGTGTTAAATTATGGACTAATGAGAATGATACGGTCTTAGACTTTACTGCTGGCTCTGGTAGTACGGGAGTTGCCTGTAAAAATCTAAATAGAAATTTCGTAGGAATTGAAATTAACAAAGAATATTTTGATATAATGAAGAATAGACTCGAACAGATTTGAGGTAATTGCTATGGACAGTCCTATTATTAACCCAATTTATTTTTATTTAATTGACGTTATTCCAGTGTTAGGAGCTTTTATTACTATCGTTGGTATATGCATTTGTATATATGGCACTATTCTTTTATTTAGTAATATAAACAAATTGATAGTTAAAAAGTGGTTTATTTTTGGAATCGTTATTGTGGTTTTAGGTATTCTATTCCCATCTAAAGATGCTTGTTATCAAATGGTTACCGCTAAAACTATTACGCCAAATAATATTAAGGCTATCACTGATTATGTCAACGATACAGCAACAAACGTTTCTGATAATTTAACGGATGCGATTAAAGACATCATGGATTACTCTGTTGATAGAATTTATAATGTTCGCAACAATGAAAAGGTTGGTGATTAAATGCTGATTTATAGACCCCATAGAGGCGGTTTGGCAGGAGCGATGAAAGAAGCCAAGACCTTCAATTCGTTTGAAGATATTAAAAATTATGTTGTAAATGAATGGAATAATCTTTGGGGATATCATATTCTTAACACAGATGATATTGTATTGGACGAAGAGTCTTATGATGATGACCGTATCGGCTGGAAAGACGTTCATTATCTTTGTGCTAAAAAGATTGGTGATGAAGATTATATAAAAGAATATGGTTGTCCTCAGTGTATCGGATTTGTGGGGTGGATTGAATGATAAGCGTTCTGATTTTCATAGGTAAACTTATTTTAACTATTGTGCTTTGCACGCTAATTCTTATTCCTATTATTATCGCCATGGAGGCAAGTAGTGGTCACTATTGCTACAAACCTAAATCGCATCCAGCAAAATCATCAAATGAAGTAAAGAATAAAATTAAGTGAGGTATAGCTATGAAATTTAAGAAAATTGTTTGCGCAATCATGATTACAGTTATTGCTTTATTCTGTGTAGGCTGTTCCGAGGCAGATAGAGTAAACCACAACATTTCAAAACAAGCAAATTATTTTGAAACAGAACGTCGTATTACTGTATATAATGCTCGTACTGATAAGATTATTCTTGAAGCAGAGGGGTTAATGTCTATCTCGAATAATTCTGATAACGAGCTTGTATGTACTATTAAGACAGGAGCGAATACTTATAAGAAGAATTATATTTATTTAAATTCCTATACTATGTATGTTGTGGAAGATATTACAGGGACAATGACCGACCCGTATCATTACAAGATGTACTTCCACACAGAAGTCCTCCCCGACGTTGAGGTGAAGCCGTAATGGGCGCAAAAATCACACGCTATCCAAATATGAAAATTTTGCCGAATGACGGTGTTAAATTTAAATGTGAATGCGGCTGTGAATTTGTGGCTTTTGGGAAGAGCCTTTTGGTAGATTGTGATTGTTTGGGTGGTAAGTTAGAAATTATTACACCCGTTGTCCAGAATGCAAAAAGTGTTGTACTTCGGATAGCAATAGTACAATTTATAACTATTGGAATAATGAAAATCCAAATGATGATAAACCATGTATGAGTCATAACTTTAAGAAACATTTAGAACTTAAAAAGATGATGAATAAGTAAGAGGTCGCTATTTTGGCTCCATTTGACCAGTGTTCAGAAGAGATAAAAGATGGACAACCAGAATGGGTTAAAGATTTTTTGCATCGTATTTTTGAAATATAAAAATTAAATTTTATCGTTAAATTTAATCCAGAGTATTGACACTCTGGATTTTTATGTTATAATATTTGTAGAAAGGTTGGTGTTAATATGATTACCCCAAAAGAACTTGAAGAACGTGATATGAAACTTGATGAGCTTGAAAAGAAAATTGATAGTTCTATTAAGTTTCACCATGGTTGGCATAAATGGGAAGAGGCAATTATTGATGGCGAATACCCTGTAGACGCTAGAACCGCTATTGGACTGAAATATAGGGAAGCGGGGTGGGATTATGTTTACCATATTACATCTTCTGAACATGGCGACCGTCCCGGTTTAACCCACTTTATTTTCTCTACGGAAAGATTGGATTGCAAAGTAGTTGGTGGCTTTTATATCGTGTGAGGTGTAATATGGTCTATAATTGGCAGTTTGTTCCACTTGATAAAGAGGTATATTGTGTTGGTTTTCGCTATGGCAGAACTAAGCCTATTGTAAATCGTAAACCTACCCTTGGTATCGTTAAAGATGATAGATGTTGGAGAAACTTTTACCCAAAAGACCAGCAAATTTATAAGAGTATTGAACTGCGTCAATATGCTTCGAGTTATTATTTTGCAGACACCTATGAGGAAGCAGTAAAAAAGTATAACGAGTTGGTTAATGTGGTTTACAAGAAATATTATGATTTAACATACAAAATTGGTCAAAACTTTATTGGAGGTGTACCTAGATGACAAATGTTATAGACCCATCTAAAATTAAATTATGGAATGTTGAAATTAACTCGTTAAATATCTCTCGTTGGCGTGTGGATATGAGTTTTACGAAGGTCTATGCGGATAAATGTCCTGTCAGTGATGACATTAGTTTTACAGACGAAGAAGGTAATTTAGACAAAACGGATATCGCAGAATTATATTGGATTTTGTTTACAGAGCCAGAGTATCAAAAGATTGCTGGTGTTTATTATGATAATAAACTTACTGCACTTTGGATGATAAACCGTGATGATAGCACGGGTTATATTACTTGGGATGATTTAGGGGTTTTAGTTGTAAATTGTCTTGAAGGAATAAAATACCAAAAGGAGAAAAGCAAAAATGAATAATCTTGTTTCTACAGTAGAAGCACAAAATGGTTTTTACCCAACTCCAAAATCTGTTGCATATCAGCTTTTTGATATGATTGATAGCCAAACTATTCACGAAGTTCTTGAACCGTCCGCTGGTAAAGGCGATTTGCTAAAGGCATTCGGCTGTTATAAGAATGAAAAATATCAAGAATCCCTTGCAGAAAAAGGCGTTAACAAGAAAGATTATAATAACGCTTCTTGTAATGTTGATGCTATTGAATTTGACCCTAACCTTCGTGGCATTCTGAACTATGAATTTTGTGGTCAGCGTATTCAGGAATTTAACAACAAGATGTATGAAATTAGTCAGAATCGCCGTTATCTCTGGAAAGAAGATGACTATGAAGGTCTAACTGACGAACAAATTACAGAACTTAAACAACTAAAAGAAGAAGTAAAAGAGCGCTCCACTTATGTCCATGTAAAAATTATTCATAATGATTTTATGACATTTGCAAGCAAGAAGCATTATGACTTAATTCTTATGAATCCACCTTTTGCAAATGGCGGTGAGCATTTGATGAAAGCGGTTCAGATGCAACAAGAAAATGGTGGAAAAATTCTTTGCATTCTTAATGCTGAAACCCTGTTGAATCTATATTCTAACAAGCGTAAATTCCTGATGAATACATTGAATGACCTTGGAGCAAAGATTCAGTTTATAGATAATGGATTCAGTGATGCAGAACGTCAGACAGATGTTCGTGTTGCTTTAATTTATATTGATATTCCAGGGCCAGAACATCACAGTGAGATTTACGAAAAGTTCCAGAAGGGAAAAGAATACAGGGAATCAACAGGAGAGGACTCTTCTAAGCTGACAACTACTAATTTTCTTGAGGATTTGATTGCTCAGTATAATGAGGAAATGGAACTTGGTCTAGCTCTTATTGATGAGTTTAACGCTCTTCTCCCCTATCTAAGTCGTAATGTTGTTGGGGATGCTGGTAGCTATTCTAGTCTTTCTTTGAAAGTTGGAAATGAGGCGGTTGGATGTACAGATTCTCCTAAGAATAAATTTATCAATCTAACACGTCATAAGTATTGGACTTCTTTATTAAACAACGAAAAGTTTACAGGAATGCTCACAAAAAATTTGAAGGACAAATATTCTTCAATGATTAGTAAGTTCGCTGAGTATGATTTTACTATGTTTAATATTCAGACACTAATGAACGATATGAATGCTGGTCTACAAGATGGTATTGAAAAGACTATTCTTGACTTGTTTGATAAGCTTTCCGCTAAATTTTCTTATGTTCCTGAGATGGAAAACAATATTCATTATTACAGCGGTTGGAAAACAAATAAAGCCCACATGGTAAACAAGAAAGTTATTCTTCCTTGCAATGGTTCTTTTTCTGACTGGAAATGGGATAAGAACCCGCTCAATGTTTATAATTGCGTAGAATTTTTGTCAGACATTCAAAAAGCTTTGAATTATCTGGATGGGGGTAAAACAGACGATATCAATCTAAACGTAGCAATTACAAAGGCAAGAGATGAATGTAATTATAGGAAAATTGAAACAAAATATTTCTATGTTACGTTTTTCCGCAAAGGAACGTGTCATTTGCTCTGGAAAGATTTAGATTTACTCAAGCGTTTCAATATTTACGCAAGCGGAAAGAAGAACTGGTTACCTCCTGTTTACGGAAAAAAACATTATAACGATATGACAGAAGAAGAGAAGCAGGTCATTGATAGTTTTCAGGGTGCAGATGATTATGAAAAGATTATGCGTAATCCTAGTTATTATCTGAGCACAAATACAAATCTGTTACAACTTGGTGAATGATATGATTAGAAAACATGAATTTAAAGATATTTTTCTTTCTGATTCTGCTATTATTTGTCATCAAGTAAATTGTATGGGGCAATGGGTGCTGGTATTGCAAAACAAATGAAACAAAAATATCCGGAAAATTTTGAATGTTATAAAGAATTGTGTAATGAATTTTCATATAGACCAGAACTTTTACTTGGGCAATGCCAATTAACTATGAACTCTGACAACACTATTCCGTTACCATATACACGTTATATAGCAAATCTGTTTGGGCAAGTAGGATATGGCAGAGATAGGCAACAAACAGATTTAAAGGCGCTGTTTCAGGCATTTTTAAGTCTTAGAGAACAGAGTAAACTTATTGACAAGTTCACCATTGCAGTTCCTTATGGCATTGGGTGTGGTCTTGGTGGCGCAAATTGGAATGATGTTTACAAAATCATTGAGAAAGTTTTCAAGAATGACGAGTATTCAATCGTAGATATTTATCAATTGCAAAAATAATCCTGTTAAATTTTAGGATAGGTCTTGACGGCCTATCCTTTTTGTGTTATAATACTTGTAGAAACTAGAGATAAACAAACGGAGGAAAATACTATGATTAAAACTATGTTTAATGGCGGTATCAACGGTTCTTGGGACTTCATGGTTATGTCTGCACAGGATGCAGAAGAATTTATTCGTGAGCCACATAATCGTAGAATTGCATTTATTTCTATTACGGAAGCACATGGTTATCATATTAATTTTGATAAATCTTATAACAAGATTAATTTTCTTCCTCTTAAATTTGATGATTGCACAACTGATATCGAAGGTGTTTGTATCACAGATACTCAGGCAACTAATATTGTAAAATTCATTCTGGATAACAAAAATAAAGTTGATTGGTTTTGTTTTAATTGTTCTGCTGGCGTTTCTCGCTCTGCTGCTGTATGTGCTGCTGCTATGCGGATTCTCTGTAATGATGATAGTCCTGTATTCAAGGATGGTTATTTCTGCCCAAACATGACTGTTTATCGTGAGATTCTGAATGCTTGGGTAGATATTATTTCTAACGAAAATGAACAAATCAGACTTGACCATTGGAATTTTTGGGACACAGAGGAATAAAGCATGACAAGAGATGAAGTATATAGTTGGTGGACACCAGAACAGCTCATGTATGGTTGTGAACGTCTTGTTAGTTCTTTGCATAGTCGTGGTTCTGAACCTATCTTTTTTGGCGAAGCTGTTACTGACTTCTTCATTGCTTTTTGCAATGAAGGTGGTATTGATACAAAATATAAGGACTACAATGATACTTCAAACGCACGTCAGGAAATGTGTTATGAATATATCCAAGAATGTAGCGATTATTTTAACTTTGGTAGCAAGAAACTAACTAATAAGTTAAACCATATTATCCATACAAGTGATGGAGAAAAGGCAGAACTTGCACAGAGTTTGCTTGACAGTTTAAATAAATTTGCAAATACAGAAGAACAAATTAGACTTAGAGAAAAACTTATTGCGGCGTATAAAGAACTCGGAGAAAAAATTCCGAAGTGAGGTGTCAAAATGGTTAAAGAATTTTACATTGATGATGAACGTGGTATTCCAACGGAAAACAGGACGGTGGAAGACGTAGAGCTTGGTATAAAACTTGGTGATGATATTATGCAGGGAAAGGTTAATAAAACCAAAGCTGATAATTACAAAAACATCCTGCTGAATTTGGGATTTAAACAAGTATGGAGACTTCCTTATTGGGATTTTGACATAAGCGAAGTTCAAGATAAGATTTCAGAAGCAGAAAATCAGATTAAAAAATTACAAGACAAAGTGAAAGAATATCAATCTGAACTTCAAAATAAACTTGAGGAATCAGAGAGTAAAAAGAAGAGTCGTTGTGGATGGTTTGATACAGAACCAAAGAAAACTTCTCCGTTTACTACATTTTGCAGTGACGATATTGCAGATTACTTTAAATAATACTTGACGAATTTGGCTTTATATGGTATAATAATTATAGAAATGAGGTGTTAAATATGACAACAAAGATTAAAATTTTCAATAACAGCACTAATATCAAAGATATGTTTCTGGATTTAATGTATAGCGATTCTCCTGTTAAATATATTTCTGGTTTACATCCTGAGTGGTCTATTACAAGAACCAATAACGGCATTTGCGCATACAACGAAAATACGAAACAGGTTTATACAATTTGGGGCTGAAACTAAACGATGTATATTAAATAAAATTGGAGGTTTGTTTATTTATGGGTACAGCAATTTCAACTTGTGCTTTTCTGTTGCTTGCATACGAATGGAATAGTAAGTTTTTAGTAGTTCTTGCATTTATTATTGCTCTTACTGGTGCTTGCACAAATTTTAACATCAATTATAAATGAGGATTACAAAATGGTTGACCCAAAACAGGATGAAATTGAAATTGGTGACGAAATTCTCTTAGTAACTGTATTTAAAGAAAAAGCGCATTGGAGTAAGCATACGGTTGTAGGAGTTACGCCTTGCATGGTTAAAATTGCGCCACCATGTAACTGGAAAGGAGAGAAAAAAGGATACTCTCTTGTTGGCCCAGATAGATGTATTGTCGTTAAAAAAGGAGGAAAGTAAATGATTAATTTTCTTGAAGAAACTTTGGATATGTTAAAGGATTGTGGCAAGACAGAGGATGATGTTATTTGGGTTGGACGTTGTAAATATTGGGCGTCTGATTACCCTGATGTAAAAAAATACTTGGGAGTGGTTTAAGTCAAAGGCTAATTTCGAGTACGACAATGGCTACGGTGGGGCAGAAATTCCGCTTTCGCTTGTGGTGGTCGGCAAGGATTTCTGGCTTGAGCGTCATGAATATGACGGGGCTGAATGGTGGGAATATAAAAGAATGCCTACTGAACCACTTGAAACTAAAGATTTTGGTTTACAAAAGGTGAATATTTATGACTAATGAAATTTGGTGTGTAACACAATACGACGATAGTAATTTTAACTATACTCCTATGTTTTTCAGCAGTCAATTTGATGCAGTAGACTATATGCTGAAAGACATTAATGAATATACAGACGGTGAACAGCCATTCGATATCAGAGCAGACAGATATACTGCCACTCTTGAAACTAATGACTTCACCCATTGGTGGTATATCAGTAACGTAACAACACAAATCGGAGATTTGCAAAAATGATTTATACAGTCACCCTTATGGATAGATTTAAAGATGAAAAGAATGCCCAGTTCAATTCACCAGTTTCAAGCAAAGGAATTTGTTGGATTCCTGACAGTAGTTATGTTGCTGGTTATTTTACAAAACTAGAAGACGCAATTATCAGTATAGAAAATAACTCTTTGGATGTTTGGGAGCATTGCTATGAATATGCCGTAATTGAAGCATTTGACGAAGGCTTTTATCCGATGCCAGAAATGAAACAGATGTGGTTTAGACACGATAGCGAAACAGACAGATTCTATCAGATTGAGCCGCCTGTATATAATCTAGTTTACAAATACGCATTTTAACTGTTGACATATTTCTGTGACTATGATATAATAATTACAGAAAGCGAGGTAATTCAAGTGATTATTGATTGTAAATCTATCGCACAAAAATATAAAGATATGGCAAAAGCAAAAATCAATCGTATGTGGAACGAAAAAATTATTCCGTGTCTTTACATTGTTCAAGTTGGTGATAATCCAGCTTCCAACGCTTATATCCGTGGGAAGCTAAAGGATTCTGAGGAAGTAGGCATTCACGCAGAGCTTATTAAGCTTCCAGAGAGTACCACTGAGAAGCAAATTCAGAAAGAAATTGACGATTGTCAAGATACTTATATTGTTGACGGGTTTGAATATGTGTGCTCTGGAATTATTCTACAACTTCCTGTTCCTGAACATATCAATGTAAAGAATATTAAGATTCCTGATTGGGCTGATGTTGATGGATTTAACAAAAATTCTGAATTTTATCCTTGCACTCCGCTTGGTGTAATGAAGATTTTTGATTCCATTGGATACAACCTTGATGGCAAGAATGTTCTTATTTTTGGACAATCTGATATTGTTGGTAAGCCAATGGTTGATATGCTTCTAAAGCGTCATTGTAATGTTTTCTCTGTAAATAGTACAATTGAAACTTATACCAAGAACGAACTTATTCTACGCTCTGACGTTGTTATTACCGCTGTTGGTCGTATGAATTTCTTAACTCCTAATATGATTGATGGTAAATGGAATAGTGAAATTAGCGGCTATGAAAATACCGGTTCTTGTCCTGAACTAATCATTGATGTTGGTATCAATTATGGAGACGATGGTAAACAGTATGGCGATGTGTCAGAAGAGCTACGCTCTGATAAATATAATTACTGCTTTGATATCACGCCCAGAATTGGTGGTGTTGGTCTAATGACTCGGGCAATGCTTATGTGTAATACGGCTCATGTTTTTACAAAGTAATTTTTTGTTAAATTTTTGAAAGATTTACAAACTGAAATTTTAAATATAAATAGGGATAAAATGGATAAGAAAACTGCTATTGAAATTACGGAAAAACTTCTTTCTAAATCTAATATTAAATATACAAACTCCACTAAGAAACCAAATACGCCAAATTCTGAAATCGAAAATTTAAAAAGAAATATTGATTTCTATGAATATATTTTATCTGGTCTTTACTATAATCATTTCTAAGGAGATTTACAAACTATGACACTTAACATTCACACACCTTCTGCTCTTGTTAAATTTTACTCACTGAAACCCGGAGATGTATTTCGTTATGAGATTAATGGAATGGGTCATTACTTTATGAAAACAGTTAAGACAAAAAATGGTTGCAATTGTGTAGACTTTACAGATAGCACACTCGGCCACATGGACGAAAGTGACTGTGTTTACGAAGTACAATCTGCTGAATTAAATATTACAAATTAATCTTCCTATTTTACAAATTCTCTTCTATTAAGGATTTACAAACCATGACACTTAATCTTATCTATCTTATTATCTTTCTTCTTTTATTTTCGTACAATCTCAAGAATACAATTTCTTCTCTTTCAACTTTTAACATTTTTATTACATCCCTAACTTTTCTCTGTTCCATTTTACAAACTCTTGATATTTTTATCCCTTATTACGCTACTAAAATCTAAAATATTTTACAAACTATCCCTTTTACAAACTAATATACAAACTCTCTAATCAAAATTTTCAATCAAACAAAATCTAATCAAAGATTTCTCAAAAATCTAATATCAAATTTTTCTACCCAAATCATCATCTAATTTTTAAAGCCAACTGCAATACACATTTTGTGTGCAGTTGGCTTTAATTTTATTCTGCTCTCAATCTATTTATTTTTTCTCACACCACCATTCACTCATTCTACAAATTTCTATTGTCTACAAACTGTACGTCATATACGAACAGTACACGTTAGTGGTGAGTATATGACGTATTACTCCCAACTCTACCATTATTCTCCCAAAATCATACCCAATCTAAGAGAATAGATTTTGTTTAGTACAGCCATACAAAACTGTAAATTTAACCAGAAATGTATCATGACAAACGGGAATGACTCTAGTGTTCGTAGAACACTGCGGTTTCTACACCCTACATTGAGCCAGCTCATCCATTAGAGCGGCGAGATTGTAATGTCATTCCAGAATAGCCGATAATTAAAAACAGATTTCCCGTAGATACTTTCCAATTTAACCAGAATTTTGCCCATATCGGAAAATAACTACACCATTTCCGTTTTTATCTGTATAGGTAGAAATGTCTTATACTGTTTTTATCTGCAAGAAATGCAAGGTCACACAGAGCAGAGCGCATACCTTGTATGTTTACTTGATGTCACGACCATAATATCTTGCAATATTAGAGTCTGCGCTAAAGCGCTGAAAACATAGTTATCCTATACTAACCTATACTATAACATTACTATGTATATTTATATGTATATATACACTTATATATGTATAGACTATATATAATAGGCACTATTCTCTTTTCAAAGTCCTTTACTAATATATCATACTTCACACCAGATGTCAACAGCAATTTCAAGTTTGACAAAAAATTACATTTCTGAAACCATTTTCCAACCATCCTACTAGGTTATATGCCTATACCAGAATTTAACTATCAAAATAATTACTAGCGCTCTCACTTCTACACGTCATATATACACCAGATAGCCCACTTTATTTTGTGTGTATATCCGCGTAAGCAGGATTCTTGCGTCCGCAGGATGCAGGGATATATATAAGCCAGCTCCACTTTATTTTTGTGCGTGTGTAATTATTTTAATAGTCAGCTCACTCCCGCTTTTGTGTGTCTGCGTGTAGAATGCAGGGATACATACTGGGTTTGTGGGTTAGTGTGATGAGACAAGTATACCTATTGTATACTAGGATATAGGGTTTATAGGATTGAAATAACTATTAAAATAATTACTCCATGGCTTTCACCAGATACAGTAACAACCTATAGTTGTATGCTCACAACAAAAAATATTCAAAAGAATTTTCAAAAAAGGCTTGACTTTGGTTTCGTTTTCGTGTATACTTATGCCAGTTCAAACGAAACACACAAAACGAAATGAGGTAACTACAATGAGCATTATTCATTCTTTTCACTTTTCCAATGGCAATTCCAAGCTGGGCAAGCACGTTGGCAACTTCTCTGTGATGGGCAAAATCACCTGTCCCGCTAATGTTCCGTGCCGGAAGGATTGCTACATGAACGGCGTTCGTGATTATCGAAAATCTGTTCATGATGCCTACACCGAAAACACCAAACTTCTGATGATTGAAAAGAAGTATGATGAGTTTGTCGATGCTGCGTGCTATTTCATCTGGGCTGGTGATTTCAATATGTTCCGTTGGAATTGCGACGGCGATTTTTTCAGTCTGGAATATCTGAATGCCTGCTGTGATGTTGCAAAGCGCAATCCTAAAGTAAAGTTTATGGCATTCACGAAACAGTACGCTATTGCAGAACAGGCTTTAACGCTGGGCATTGTTCCGAAAAACTTCAATATCGTTTTTTCGGCATGGAATGAATACAAGCCGGAAGATACCACCACTGTTCCCGTTGCATATTACGATGACGGAAAGCACAAAGATTTGATTGATAACAAGGGTTTTGTTTGCAAAGGTGATTGCCAACATTGCAAGAAATGTTGGAATCTCAAGCCGGGCAAAGCGGTCATTCTGGAATCTCACTAAAACAAAATAATCAGAAAAGAGGTGGTAGAAATACCATCTTTTTTCTTTTGTTAAATTATCTTTTTAAAAAGTTATCCGAACTCTCCCACTTATAATTATTGAAATAATACATAGAAATCTTCCTGTTAAATTTTTCTGATTTTCTTTTAAATTCATGTTGACAAATCCCGTTTATTGTGGTAATATATAGGTGTAGAAAGCAATACAAAATAAAGGAGAAATCAAAATGACCTACTACATCGGCTACATGGATAACAACATCTTTCACGTTCTCGCTACCAGCAAGGACAACGGCGCAGCAATTTTTATCGTTCGTGCCTACAACAAGTACAGCCGTGAGTGCTGCAACTGCAAGTATAAGTACACGGTGCTCTGCCGTGGCGAACTTCCTGAACACTGGGTTTATGAAAAGGGTGGCAACTAATGTTAGACAAGAACAAGGACAAACAAAAACGCAAAAAGAACAGAAAACCTCTTGGCAGACCTGTACGATTTGAGAAGAAAACCCATTACACTAGAAAAAAAGGAAGAAATAGAGATGAATGATATTCGATTGAAAGACGCTACACGGATTTTAAAGAAGAATGGCTATACATTAAATAGAGTTTCGGGAGACCACTATACATATAAAAATAAATCTGGTAGACCGTTACTTTTGGTATTTCATATGAAAAGAAGCAATTCGTGTCCCGGAGCAATCTGGAAAAAGACCTGTAAACAGCATAACATCAAATACTAACCTCTTGATAACAGGGCGATTATTACCGCCCTGTTTCTTTGTTAAATTTAATAAATATTTTAATAGTTAGTTGCCTTTGTTGGCTGCCAATATCACTATAAATCACCAGCTTTTCAAGCCGTTAATCTTGGCATAAATGCCGTAGATTTAACAGAATCTTTGTGCATTTTGCACATTGACTTCTTTGTTAAATTGAGTATAATTATAATCAGAAACCAACCAATAAAGAAATGAGGTAAATTTAACATGATGAATCTGGACGAAATCAAGACCGCTATTCACTCTCACAATAAGGGTTCTTTTACCACCATTGAGACTTATAAGACGCTCAAGACCAAAAAAGGCTTATGCCGACAAGTCTATCGTGAAAGTATCTCGAATAACTGGACGTTTTGGGGTTGATTACAACAACATCTCTAAAGTACAGCAGAAACGTGAGTCTGGCGAACTTCCTAAAGAGCCTTGTTCGCTTCCTTGGGGCAACTGGATGAGGGATGAAGAAGGGTATCTGATTGAACATAAAGGCAAGGTTTATGTTCGTGTCGCAACCTCTCCTAACAAGACAAAATCCACTTACCTTGTGAATGGCGTTCCTACTGATGAAGATACTGTTAAATCTATGTGTTTAGCATCTGAATTTCATAAAGGTGAAAAGCCTGATGTGATGACCATTTCAGCAAATAACATTGTTCGTATCGGTTAATAAGCTATTATCTGCCCGTCTAGTAATTTCCTCCAACTAGACGGGTTTTGTTATGTGAAGGTTATTACTATCACGACTAACAGGAGTGATTGAAATGACCATAGGTCATTACTATTAAAATAATTATCTGTTAAATTGTCTGGAACAGATATGTGCATTTTATACAGTTTTGTTATATTATCTTTGTGCAATATCACTATTGCATTTTTGTTTTAAGTATGATATACTATATACAGTTCAAGAGAGAACCACAAACAAAGAAAGAGGTAACAAGATTATGGAAATCGCAAAAATGAATACCCTGTTTGATGAAGCAATGGAAAATTTGGGTTTTGACGGTTATGTAATTCCCGATGGTTTGAACCCCGTTCCCGGTTTGAACCGTCGAAAGAAAGCCTATGGCTTGTGTTCCCGAAAATATAATCGGTACGAACAGCGTTTCGATTATGAAATCACTTTCAGCAAATACTTTATCATGGGCTGTACTGAAAAACAGTTTATGACCGTTGCTTATCATGAACTTATCCATGCAATAGCTGATAGCATTGATTTTAATTGTGGTCACACTGGAATGTGGAAAGTGATTGCTAACAAGGTTAGCGAAAAGCATGGTGTTAGCATCACAAGAACAGATTACTTTACCGATGAAAACGGTAAAGAGGTTGTAGCCGCTAACAGCATTGCAAACAATCGTGTTGAGTATGTGTTGCGTTGCAAGAAATGCGGAAAGCTGATTACACGTCATCGCATGGGAAAGGTTGTTCGGTTTCCCGAATTGTATCGGCATGATACGGATAACGGCGAGCTTGAGCGTATCAAGTAAAACAGAATAAATCCGGTTGGCACTTGCTTGTTGTGAGTGCCAACCTTGTTTTTATCGTTGGATTAATTATTTTAATAGTCATAGGTATGCTTCTGTTAAATTTTTTCAAGATATTTTCAAAAACCTATTGACTTTTGTTTCTGTATAGTGTATACTTATATCAATGAAAGACCACTAAACAGGAGGAAATAAATATGTATTGTCTGATTGGTTACGTTGATTTGACTAGCACCGTTCTGGAGAAAAGCGATGACCTTGCGTACTTCACTGGCTCTATTGCGGAGATTCTGGACACCTATCCTGAGTATACGGCTTTTGATGTCATGGATGACATGGGAACTGTTTTTGCGAGCTTTTAAAAGGGAGAACTATTATGAAACTTTCAAAGTGCATGATTGACCATCTGGAAAAGTTTGGTGAATACGACACACCCAAATATCGTTACTACATTGGTACTAATAATGGTTGCGAATACGTCAAGAGGTATCCTGTAAAGCGATTCGGAAACGATATCAAGACTATTGGAAAGACCGAAAACGTTAAGGTCTGGAAAGGAACATCATGGGCTATCTTTTAATGTTTCTGATTCACTGCATTATGTTTATTGGTGTAGTTATCACTACGCTGTTTATCAATCAGTACAGTTCTATCCTTGCAATCGGATTTGTTATCCTGTATATCATTGCTGTTAAATTGTTTTATAAGGAACTGGAAAATCAATAAGCTATCTTCTACCGCTCACGTTTCATTTGCTTTGCGTGGGCGGTTTTATTTTTGAAAGAATTTTAATTATTTTAATAGTAAAAAATAACGTACCTACGTCAAATAATTACAGATAAAAACACGCTTTTATTATATTATATTCCTAAAAATAATTTAACAGAAATTTTCAAAATATCCTTGACAAATCAAAAATCGTTTGCTATAATAATATCAGAAACCAACCAAACAGAAAAGGAGAAACTACAATGACACTGGAACAGGCTTACAAGAAAGTTCACATGATGGATGAGGTTCTGGGTTCTGATATCCTGAACGATGAGGAATATACCTCTGTTGCAAAGCGACGCTTCAAACTGATGGAGCAGATTGGGCTGGAAGAACAGAGACAGAAACAGCTTGTGATTAAGAAACCAAAACTTTCTGATTGGGAGCAAGGGTTTCTTGATAGCTTTGTGATTCAGGGTCACAAGTGCCATTACATTACTGAGGGGCAGAAAACCGTCATTTATATTATTGGTGGTTTTGAGCGTCCGTTCCAGTATAACGGTTATGTGTTCAAGATTACCAAGAACACTTTGTTGGTTGAAAAGATTAGTGAAAAAAAGTTTTCTTGAAGAAATTTAAAGAAAATACTTGACATAAGAAGTAAAGTATGATATAATACTAATAGAAACGGAGGAAAGAAAAATGACCATTGAGAATGTTGTTGATATGGACACTGCAAGGGATTATCTTTGCAGTAAATGCGATACAGAGAAAGAACGTAAGATGGTATGCAATATCATCAACTACATCTATTATTGTGAGAACGGAGACAAGCACTATCCTGTTCATTGCTTGTTCGGGGGCGTTGTCTCTGACGAAGAGTTAGAGCGGATTGCATCTGTTCTATAAGCTAGGTTCACAGGGTGGCGCAATTCCACCGCCCTCAGAAATGGGGGTAACGCTTAGACCCTATGTAGGCTAGGAGTTAGGGCGAAGACCCGATGCCGATGATGTCTAAATAGGGCGTAGCCTAATCACGAAAGAATTAGGTAGGTGTTTATTAGAACGGTATGAGCCTAACAGTAAAAAACCGTTTAGTCTAGTGGGCGCACAGCTAGGCGGGAAGTGTAATTCAAAGTGCGACCTTGGTAGTGGACACTCGTTTAGTGAGTCCTAATCATCAGAATTAGCTACTCTGGTATTAGGAGGTAAAACTACCCTTCCTATGTTGTTATAGCTCAAAGAGAGCACCTGTTTACAGGAAGATTCTAGGTCGTACCTAGATAACAGCACCATTGGGTGGATGAGTGTGCTTCGTCCAATACCAAATAATCAGACTCCTCTATTATTCCCGGCTCTATCTACAAGATAGCAGTAGAGCTTTGTAAGCCGGGTTTATTATGACATTATCTGCCCTACCAGTAACTTGTTACCTCATTCAACTGGTAGGGTTTTGTTGTATCTTAAATTTCAACTATTAAAATAATTTAAACGATTTGCGTTTAGATAAACATCAAAATTTTCTTGCAAATAGGGTTGACATAATCGAATTTTTATGCTATAATATCTATAGTTCAAGGAACTAGAAATGAGGTAAACGAAATGATTATCAATCCTTGTAAAGACTGCCCTAATCGTCATTGCGCTTGCTCTTCTACTTGTGAGAAGTATGCAGAGTGGCGAAAGGAATATGATGCAGAAAAGAAGTGGCTACAAGATAATAAGTATCGCTTCTCTACCACTCATAACAAACCGTTCTTGCGCAACTCGAAATCTGATAGAGAACGCAAACAGCATACTCATTGTTAAATTTAACAGGAAGGAATGATTATTATTTCTAATAAAAAAGTTGGACATCCCAAGAAGAAAAAAATCGTCAAACGTGCTCCGGCTCTGGATATCTTCTCATTGGTAATCACAGAAACAGACTGGAAGAGCTATTATCTTAATCAGTTGCGTAGAGAGAAAATTATTGCCCGTAAGACAAGCGTAAAAACAGCGGCGACAGCAGACGAACTTGTTAATCTGGCAAGAAAGGACGCTTTTCTAATTGCTGCTGGTAAAGCATTGGGTTATATTCCTAAAGATGAACCTGAGTTTATTTGTCGTGAAGGATATGAAGAACTGTTCGTAAAACCAGAAAAGAAAGCGTCAGAAACGATTGTTTGGGATAAGAATAATCTTCCTCCTGATAATCCTGTATTCCACAATAAAAGTGTGTATGTAATCGTAGAGAACGAATCGAAAGCGAAATTCATAGCTTGCTACAACTATGAAAAAGAACAATGGGAGAACAGAGAGGGGAAAGCTTGCCGGAATATTATTGCACATTATCCTTTAAATTCTAATCAAGAATAATTCTTGTTAAATTAGACGCAAGTTCTCACTTGCGTCTTTTTATTTTATGTAATTTGACTATTAAAATATTTGTCAGTAAATTAACTGCTAAATTTTTATACAAAACATAATACTAATATTTGTGCATTTCGCCAATAGACAGAAAATAATAAATCAAATGGAGGTAACGCTTATGACACTGGATAATCTGTATTGCATGAATAGCGATTGGGATACATCGACAATCTTCTCTGTTCACAAATTTAACGACTTCGATAACAATACCGTTATCTATGAAGGCTCTTGGAGAAAAATGCCGAACAACATCATGGCTTTAAATGTTCGTTGCTTTGGCACTCACGAAGGTAAGGTATATATCGAACTTGAACCCGGTGAAGAGAAGAGACCGCAACTGTAAGGAGGATTTAACAATGACTTTGCGTGAACTGTACGATGTAAATGGTGACTGGAACTACCCCGTTAGTCCGACTTTTGAATTTCACTATCCTACTGAAAACGGTATGTGTAATAATAAGCCGTATCGCAAGTGTGGATGGAGTGATATCTCAGAAGAGGTACGAAATACCAAAGTTCTTTACTTTGAGACCATCAGCAAGAGCCGTGTCTGGATTGAATTAGACGTCTAACAACAAGGGGGCCAGATGAAAATTCTAGTCCCTATTTTATTATGCCGTGAATAATTATTTTAATAGTAATAATTTAACAGAAAGAATTTCAAATTACCTATTGACTTCTCTGTTAGATTGCGCTATAATTATTTATAGAAAGTGAGGGTAACAATATTATGAGGAATATTCTTTATAGCAAAGACGGTGTAGAAATTTATACACAGTACGGAGACGTAGTTCTGTTTACACCTCATTTGATGGTGTTCAAAGAGGATACGCCTGAAAATAGAAAAGCAATTTTTGATATCGCAGGAGTAAAGGATTGATGTTTTATCTGATGGGCTATAATAATTTAACAGGAAAATATTCTGAACTTTCAAGGCGAAACTCTTTTATGATGGCACACAGGGATTATCTTGACGCGCCAATGGACTCGTATTCGCATTTTGAAATCTGGAATGAACCTGAAAAGAACTGTAAATATCATTGTAAAAAGGAGATTTAATATGGAACTCAATAACCTATTCAGCACAAGTAAAGCAAAGGACTTTACCCCAGAAGAACGTGAAATGCTTATCAAATACTATAGCAGTATGATTGCTATGCTTGACGCATTCCAGAAAGACCCCCGTCAAATTGGTGTCTTTATTCAGGGGTGCTACCAGTGTATTCAGGAGCTACAAAATGTCAACACTCAAACCGAAAAAGAAAGCACAGAAACCGAAAACAAGAAAGCCTAAAATCCCATGGCGTGTTAAATACGGCGCACATACAAAGGTTATAAGACCCCGTATAACGCCTTTTAACGAGCCTGAACACGCTGTAAGCTATCCTGTAAAACCTGTATTGTGGACGCTTGCAGAAGCCAATGAACGTGTGTTAGATATCTATAAAGAAAATTGATTCTAAGTCCCTTGATTTTTTCAAGGGACTTTTTGTTAAATTTGAATATTTTTCAAGGGAGTTTACTATTAAAATAATTATTATGGTGTTTGTGTAATTTTGTACAGTTTTCATTATAATTCTTTGTGCAATTTGCCTATTGTAATCTGTCTTAAAATATGATATTATATAGTTACAGAAAGCAACACATCAAATGAAAGTTGAGGTAACAAAAAATGAAAGTATCTGATATCTACAAGTGCGGTAACGTATTTGAGACGTTCACCAACATTATTATCAACGACAGCTATACGAACGAAGTGTTCAATGGTAGTTGGAGCCATATGCCTGAAACCATCATGAACGCAGAGGTTGACTTCTGGAACATCACTAAAATTAAGAAGGATAAAACCTTCTCTATCATGGCAACCGAAATCTTTGTGTCACTCAAGTAAACCAGAATAACCCGGAGCAGAAATGCTCCGGGTTATATTTTTAGCAACTATAATTATTTTAATAGTTATCTTGATATACGTCAAGATGCTCTAAAAATATTTTTGTTAAATTTAAAAGTAGGTGTTGACATCTGTTTGATTTTCTGCTATAATAAAATTAATGAAAGACAACCAAACAGGAGGATTTAACAATGACTATTACAGAAATGACCGAAGTTGTAAAGAATACTCTGGATGAATACCGAAAAGCAAAAGCAACGAACAATAAAACGACTATTGAACGTGCTGTAAACGAGATGGAGAACGTCTATATCATGGTTTGTTGCTACCCTGTACCGGGTTCCGATATGCTTAGAAAGACCATTTTGGAAGCAAGAACAATTTAACAGAAAGGTGATTATTATGATTCCTAATATTGATTCTAAGCCTACTATGAAACCCTTTAAAGACGTTTCGGGTATCTTTGTTACTGTAAACTTTGATGGTAATTACCTTACTTGGGTTAAGATTCCCGAAGTATTTGACAGTAATGCCGCAAAAGGGTGGAATGCCTATTGCTTTAATAACAATTCTCTTAGTTATTTTAGGTATGATACTCTTGTAACTGACCCCACGAACGTAAACATGAAAGTAGAATTTTAACGAGGTGTTATAATGAGATGGTATAAGGTTTCTGGACAGTATGACGATGGTTGCAAGGTCTATGCAAAGACTTATTTTGTTTTTGCCGAATCTAATTCAGAAGCAGAGCAAAAGATTTTCCACATGAAATTGCCGTATGATTGCTCTTTTCTTCCTTGTACGGTGATTGAACTGGACGAGAACAAAATCTATTCAATTTAACAAAGAAAAGAAATGGCCGGGAAGCGAAAGCAACCCGGCTTTATTATATACCTTGCAACCGTATATAATTATTTTAATAGTTTACTCAAAATCTTTGTATTGATATTGAATGTTAAATTTTTCAAAATATGATTTTAAATAAAAATCAAAACTTTGTGTGAACAAAAACGCATTGTTGAACGAATCAAGAACTAACTTAGAATAATTTAGAATCTTGATTGTATTTCCGATTTTTACTAAACTTTTAGATTGACACAACGCACACTCCAAAAATCCTCCTGTTTCTTTACAAAACTTGTTACCATCAATTGTTTCTGTTTCAAAGCAGCTTTTATCCAATGGTTGTGTTCTGTTAAATTTTTGATACTTACTAATGTTGAAAATATCTTTGTAGTATATATATGGTTCTTTTGCGCCCATGATAAATAGAGTATAAAATTCTAACTTCCATCTTAGCTTGTTATAAACATAAGGAAGATAGTTATATGACATCAAAATATTTCTGTTGTTTTGAATAGCATTTGAAAATTTGCGTGTGTCTAAAGAACCGTCTGTATGATACTCCCTCTCTATACGAACAAAATCTATTTCTATCTTTTTCTGGTATGTTTTTGCTTGGACTGTGTTATCTACCAGAATAATATATTTTTTATCTTTGTGAGAGTTTATATACCGTATAATATCTTTGTTTGTCTTTACTACCGACTTTCCATTTATAACGTAAACCATTATTTATTCTCCGTAATATTTATTTAAAGAGTCATTAACCATTTTTTGCCAGCGTTCAAAAGTGTATTGACGAGCCAGCATTAAACGCAAATAAATTTCTCTTGGATAATATTCGTCTGCTGAAATGTAACCCCGTTGCCATAACTTACGAATTTCCTTTAGGTCTTCCGCTAGGTTTGGGCTTAATTCAGCGCGTTGTTTTGCGAGAGCTTTCTTTTCTCCGGGAGTTAAAATCTTGGCTTCTTTAATTCCTCTTAATATATCTTGATATTCTGGACTAATATCCATTGTAGCGCCTCACTTTGTCATTATTTAAAAAGGAATGTCTTCGTCATGTGAAACGCATGATTCTGGACATAAATCCTTTTTATCCAAATCTTTATATTCTTCTGGAATTTCCGGCCAGATATCTAGCTCTAATTCATCACCGGCCAATTCCCATGTGTTTTTAAATTCTTTTCTCTTCTTGTTTGCTCTGTATCCACCATCAAAAGTATTTGTCATGCTGTTTTCAAATGGATGACCGTAATTCTTCATTATAAAAGCTTTTGCAATATCAACTTCACTTGGATAGTCATTAAATTTAGCAGGAAAGAAAGTATATTCTCCATCATCTTCTTGGACGAGATATAATTTCTGCACAAGACCATGAAAAGCCTTATCGTAAGTACGCCAATTCATCTTATGTATACTATTAAAATGACTATAAGATAAATACATATAAGTCATTTTACAATGATGCAATTCTTCAAAACCTTTCTTTAAACCGAGGATATAGTTATATAAAAGTACTTCTTTTCCTGTTAAATCATTCGGATAATATGGTTTTGAATAATCGTATTTACCAAACAAGATTGTCCTCTGATTATTTTGTTTCATTTTAATTCACCTACTTATCCAACTATTTTGATAATTATGTCGGTTATCTGCATCCAAGTTTTCCAACTATTTCAACTTGATTGTCGGTTTTCTTACCCTAAAATGCCACTTTTGCCCGATTTATCAATCATTTTCGCTATTTGTAAAAAGTACAGGAGTATAATACATCTACGTTTGCCTAACGGCTCACTTCGATGTATGGGGGTTACGATAAATAATCTAATATATAAATAGGAATAAACCATGCTGAGAAGTGACCGTGGGCTTTGTTCCTATTCTCTAATATTTTATCATATATAAACTAATTTGTCAATACCTAACAGCAAAATAATTATTAAAAATTTAGATTACTAATATCAATTATTTTAATATATAACTTAGTTACACTCGCAGAATAGCTACACCCTTCTGCCCATCACAAGGCAGTCTTGGGTGTAGCGTAAAATGGCGAGAGTGTAACGGGATAAACGATAACAACTAACTGATTATTTTGCGTTAAATTTAACAAAGAACTATTAAAATAAATAGTATAAATTTCTTGCTATAATATAAATATATAATTATTTTGTTAAATTTAAAAATAATGCTTGACATATCACGATTAATATGCTATAATACTTACAGAACCTAGGAAATACAAAATAAAGAAAGAGGTAACTATTATGGAAAAGATGCTCAATGAATTTAAAGAAGAATATGTTTGTCAGTACAGCTTGTATCTGGATAGCTCTGAAGCCGTAGATTCCCTGTTTGAACAGGAAGATTGTGATAAACAGGAGATGGCAGACGCACGGGTAGAATGGCAGAGAAAACGTTCTGTTATGCGTGAACTGAGACGTGTAGCAAAGATTCTCGGATACACTCAAGAGGATATTGAACGCTGGGAAGATGCTGAATATGAGAAGCATTATGGTGCTCAATGAGAGGTGATTAGAATGTTTGATATTGGTGATACCTTACAGAGTAAAGTTTGCCCTACAATGGCTGGGACTATTATTAAGCTCAATAAAAATAGGGCCGTCATCAGAATTACCCGTACTAAATATAGTAGGGATATTGGAAGAGAACTAGTAATTGATACTAGTTTCTGGAATAAAATTTAACAAATAATTACAGAGCCAGATAAACCGGCTCTGTTTTGTTATGATAATATAACTATTAAAATAATAAATATAATATCCTGTTAAATTTTAGGAAAAATATTTCTGGAAAATTTCAAATAAAGTATTGACAATTATAAAATATCTGCTATAATAATATATAGAAAGTAACCAATAAACAAAGTGAAATGAGGTAATTAAAAATGACGAACAAAGAAACGAAAATCCGTGAACTGTCCGACAAGATTGATGCTTTTCAGTATGATGCAGACCCGTATGAATACATGGATGCGTGTTCTACCATTGAAGAAATCAGTGCAAACCTTGACCGAATTGACAAGGCTATCACTGATAAGAGCAAGGGACTTATCGACTACTTGATGGCTTTTACAGACGACGATAATGATACGGATATCATTGTTAGAGCAATGGACTTGATTCAGGAAATTAAAACGTTCTGGAAAGAATAACAATAAATGAGCTGGTCGAAAGACTGGCTCCTATTTTTTCTGTAATTTTAACTATTAAAATAATTATACTAGTATATATGAATACAAAACTGTACAAAAATTTAACACAATATTTGTGCAATATACTAATAGACAAATACAAAATCTTTTGGTATAATCATATCAGAAAATAAAACAAAGGAGAAACGAAAATGAGTTACACTATTGCTATTACCGAATGCCCCTATTCTGGACAGAAAGTATCCCTTGACAGAATGGGAAATAAGTTTGTGGTGTGCTATATTGTCCCTCTGGAAGATGGTACACATGGCTACACTAGCAAGCGATTTGACACCCTTGCAGACGCTCTGAGCGTGTATCAGACCTTTATTGAATACTTTGCAAAGGGTTTGTACAGCGTAACTGATAGAAAGAATCTGCTCAAGTAAGGAGTGTTTAACAATGAATAAATACTTTGAAGAGAACAAAGAAAACATGATACGACAGCTTGATATCTGGGCATATCGTATCCAACATATCGCCTACTGCTTACAGCTTGAGAAATGGCGTAAAACACACAAAACACCCATGAAAGCATTCTACCCTAATGAGCATGGTTTGACGCTCACAAAGGCTTTACAGGCCCTTGCAAACGACAAGATTACGCCCGAAGAGGCTTGGAGTGTGTTACATAATCCTGAAATGCAATACGAGCTTGAAGCTACTACAAAGCTTGAAGAAAGATATGGTAAAGAACTTCCTAGGTGGGCGAAGTAAATTATATGGACAGTCTGGTGAAAGCTGGGCTGTTCTTTTTCCTGTTAAATTTAATTATTTTAATAGTAAATGGAATACAATATTGATGTATACAAAGTATTATCTGGTACAAACAGATTAAAAATTTAACAAAAGAAATTTCAAGATAAGTATTGACTTTTCTGTTATTTTGAGTATAATAAATAGTGTAAGGAGCACATATCAACAAACAGAAAGAGGTATTAATTATGATTAACGGTTTCAATGTGTTTACTGGACGAAAAGATATCTTTGTTGAACTGGATAGCAACAGGCGTGATGATAGAACAGCTATTGAATTTCTGAACAGATATCAGAATCACGTCAACAACTTTGCTTGCATTGACAAGACTGTTATTGACTGGACGAAAAAGAACATGGTTAAAGCTGAATATGAACTTATTACAACAGCGAACGGATTTAAGTATCACAAGGTAGTAACAAAGGATGGTATTACTTGTACGCCTGTAAACGATGAAAGCACAATTATCATTCTGAAATAAATACAAAGGGTGGATTGAGAAATCTTTCCACCCTGTTTTTATGTAGTAAAATAACTATTAAAATAATTAAATATCGGTATACAAAACTGTTTTGAAAAATCTGGTGTCAAAAATTTTCTAAAAAATATTTGCGAAAAGTATTGACAGAATACAATCTATCTGCTATAATAATAAGCGTAAGGAACACATACAAGACATACAGGAGGTAGCTAATATGAGCACTAGAGGACGAATTGGTATGTATATTGGTAATGGCAATACTATTAGTGTGTACAGCCATTATGATAATTATCTGGATGGCTCAGGTGCTATTCTCAAGCTGTACTACAGTGACGAGGATAAAATCAAAGAGCTGATTAAGCAGGGCGATATTTCCTCTCTGGATAAGTTCATCGGAGAAAAACATGACTTTGATAATCGCCCTGATGGCTGGTGTACATTCTACAAGCGTGACCGTGGCGAGGATGGTGTAGATGCTGTAGAAATGCCTCTTGATGACCTTGCAAAGGCAGATGAATATAACTACCTGTGGGATGGTAAGAAGTGGCTGTACAGCAAAGGTTATGTTTGTGACGGCTGGCACGTTCTGACAAACAAAGAATGCGGTATCACCACAAAAGATAAAGAACAGGCCAAAAAAGAGATTGCAGAACACAACAAAAAGAATCAGCACAAGGATATTGACAAGATGCTTGATGACTTCCTTGCTAAATTCTAAAAATTGACATTGGGACTGGGTGAAATATCCTAGTCCTTTTATTTTACAGGCGCCAATAATTATTTTAATAGTCGTATTTAATAACGTGTATAATATTATTCATGTTCTGGATGAAAATTATTTATATTAAATTTAAGAAAAGTCTTGATATTATACTAAACTTGTGCTATATTATTATCAGAACGAAGCGTATTAACGATATGGGAGGAAAAACAAATGCTGAACACTGTACACATGGATGCTATGAATCTGCTTGCTGGTGGCTGGAAGCCTGATGACTATGAGGAAATCAAAGCGGTGTTCGAGCTGACGGAAGATGAAGCCTGTGAAATCTGCCAAGAGATGGAACGCATTCTGTGCGAGGACGACCCGGAGGGGGACGATGCAGACCGGCGATATCACGAAGCAATGGATGCTGGGGAATTGTGGTAAATTTAACAGGGGAGTAGGCGAAAGCCGAAACCCTGTTTTTGTTTTGCACATATTATCTTTTTAAAAAGATAGAACTGGAATGGTATTCAATTTTGTTCATCTGGTAGATGAAAATTATTTTAAATTATTTTTATAAAATCATTGACAAATGCTTTTTTATTTGATATACTTGTATCATGAAAAGCAGATACACGAAAAGAAAGGAAGATTACCATGGAAAAAAAGTATGAAATTGTTTATCGCGCAATGTGCGCTCATCTCGCGCTGTATGAGACCTTTTCAGCATCGGAAGACGCAACGTCTAAGCTTCTCAGCGATACGAGGAGAAGCTGCCAGAGTCTTTCCCGGAGCTGGAGGACTCTGTATCCTGAAGCCGTTGAAAGATACGGTCAGCGGGACGTCGATGCAATGATGTCCCGAGTAAATAGGGACTTCTGATTATCGGGCGGGAAGCGAAAAGCGACCCGCCCTTATTTTCATGATGATTTTAATTATTTTAATAGTTGTTATGATAGGTGTAAATAAGAATTATTCCTATTTTAAATTATCTATTGACTTTTCTTGTATTAGTGCTATAATGATAATAGAAATTAACCAATGAACAATTTAGGAGGATTTGAATATGCGTACTTTTACTATGAACGACCTTCACAAGCTGGTGGAAATCATTGGCTCTAGCTCTAAGAGCGATGACCGACTTCCCGCATTCCTTGCAAAGTTTGATTTCCCTGATAAATATGAAACCGATGACGATTCTATCGTGTTTGTCACCGGCAACAATAAAGGGCTTGAGATTGAGTTTTTCAATATTGAGTCCGTTTATAATAGAACCATTTCCGTCCTGTATCGTGAAACGCCTGAAAGCCGTTTCACTGTTCTGGAATGGGAGGATTTAAAGAAAATCTATTGAGGGCGAAAGCCCTCTTTTTTATTCTATACTTTTAATTATTTCAATAGTAATTATGTAAATTCTGTATCGTCAATTTAGCCAAAATATTATAGTAAACTTTATGTAATTTGACTATTGACGAAATTCTGATTCTGGTGTATATTAATAATAGAAACTGACCCATACAACAAGGAGGATTTAACAATGAGGTTCGTGTGTGATGTATTCAACAAGGTTCAGTCTTTTTGTGACCGCTATATAGTCGTTGCTCAAAACAGCAAAGAGGCACGAAAAGAGCTGATTGCACGTCTGGATGATGAGACAGACGAAACCAGTAAAGGGTTTGATATCATCCGTATCACCGGTATCGTAGAATAAAGCAAAAGGGGATGTGAGCGAGAGTTCGCATCCCCTAACTTTTTATAATAGAATATAGCTATTAAAATAATTATAATAAAAACATTCAAGAAAAATCGAAATCAAAATTTTCTCAAAAATAATAATTATTTTAATAGTAGCTATACAAAGTAATGTATACAAAATATAAAACTGGTATATAATAATCTAAAATTTAACAAAGAAAATTCAAAATAACTGTTGACAAATAGCTTGCGAAGTGGTATATTATATACAACAGGAACACACCTGAAATAAAGAAATGAGGTTTTGATTATGTTTGAGTCTACTATTTCCGTTGATATGCGAAACGCGATGAAGGCTGAGGCTGTAAAGTGCATGGGTATTCTCAATCTCGACAAGCGTTGCATTAAGGCATTTGAGAAGGGCAACGTTTGGATGTCGTCTGGGCATTTCGGCGGTCTGTATGAAGCAGATGACAAGCTCAAGAACATGATTAAGGACGTTGAGACTGAGCATGATATCATCGTATATCACGTTGTAGAAAATATGGTGATGGGTATGCACTGCTATTCTATGTTGTGCGTCTGCAAGTACCCGGAAGAGTACGAGATGAACGAAGAGGATTTGAAGGATGGCTATGCGTTTAGCTATGTTCTGAATGTAGACGCTCCCGATTGTAGCGAATTTGGAACGATTTGCGTAAAGCCTACTTTTGGCGGTCTGCGCCGTATCGGTTAATTTAACAAGAATCAACAAAGGCTCGAAGGTGTAAAAGCTTTCGGGTTTTTGTTTTTTGTGGTTAAATTTAAATATTAAAATAGTTAAACCACTATTGACACACAACGTAATATATGATAATATAATAGTTAGCGAAATCTTTTTCGCTAGAAGGAGTGTTGTTATGGAAGAAATCTGGAAAAATGTCGAAGTTGTAAGAGGAATTGATTTTACAGGGTATTACGAAGTAAGTTGCTTTGGTAACGTAAGAAGTATTGATAGATGGGTGTACCTGAAAAATGGAAGGAAAAAATTCGTATACGGTTCAGATATATCAAAACAAAAAGATAAAGACGGATATTTAAAAGTATGCTTATGTCATAATGGTAAAGAAATAACTATCCCTATTCATAGGCTTGTGGCGTTTAGTTTTATCCCAAATCCAAGTAATCTTCCATGTGTAAACCACAAAGACGAAAACCCATCTAATAATAGAGTTGACAATCTTGAATGGTGTGATTATAAATATAATAATAATTATGGAACAAGATTGCAGAAAGTTGTAAGCAAAGAATCAATTCCAGTTGTACAGCTTTCTATGGATGGTAGATTTATAAAAGAGTGGCCTTCTATGATGAGTATTCAAGAAAATGAAAATTTTTCAGAAAGTTCATTGGCGATTTGTTTGTCAAAGAAAAGATATGTCCATGGTGGTTTTATATGGATGAAATCAGAACAATATAATTCTATGAGCAAAGACGATATAAGAAACTTTGTTAATAGTATAAATTCTAAAAGAAAGGGTAAACCAACAAAAATCATAAGAATTAACAAAGACACGGGAGAGAGAACTGTTTACAATAGTATGTTGGAGGCAGCAAATGAAAACAACTGTTCTGTAAGTAATATTAGCAAATGTGCAAAAGGGAAACAAGAAACCTGCGCTGGGTTTATGTGGAAATATTTTGATAAATACAAATACCCGGAATTGAATAGTGTGATTGAGTAAATCATATCGGGCTTGTTGGAGAAATCTGGCAAGCCCGTTCTTATTGGTGTAATAATAATTATTTTAATAGTTGGTATCTGGCTTGTATATTCAATTTGTTTCATCTGGTATGTGAATTTTGTTCATGATAATTTTTAAAAAATGCTTGCAATCTGGTATGTGATATGGTACAATCATAATGTCAAGAGACACATAATATAGCCTATATGGCATGGAGGTTTTGATTATGTCTACTAATGTTGTTACTTCTATCATCCGTTCCTACACTGTCGATACCGCCTTTATTTCTGGTGAGCCTATGGGCGACTACTACGAGACCGCAATCCGAAAAGGCGAACATAGCTGGACTGTGGTCAATAATAGCCGGACTGAACTGCCCGGCGCTTTGGATGTTCATAACGAATGGGTTAAAACCATTCTGTTAAATCATGACGACGTTGTTGATACCATGCTTGCAAAACATGATGTTTACAATTTGGACGATTGATTAAATCCCATTTCGCCCTGTATCGTTTGATACAGGGTTTTATTATTGGGCTAAATATAATTATTTTAATAGTTAGAATATCTCTTGATATAGATGTAACAATATACACAAAAGTATATCATTATCTTTGTGCAATATTCCGGTATTGCAAAAGTGTTATAGTCGGTGTATACTTGTATCATCAAAAGAGAACAGCGAGCGCCCGAAAGGGCAAGGAGGTATATCATGGAATATAGGATTTTTATTATCGACCAGCGCACCTATGTCGAGCATTTCCTCGGCGGGTTCAATGACCTGTGGGCGATGCGCAGGGCGGTTGACCGGCTGGAAGCCACTATTGACCCGGCGTGTACCGTTGAGGTGCGTTCTCCTAGTGGGTTGATTGTTCACTGATTGACCGCCTGTCCGCACATTGTTGACCGCCTGTATAACAGGCAGAAAGGAGCCTATCATGGCTAAATACGTTGACATCCTGACCACCATTGACCACGCTGGCTACGCCCACAATGACGTTCTGGACGGCGCAGAGAACACCATGACCGTTCGGCAGCTGATTGACCAGTTGTCCACCTGTGACCCTGATGCACTTGTGTTTATCCGTTACGGATATGAGGACGGCACTGTATCCGGTGTAGACCACGCCTGACCATTTACCCTGTACAGCGATACTGTACAGGGTATTTTTATATGACAAGGAATAATTATTTTAATAGTTAACAAACCATTTATTGTTAAATTGCTCTCATGTTTATCATAGACAAAATTATATACAAAACATAATAACTATTTTGATAGTTAGAAATACAAAAGGAAAATCTGGTATAAAAATTTTCTTGTTAAATTTGAAAATAGGACTTGACAAAATACAAGTCTGTATGGTATAATCCATAATAGAAAGTACGCAATAAACAAATTGTTGGAGGTAACTATTATGTGGTTTGTTATGTATCTGGCCTCTATCGTGGGCGTGGTTTTCGGCTGTGGCATGATTGTGATTGACTTCTGGTATATCAAGTTTGGTTTCTCCTTTTCGGTATTCACAATCGGGCTTGTGATTGCTCTGGTATCTGCATACGCCAATGCCAAGCTGACCGATTAAACAAAAACAAATTTATTTCCCTACTGGTAATAACTAGTAGGGATTATTTTTATATAACTATATAATTATTTTAATAGTTAAATTTTGTATAAGGTATTATATATAATATACAAATACAAAATAATTCTGGTGAACAGTACGGGATAATTTAACAGGGAAAATTTCTTGAAAATATTTTTTGAAAAAGTATTGACAACCATGTTAGGATTTGATATTATAATAATGCAATCAGGCGAAAGCCTAAAACAATTTGGTAGCTGATTGAATCAGCAGAAAGAGGTACAATATGAAGAACGTTATTGATACTACTATTGCTCGACTGGATAACGCCCTTGCAATCGAGGGACGAAACGAGTTTCAAGTGTACGACGAGGACACCGGGACTTACGAGTGGGATGAACGCCTGTTCATGTTTAAGCCCGCTGTAAAACCTGTGAGCGGCAAGGCTCTTGCGTGGATGCTTGCACACGGCGGGGCTGAGTGGCTGAAGTCCTTTGGCTTTAACTTTGCGTTTGACAGCGCAACCTTTAACGATACACGGAAGTATATCGTGTTTGTTGATGCGGATGACGAAATCACTTTCCATCCGTACAAGGATTATCTGAGCTGGAAATACTAACCAGCGTTTTCGTTCCTGCTTTACAAGGCTGAGACTGTAAAAGGTCTCGGCCTTTTCTATTATTAAAAATCCTATACTAATATATATCATATACAATAATAATTATTATTAATATTATATAATATATTATCTGTTAAATTTTTATTATAAATATTATATATATAATACTAAAATACAAGATATATTCTGTTAAATTATTTTAGATAATAGCATATCGAAAAGTTATATATAATATACAATACACCACGCATAGCATATAAAGCCTCTGAGAAGCCCTGTAAACGCTTTTACATAATCAATAAACAAATTACCCTATTGAATACAAAAGCCCTGTAATGGCCCTTAAAATCGTTCTGAGAATAAACAATATTGAAGCGTTCTGGAATTTGAGCAACTAATTTTTGAATTGTATATCTGATTTACAAGGATAGTACAGATAAACAAAACATGGATGATATACAAGAATTTTTCTGCTGTACTATAACGATACGCTGAGAGCTAAAATAAAGCCCTCTGAGACGTGTTTACAAGTGTAGCAAGCAAGTTATACTATGAAAAGAAACACGCCTTAAAACGCTTCTGAGAGCCTTATACAATGATGCAATACAAAACACTTTCTGGAAATTTTGCAATCGAAAAATCATATTGAATATACAAGTATACAATAGCAGTATGAAGCAAAGAGTACTAATAGAAAAATTTTTAGCAGTTAGTCAATCTAACTGAAAATACAAAAACGGAAATAATTATTTTAATAGTTAGAATAGTAAAGAAAATTTTGTGTCGCGTCGGTGTGATATACAAGAAAACAGTTTGAAAAATTTTTCAGATTTTTTGCAATCAAAATTTTAAAGGGTGGAATTTCCAAAAATAATTATTGAAATAGTTATTAGAAAAACAAAAACGAAAATTTGAATTATAAATACAAAAGCCCTGTACTTTTCAGTACAGGGCTTGCAAGCTATTTATCTCATTTCTTCAAAGTTGCGTCTTTCCCAACACCTGTAAAGTTGCGCCTATTCGGGAATGCTTTCCAGATAAGGGTCTCAACGTGCTGGACGAACGTGACAGCCTCCCAATATTCATCGGAATCATCGTTTTCCGCGTCAATTATCGGGAAAAACTCTCTTGCGTGGTCTGTCCACCACTGGGAGGCAGTCCAGTATCTTTCCTCGTCAGTTGTAGTTCGCGCGCTCTCAACGGCAAAGTAACCCTTGTCGTAGGTGCTTTGCGGGATGTTAGGACGCTTCACGGTCTCATTAGCGAACTTGAGCGCCTTGTTGACATACCAGTTATCAGTGTGCTTTCCGTACTTCATAATAGTCCTCTTTCTGCCCTTTTGGGCTGTTTAATTGTTTCCCTATCGGGATGGAATAGAGCCGCTTTGAGCGGTGCGACTCTTTAGGGTATCCGCTTTGGGTTATCGGGCAAGCCCGCACTGTGCAAGCGCACGGGTGATGACATCAATCTCTTGCTGACCCCACTGTGCACGCTTTAGCGTGTCAGCAAGGAACCCGGTGTCGATATCCTGCAATTCGGACGGTTTGACCGCTACAACATCGCCGTTGCCCTGCACATACTCTTTTGCGCTTTTTACGCTTGTTGCCGGAACAGTTACCTTAAAAGTGCTGTGTCCGTCGTCCATGTACAAATCATAAATGTTCATTTTCATAGCTCCTTACCTCTTTCTTTCTATCATTGCCCACCTACCCGGCACGCCGGGCGGTTTGGGCGGTTTGTGTTGTTGTGTTAGATACCGTATGCCTTGAATCCCTTGTAGATACCGCAACCCATTTCCTCAGTCCATGTTGCGCTGTCTACCTCAGTCCATTCGCCGTTGTTGATTCGCTGTGCCTTTACGCTTGCGTATCTTGCGATTGCGCTTGCCAGCTTTGCGATTGCGTTGCACTTGTCAACGTAGACTCTCAACGTGCCAGCGTTCTTAATGAAGTGGCCCTTGCTATCACGGCAAGCCGTGTATTCACGGGGCTGATTCCGTGTTGCGTACAAGAGGTTCGCCAGACTTGCGTCCCCGTTCTTGAGATTCACACGGAACTCTATCACGTTCAGTCCGTCAACGCTTGCCCCGTCAACCGTGGGAATGCAACCCACGCCCACGATGGACTTGCAACCTTGTGCGCCCTTGTCCGGCGCGTTCACGCAACGGACTTCCTTGTGCGTTGCAATCACCTTGCCGCACACGGGGCACACGCTCAAACGGCAACGGCCCAACACTTCAGTGTTGTAAACCATGCCGACCTCCATGTTCTTGACGCTCGTCATAGTAAAACCACCTTTCAAATTCTGTAAAGATTATATCACACTTTCGTGTGTTTGTCAACAACTTTTTTAATAGTTTTGAATCGTTATTCAATTGTCAATGTCCTGTCTCCGGTTTACCCTGTCACTGTATCCCTGAGCGCATTATCATTCTATCAAATCGGCGCACACTTTTCAATCGGCAAAATCACCAAAGAATTGTTTGACGTTTTGTGCAAAACGTCAAACATCGTTGTTAGCACTAACTAACTATCGTATCTGGAACACGCACACGATGAGACCGGCAGAAACGGCCCTAAAAACGGCTTTCGTGTTCCGTTGTATCTTTTAGTGGTAAAAGTATAAAACGCTGTACAGGGCTTTACAGAGCCATTTCCGGGGATTGTATCACGCTTTACACCGTTGTTCTCAAATTCCAGATATGCGATATTGATAAAAAAATTATCAATACAACGGAATTTACAAATTTTGAGGGTAAAAACAACGAAATGTTGTTATAGCCCTTATTTTCACCTGACCCAAAATTTTCTCTATGACATCACACTAATAACGACAATATTAAAAATCGTCACCAGAAAATTTTAGTTCAGACACCATAATCTCACAAAACAAAAAGCAACCACCGAGAAATGCTCGACAGTTGCCATAATAAACCTAATTTAACAGATATTATTTACTGATTCTCTTCACGTTCCATTACGGGAATCATGTTATCCTTCTTTAACAGGTCGTAAATAAACATACGACCTTTCTGAGTCCAATAAGTAGATTCACGACTACAATCGTATCCATCACTAGAACTAAAGCTGGCAGTCTTGGTTCCAACATATCCCTTATTTTGATATTTCTCATATAGAACCCAAGTTCCATTAACCTTATACCGAACCCTTTTCTGATTTAGAATCCTATTTAGCGTGACAGCACCAAAACCATAATCCTTGGCAATTTCAGTTACAGACACAAGACTCTTAGAATTTAGAATCTTATCATAATAAGTAACTTTTGGCTTCATACATTCAATTTCTTTTGTCTGGGCTTCAACTTGCTTATTTAGATTAGCGATTCTTAGCTCTCGTTCTTCAAGAGTCTTGTTTGCAACCAGAAGAGCCTTTGCCATTAGTTCCTGCGGACTTAGTTGTTCCTGTCCAACAATGTAACCACCGTTTTTACGAACAGAAGGAATAATCACATCTGCTACTAATGCCTGAAATTTTTCAGCAGTTTCATTTTTGGCTTTCATTGCCAAACGATAGAAAATATTTTCTGGAATAAAATCTCCCGTGGTACACTTCTGTACCATGCCAAAGTCATTAAGGTACTTACGAACTCTTGTCCAGTTTACAACTTCGTTACCACTATCTGCTTTCTTAGTAAAGCCCAAACCACGAGCGACGTCATCAATCTTGAGATACGCCACGCCATCTTTTTCATAACAAGATACACCAGAAATACTCATAATCTGCATAATTAAATCTCTCCCATTTCTCTCATTAGTACTTTATGACAATACTCTCTTAAATCATCTTCGTTCACAACTCTGGCTTCTTCATTCTTTACCAACAGATATGCCATAAATCCATAAACTTCACTTAGGGTAAACGGAAACTCTTTAGCAACATTATTACACATTTTTATAATATCAACATTAGTCATTTTTGTACAACATTTTAAGCATTTCTTTTTGATAAAGTTCTAATTTTAATATTTCTTCCGCAAATTCTTCTGGATGTTTTCTATAATAGTCAATCATAGGTGCATTTAAGAAGTTTTCTAGTGGACTGTACTCATTATTCATTTCAATTTCCTCCGATAATTAGTTCTCCTCCACATACCTCTACTGAGGGTGTATAGAGTTTATTATAAGGCTTAAACATTACCTCTTCCGTGTATCTATCAAAATCATAAGTTGTCATTTGATAATCAAGGTATCCATGTTCTTTACAGTAATCATAAAACTCTTGAACAGTCATAACTTATTTCCTCAGACGCTTAACCCATCTATATTTCCTAATGTTATTATAAATAAGAGTGTTTTCGTTATTGTTAATAGGTGTAATCTCCCACTTATATTTAGTTTTTCTATCTAGCATATCAGGATGTAGTTCTGCCCCAATTCTAATATCCGCATCGTAGACAACACCATCATCCATAGAAACAATTTTTTCAAGTTCTGGAACCCAACACTGCCATATACCATGTTCGTCTCCTGCTACTGGTCTGGCTTTCATAGCAGTATTCTTAATAAGATAAACCAATATATCATAATAAGACTTCTTAACTATCATATTTGTCACCACTTGCCTGAATTGCCGTAATAGTATCGTTAATAAATTCTAGCTCTAGTTTATTCATAGGAGTTGCGCCAAATAGAGCCTTCTCCTTAGAATAAAAATCAAGAGACATTTCTAGCAGATTAACACAGTCTTCTACGAAATTGACCACAAGAAATGTATTTAGCCTTTCGTTGAATACATAATAATCATTCTTATTGTAATATTCGTTTAAATCCCACCCGGGAGACGGAATCGGCTTAACTTTGTAATTCTTATGGCTATGCAAGAAACGTAAAATCTGTTCCCATGTATAATCTAGTTCCATATTGTTGTTCATTACAATCCTCCTTAATGCTCAATCACGCCGCCCTCTTTAACTTCGACATAGTGACCACTCTCTTTAATAAATTTGTTTTTTACTTCGTCAGAAGAATGTTCCCAGAAGAAGTCAATGTAACCAGCTTGAACATCATTCATCTTGTATGCACTAGCTAGATTATTCTCAAGACAACGAATTTTTTCAATCAGCGTTTCTTTTGTCATACCTTTAAGAGTAGAATCACTGTAAACACGAATCGGATAGTTTTCATATAAAGTCATCGTTATTCTTTCTCCCTCACAAAATAATGCCCGTAATCATAATGAAGCGGGCTACTAATTATATCATATTCTTCCTTCATATTATCACTAAATTCAAACAGAACTTTAGAAATTCTAAATACATTATACCACCAAGTATTTACTTTGCCAAGACCCCTAGGACGACCAGCAATAATTCTACCAAGAATATACTGTTTCCATTCGTCTTCCCAAACATTATATTGGTCTAAGAATTGTTGTAAGATATCCTGATTTATATTATAGGCTCTAAATCTAATTGTTGCACTTTTATTTCTCAAAAACTCCATATTCATCAGTAATAACCCTACCATCTGCGTGAAAATATTCTAAAGCAATACACTTAATACGATTTTCAACTTCTTTTAAAGAGATAAATTTTCTTGACACAATAATATATTCGTTATCATTATCTGGACATCCAAAACAAATGGAATAAACTCCATCAGGATTTTTAAAAGATGAATGATATTCGAGAAGAATCTTCTTATAGTTATATACGGATATGCTATTGCAAATATCATATAAAATGCAATCTAAATCCTCTTCTGGAATCCAATAATGACACTTGGGGGTATTTTTTATAAGAACCATATCAAAACCACCTTTCTTATCTTTATTATAGCAAAAATAAAAGGCTATGTCAATAGACATAGCCTAAATATTACCAATAAATTTCTGTTAAATTGTTGTCTTTTAGAAATTCATTTGTTAAATTGAAATGGTTATTTCCAAAGAATCCTCTATAAGCTGATAGTGGGCTGGGGTGTGCAGACTCCAAAATCAGATGCTTACGATTTGTAATCAACTTCTTTTTACTTCTAGCATAAGAACCCCAAAGAATAAACACTTTTGGACTATCGTTACAATTTAACATAGAAATTACATTATCTGTTAAAATTTCCCAACCATGCCCAGCGTGACTACTCGGCTCGTGTTCTCTTACAGTAAGAATAGAATTTAACAGAAGAACACCCTGCCTTGCCCATCTTGTTAAATCACAGCTCCACTCCCCTTGAAGAGCATTCTCGTCTATGATTTCTTTGTGAATATTTCTCAAAGATGGCGGTTCTTCCGTTCCTTCGTGTACAGAGAATGATAATCCCATTGCTTGACCGGGGCCATGGTAGCAGTCTTGACCAAGAATAACAACTTTAACATCAGGTAAATCTGTCAGCTTAAATGCGTTAAAGATATCATCCATTGGTGGGTAGACTGTATGAGTCGCATATTCCTGTTTCAGAAACTTTCTCAACTCTTCATAGTATGGCTGATTCTGCTCATTGTCAAAGAATAGTTGCCAATCATTACCAACATCAATCATCTCGACCAATTTCCTTTTTAAATTCAATGTAATCATCAACGGCTAGACGGAATTGATTCTCAATATCATCTTCTGTCTCTGAATTATAATCAACCAAATCCTTTATGTCAAGAATCCACCCATAATATAAATTATCTTCTGTACTAAAGTGGACATATCCTTCATATCCTTTATATTTAAGTATTTTTTGATTATTCAACATTGTACTCACCAAAATCCCACAATCCATTAATCTTTTCGTCTAACTCGCGGATTTCTTCATTAAGCTTATCTCTTTCTTTTAAGCTATCTGTGTTTCTACGGATTTCATTTTTAGAATCTCGCAATTTATTCATAGTTGCGTACCGAGAGGTCATATCTTCTTCTTTTACGACATTTACATTGATTGAAGCTCCACAAAATGGGCAATGTGTAATTTTAGAATAGTAACTCCATGTGTCGTCTTCATACGGAATCGGCTCATCCCAAGAAACAGAAAAATGAGGGAGTTCCACGTCTGTTTCAGTCAAATAACCGTCATCATCCACTATCGTATTACATTCTGTCCCAAATGAAATTACGGGACAGTTTTTCAAGTATTCACAGCAGTATTGAAATGGTAAATATTTATAGGAATATTTATCATCTCCATAATTATCTTTAAAGTGAATCCTGACAACATCAATATTCATTATACCCCTCCTTATATGGTAATTCTTTTGCAACATCAAGAAGAATACGCCAGATATCTTCATATACCATACGGATAATTTTAATCATAGAACTATAACGCATAGTAGAATATTTATGTCCGTCAATCTCCATACTTCTAAATGGGTTCCAGTACAGACTATTGCGAACGCAAGTCATTTGTCCCGGGCGGTCATCTTCACTAAAATAATCACATTTTTCATTCAATTTAGAAAGAATATACTTCTTATCATCAATGCTACAAAAGGAGATGTATCCACCTTCAAAATATGCAATATTATCATATCTCTTTTGATTGACTTCCCCAACTCTCTTATATGGATGGCCTTCACAACAATTCCCAGTATGATATCCTTTTTTATTTAACAGAAGAATAGCGACGGCAATATTACGGTCGCATTGAAACTTTTCTTCCTTGCCACCCCAATACGGCACAACTAGATTAATGAATTTACGTTCCCATAAATATTCATAAGCCATTGGTTTAGTTCTCCTTAAATTTATTATGGTTCTTTACTATATTATTCCATTTCATTATAGCCATAAATCTTGATGGAAAACGTTCCGTCTTTGCGCCGCAATGGTTACATACAGCCCAATAAACCTTATATTCTGGCGTTGTTCTTGGATACACTGTAATGCTCTCGATATGCGGAGTTCCGTGGCAAATCGGACACTCTTTAAGTGCGACCATATTTATCCCCTTCCGTTGGCTTCTCCACCTTGCAAACGGTCAGTTTATTGAATCTCTGATTCTTAAATTCGATTTGACCATTCATTTCTTTGCCTTTTACTACATCATGGCAAACAATCACAATAAGAGACTGGTTTGTGCTGTTTGTGTTAAATAGACGAACATAAAAGACATCAGTTCCGTAGATGTCCTTCCCGTTTGGAATGCAAGAATATTTACGCATATTGAACATACGTTCGCACCACAGCTTTGAGCAATCAAAATAGATAGGCTCAAAATTACCGTTTTCTAGTTTTTCAAAAATACTAGGGTTAATATAAAAATGTTGCATAATTATGTATTATTGTTACTCCTTACTTATCCTCTACAATTTCAATTCCAATAAAATCAGCAAGACATCTATGGTCTGAATCACAATGGTGGATTGCATGAGTTCCTTCAAACATATTAATTAATTCGTTAACAGTATTCTTTGTTTCGTCTCCGACAATATTACCGAACTCTTCATCACAATATTTACAACGATAAATAGCATAATAATAATTCATTTTAATATCCCTTCTTAATATAATGACCACACATAATTCTGTCACCTTCTGGTGTGCCTGCCTTACAGATAAAACTCCAATCAACTGGAATGATGCTCGTTTCTTCCCAGTTGCCACCAGAAATTGCACACCACTTTGCAAACTTATATGGGTCAAAATAGCTGTTAGGATATGCACGATAAGGTAGAATATAGAACCCTCTATAAATATCTCCATTTCCATCATGGAAATACACAAGGTCGTTTTCTTCTGGAAATCTTTCTGACAGCTTAATAAATTCGTTCATTTGTGTTCCTCATTGTTAATAGCAACGTTAATAATGCGACTAAGTTCATTTTTAATATTTTGAAGTTCTGCAAGCGCACTATTTAGTGTATCAATATCGCCAGAAGAGATTTTATCACGCAAAACCCGTTCAGCAGTGGAAGAAATAGCTCTGTCAAGTGTGCTGTAATACTTTGGTTTACTAATGAAAGTTTTTTCGTCTTTATTTTTCTCTGGAATACCAACAGTATAACAGTTGTTGTCTGCGTCCAAATAATAATCATTAATCAAATGAATCATATTTATCTCCTATCATTAAAAGATGATTTTTATTGTCAAAATTATTCGTTATATTGCACAACAATTTAACAGAATAATTAGATATGTTTATTCAATATATACAAATTTAGTAGTAACAATTATCTTCAAGTATATTATCTGAAATTACATTAGGGTACATAATCCCAACTTCAATTTCTTTAACTCTGCGACGAAGCGTTTCATGCGAACAAGATTTAGAGAAAGCGATATTAGAAACGCCTTTTGTAAGCACAGGATTTTTAATCCACTCATCATCAAGACCATCTTTGAGATGATTTATGGCGTATTTTTTAATATCAAACAAACCACAAAGCTGGTTCTTGTAAGAATAATTCTCTTCCCAAGTAAGCCCATTATCATAATCTTCAACTACTGCCCAAAATGTCATTTTGTTCACCTCAAATTTAACAAGTGTGTTTTTGCCTTAGCATTGTCGGGTAACACTTTGGCTTTGCTTCTGTGAGTATTATATCACAGTCATGATGTTATGTCAAGCATAATTTAAGAGAAAATTTTCAGACTATTTTTAATATGATTATCTAGTAATTATTACTAGTATATTTATATATCTAGTATTATATAATATATTTATTTATAATAATATTATTATTTAATATATTTATATATATTAGTTATATTTATAAATATAATATTTAATAATAATTATATAATATAATCTTAATTATAATAATTTATATTATATATATAATAAATATATAATATAACTAGATATAAAATAATTTCATTATAAATTAAAATTAGGTCTTGACAACATGGAAGTGCTATGGTATAATACTTGCAAGAGCAAACAAAGGCTCATGCACAATATGAGCTACAAGAGAAAGGTTTTATTATGAGTGACTATGAAGAGATTATGAAGTCGCTTGTTAAATTTAGAGATTACTGTCGCAAGAATAGTGGTTGTCGAGGATGCGAGTTTGAAGACTTTTGTGAGTTAAATTTAGAAGATACTCATCCGTTTCCAAATAGATGGGTGTTTGATGGCGAGGAAATTATTTGTGATGAAGAATAATAATTATAAGAAATTACCTTGTAGAGATAACGAAAAAGATTTACTTGATGAAATGCGGTCTACATATAATCCGTTTTGTGGCTCTAAGAAGTGGTTAAAGAAATACCTCCAAAAAAACATCGTAGAGAGAATAAAAACGTAGAAATTGAAGAGGAAGAATAAAATGATTCTTTTAAATGTTATTTCTAAACTTATTGAAGTGTGTGTTATTGGTTCTCTTGCGACTTTTGCTATTCTATTTGTGTCAGCGTGGATTAGAGGTGAATTTAAGAAATGACAATCGTGTGGAATAATTGCAAAACAAATAAACCTAAAGAGAGCAAGAATTATCTATGTGTGATTCTATTTACAGACTTTAAGGGCGGTGGTTACTCTATTGAACAAGCTGTTTTGAAATATGATGTAGATACTGATAGCTTTGATTGTGATGGTGGCATGGCTGTACTATTTTGGACAGAATGTCCGAAACTCCCAAATTATATGAGGATTGGCGAGGTATTATGGAACTAAAATGGAATAAGTTTGTTCAAGAAGATAAAAATAGTTATCCAAAGAACGATGGAAATTATATGGTGTTTGGTGTTCAATCTTGCCGTAATGGTAATTGGATGGCCGATAAAATTTATTGTCACTTTAATAAAGGGCCGTATTGTTTTAATGGTAAAAGTTTAGCCGGGCATTTTGATATTGACAGTAACTCCTTTACTGTTCTTTATTGGGCAGAGGTACCAGACCCGGAAGAATTTAAGAAAGATTTTCCATTTTAATGAGGTGATAAATTGAAAGAGACGATGGAATTATATCTAAATTACGCAAGCCATCATCCACTTGCTAATGGTGTAGCTGATAAGCTATATAATAAGATGCCTTATCTATATAATCCTAGTGACAATAGTGATATTGCTGAATCTGCAAAGCTTATTCTTAGGCAAACTAGACAGAAACTATATGATATGCTGAATACAGATGAATCTAAATACAATATTATTTTTACATCATCTGGCAGTGAGTCTAACAATACAGTTTTAAATGGCATTGATTATGACTGTCTTTATACTACTAATGCAGAACATTCTAGTATTATGGAAAGACTTAAAAGTGATTTAAGATTCCGTGAAAATATTTTTATTAAGTCTGATGGAAGTACAATTGATTATAATTGGCTAAATGTAAATCTTGAAGATGACAATACTTCTAATCTACAGGATTTGGTATCTGTTCAATGGGTCAACAATGAAACTGGGCATATTAACAACGTAAAAAAGATTTCTGAAATTGTCCATGATAATGGTCATTTGTTTCATGTTGATGCTGTACAGGCTTTTGGAAAGATGCCGATTGACCTGTCTAAACTTGATGTTGATTTTATGTCAATCTCTGGTCATAAGATTGGCGCATTCTCTGGTGTTGGTGTTCTTGTTGCTAAAAAGGGTATCCGTATTGACCCTTTGATTTATGGTCATCAAGAGTTTGGTATGCGTGGTGGCACTGAAAATATTATTGGCATTGCTTCTCTTGATTACGCACTTGATACCGTGGATTATTCACAGGATACAATAGAAAAGCATGAAGCTATGAACAAGGCTATTTGTGATGGTCTGTTTAAACGTGGTCTTGATTACAGAATCAATAATCCCGGTATTGCTGAAATTATGAGCATTTCTTTTAAAGGTATCAATGGCGAGATGCTAAAAGATATTCTTGAATGGAAATATTATATTTATGTTTCCACTGGTTCAGCTTGCAATACTGGTATGAAGTCTTATGTACTTGAAGCGTATAATGTTCCTCGTGAGTATATCAACGGAACAATTCGTGTTAGCTTTGAGAATTTAACAGATGTAGAGATTAAATATTTCTGTAACTCTGTTAAGGAAGCTGTTGATTCTATTAAGGAGAATATCAATGCCTAAGAAAGTAGGAGCTGGATTCTGTTGGAATGACGATATTGTAATAGTTGGAGATGTTGTCAAGAATAGGTTTAGTTTGAACAACCCTTGGGTTGTTATGGAAATCTATGCGATAGGCAACAATTATTATATTTATCATGTTGGAAAAGGGAACGAAGATATTTGGTTGAATTGTTATGATACGGAATTTGTTTCTCATGATGATGGTTCTTGTATCTTATCCCATTAAATAAAAATTATACCCTCAACAATTTTGTTGAGGGTATAATTTTTTAGAAAACAATTCCTTGATAATCTTGTAGTTCTAGCTCTAAATCTTGCATTTCATTTTTTATCATTGGCTCTATAATGTCAGATATGTTTATGCTTATTACATCTGTTGGAGATTTAACACAAGAATAACATTCTTCAATATAATATTCTCTATCATACTCAAGTGCTGAATCAACAATAATTAAATCTGGACTGTAATGGCCTGTTAAGCATAATTGTGGAGTTGCTATTTTGATATGCTTATTTTTGGCTCTGATATCTTTTATAAATCCGTAGGCAGTGCAAGTACATTCTTCAAACTTGGATGCGATATATTTGAAAAGAAGGTCTCGCTTCTCTCTGTTCTCTACAATAATAATTATGTCTCTGTTTTCTTTCATAATTTAACCAACCTTATATTAGAGTAACAGGATATTTCTATCCTTATAAGTATTGTAGCATATTTCACAAAGAAAGTCAAGTATTTTATTAAAAATTTTACAGTCGAGTTTTTGTTGTAAAATGAGACATAAGTGATGATTTTTGTAGTAAAAATATTTGGTGTTAAATTATTTTTACTTAATTTAAAAGAGAATGAAAAATTGGTGTAGTGTGAAAAAGTGGTGAAAATGTTGGAACAATTGGTTGTTTTATTTGAATCTATTTTAATTATATAATACATAGTCTCATCTCTTCACTACATAGAACGATTCGATGTCTTTCAAAACAAACATGAAAACATACAAATAATAAAGCATTAACAACACTATCTCGTCATTACCTGTCTTTACAAGACACAATGTTAAATCAATATCATAATAATCAATATTGAAATAGTAATATTATGATGTGTTTGCTTGTATTAGACGATATTGACTATTATAATAATTAACTAAAGTATAGTATCAAAGTTAAGACTTGACAAAATAATAAGAATTGTGTTATAATCTTAGTAGTCCTATATGGACTAAAATAAAGAAAGGAACTATGTGATGAAGAGATTATTGTGTGTTGTCATTACAGTAATGATAGTGATGAGTGTGTGTACAACAGTAGGAGCAGAGACATCAGAACAGAGAGTTGAGAGAATCTATCCTAACTGGAAAGAGGATTATGAACAGTGGAATAATAAGGAATTGGTGGATGAATCTTTGGCTTACAGCCACGATTCTGGTTCACAGAACCAAGAATATGATGTGGGAATGAGAGCATTAGTGGTGGGGATTGTGGAACATCGACTAACAAGTTTTAATATCATCGACATATTATTGTGATATCAAAATGATATCACTTATTAAAACATAAAAATAAGACCGTAGAATTAACTACGGTCTTTAATTATACTTATGAGTTACTATATTACGAGTTAATAATATCTTATAAAGTCTTTGCCCATCACTTCATTAACCATGTCGAACATCTTACCCATGCCTAAACCATCCTTATCTGGAACCCAGATTTGTTTAGGGTTCCAATAATATGTACCAATTTTAGTAGTATCATAATTAGGATTATTAATCCATTGACCACCACCAATACTGTATTCATATTGTCTAGGGTGAGTTTTGGCTAATCTTTGGAATCTCGTCTCTCCTTTTTCAAGATGAACTCCGTAGGTACACCACTGGCATCCAGTTCTATCACAACCTGTGCAATAATAATTATTATTTTTATCGAGAACTATATCACCATATACACTAGGGATTTCAATGTGATTATCAAAAATCAGCCCTAAAACGTCTTGTTCAGTAAAAATACTCATTGGCTTAGACTTTGGGCGCTTTGCTCCATTTGAAGAATAAGCATTACATCCTGTGCCAATCCAAGACCTAGCTCTAAGGATAGACTCTTCTGCCATTTCTGCTGTGATTGCATAATTGCCAGTTTCTTTTTCATATTGTTTAGCTGGCTTCTTCTTTAAATAATTACAGCATTTATTGCTAAACATAATTGGCAATTCCATAAGTGGCAGGTATTTCTTATGGTTAAATTGAACTTTACCATTATGAGGGTTAATATATTCTCCGTGCATTCTAATATCTTGTGCTCCACCGGGACGAACTCTTGCCTCACAAATACACTGAGATATTTCTTTTGAAATAATTGGATAGCCATATTTCACAATACACTGAAAGAAATTTATTTCTGGTCTTCTAATGATAATGTTGCTATCAGATTTGACAAACTGTTTCACTTCTGGATATTCAAGACCAGTATCAAAATAAACAACTGGAATATCTAAAAGTTCTGGGAATAATTTCGCAGCCTTCGTATGAATAATCCATAACCGTCCATTAACCAAACTGATTAGTGGACAGACTAGAAATCTTCCCATAGCACTTTCGTACCGCAATAACTCTAGCCTTTACGTTGTACTATTACATATTTACAACAACCATGTTTACAGGGATTGGTTACTCCTTTCTAAAATCCTTATAAAATATATCGCAAGCAATGTCTCTTAAATATTGCTTGTTAATCACTATATTAATTGGTTTCTCTGGTCTGATACACTCGCTATACACTAATTTCATATATTGGTTGATAATAAAGTATCTTCGTCCTTTATAACTTGCTTAATTTAGCATAAATTCTTCTATATTATCGAAATGTATTTTGTGTTTTTGTATCTCTGGGAAAACTGCCTCTTGTAATTCTTTTGAGTTTAATAGAAATGCTTCTATGCTATCTAAATTATAAATATCATTAGTAAAAGATTTCGGATAAATTATATTATAATACGTCGTCAATTTATTCTTATCAACAAACCATCCGATACTATTACGATATCCAGCTTTGTATAATTCAAAACTAAACGTATTCAAATCTCTTGTTAAATATTTTATAGCCGCCTTTTCATCAACAAGATATTCTTTGTTATATCTATTTAGTATAACATCAATACCAGAGATATCTTGTTCTTTTGTTGGTTGTTTAACAGAGAAACCATGCTCATCATAGAGCATGGTCATATATTGGTGAATTACGTTTTCTTGTTTTAAATCAAGTTGTCTGTTGGAATAAAATATATCACTTTTTGACGAACCTTCCACAGTGACATTCACCACTTTCTTGCTCTCTAAATTCCTTACACATACACTTCGTGTCCTCATTCTTAATTAAAGAGCATGGGCAATAACCACCATTAGACTTAATAATATTGGCAAACTCAGTATGTTCCTCATCTGTCCAAGTTGGATTTTTAATAATGTTCATATATTCTCCTTTTTATATTCAATACGAATATTATCAAATATTTTATCCAAATAATCAATATATTCCTTACTGTAACAATAATCAATGATAGATTGATAAGAACATTTGTAATATTTGTTTACATAATCAGCGTATTCATTTGCAAAATTGCGTTGGTTTCCACAAGACATAAGTATTTTAACGAATCTTTTTCTCGTCATTACGCAACCTCTTTTAACTCATTTCCATTGTAATCCCTTTTAATTTATAAGGTCTAAATAAATATTCTAGCACTCTATCAGCATCATCAATTACTATATTCTCAGCGCCAGAAAGTTCCTTGAGTCTAATTGCATCACTAGCTGTATAAATTCTTACAGTATGTAACTGTGTATCGAACTTGCGTCTAAAAATATAATAATAAGAAAATCCATCATCTGAGCCATCTTGTTTGTCAACTACATATCCGTCAGACTCAAATACATCATCAAGAATAGCTCTCATATATTTTACACCATTGCAATAGGCAACTAAAATATTACAATTATTTTCAATAGCATATCTCGCTATTTGATAACTACGTCCTGTACCACGAGAAGAAAGAATTTTAATCATATTTAACCTCTTAAAATTCTAAATATAAATCGTCGCTCGATTTTTTTAATAAATCACCAAGCCATTCCATTCTATCACAGACCAAATCATTATATGCGACTGTAGCTTCTTGAATAGTATCAGCATACTTAAAAATATATGCAGGGGTACTATCTGGTTCTGAACCATCAAATTGATTATCAGGGTCAAAACCATCTTTGTCAGAATAGAACCTATGATTCTTTACAACACCCTTTGTTGGAACTGCTGTAAATAATCTATTAGTATCATGATTAAAAAATTTATATGCAAAACCATAAACGGTTATATTTTCTGGAACTGTATCAAAGTTATAAATCACATATCTTCACCTCAATTAAATATATCCATTAAAATAATCATCAACAAATTGTTGTAGCGTATCATAAGCTGCGCCATCTTGATGTGAATACAGTTCATCAAGAGCATCAGTTAAGTCTTGCCTATCATAAGAATTGTCTTTGCGCTGATTGAATTTATTATTTATTTGATTATAATAAGCATTGATTAATCTTTCTATAAGAGCTTCTTTAAGTTGCTTCTCGCTCTTATGGTTGCAATCTGGAATAGTATATTCAAGAGAATAAATGTCGTCCATTTGTTCTTCTGTTAAGAAAAATGTGTACGGAGTACGCTCTGGTGTAGCATCAAAAATAAATTTAACAAGAAATTCTGAACCGTTGCGATTATTACTAACGCAGAAATCATCTGACCAATCAGAGTTAATGGCTTTCTTTAGGTCTTCTCGAATAAAATCAAAGTAACTACCACTAGTTACGTTATCATAAAATCCTTGAAGAATAGCCTTAAAATTATTAATCGTGTTATTTATGCTTCTTTGGTCATAACAATCTATCTTTTGTTCAAAACTATAATTACCACACCCATCTACTTTTGTTCCTAGTGGTGCAATAATCCATACACCACAATAATCAGATTTAAATGAAAATTCAAGGCTCAGTGTCTTCATAGAGAACTAATCTCCTTTTCATATTCATCATTAAGATATTTCTTACAAAGGGATATAATAATATCAGTTACACCATCTTTAATTTCTTCGTCTTTTTTATTCTTAAAATCGTCTACTTGGTAGAACATAATATCAAGAACACTTTTTTGTTCAGGCGTTACATAAAGAGTAAAAGGCTGTTTTTCAAGGTGATTGTCGATGTAAAATTTAATATGAATATTTCCATGACCATCATAATTTCTTACATCAAAACTCTCATTCCAATTTTTATTTAGAACGTCATTAAGTACATCTTGGACAATATTTGCTTCTACCCCTGTTACATTATCCATAAACAACTCAATAACTTTTTTATACCAATCAATAATCCAAGAAGTATCATCTTTTAGCTTACCATTGGTATAAGTTTCTTCACATCCATGCCATTCAAACTTTTGGTATGAACATTTTGTCCCAACCGGAACGAGACTCCAATCATAATGCTCATCCGTATTAAATTCAACATCAAAATAAAGTGTCTTCATATTATCCTTACTCCGTAATGCAACGATTACTCAGTTTCTTATAAACATCCTCGTATAGCTCACCTTTATCTCCGTTAAATGTGTATTCTGCGAGAGTATTATCTACCTTATTGCTAACGATACACTTCCAGTTTTGGAGAGTCTTACAAGACCATACAACAAAAGTGTCATTAAACGCAATCTTTACATCACCAAATTTATGATTCCAAAGAATATATTCTACACGGCACTTATCCTGAAACTCACTCATGCTACTAATTTTCATAAATCACCATAATACCGACCCACCCAATCCCTTACTTGAAATTAATTATTCACAATATAACTTAACTAAACCATCTCTTAGTGTCTCTTTTAAATCAATTACTCTTTGATTTCTGCTCCCACGCCATTTTAGAGCAATATCATGCTGAGATTTAATATATTCTCCATCTACTAAGATATCAATATATTTAACAATCTCTTGAGTATCACTTCTATTCATTACTTCCTCATACTCATATCCAGTCCAACACCAAATATCTTTTTGAGGAAGCTTTTCTTTTACTAATTTAACAAGGCGTGTGATTTCTGGAACATTCTCTTTCTTTAGTGGGTCTCCACCACTAAGAGTAAGACCAGAAATATAATCGTGGTTTAGATAACTGAGAATTTCATTTACTGTGTCGTCAGTAAACTTGCTCCCGTAATTGCTGTCCCAAGTTTCAGGGTTTTGACATTCATCACAACAATGGTCACAACCACTTACCCAGAGAACAACTCTTACTCCCTCTCCATTTGCAATGTCGTATTTTGTTATCTTAGCATAATTCATTACTGGACTCCTAGATGGACAACTCGCTCTTTAATCTCTTGTGTGCGACCTTGATTCCAGTCATTAGTACCAAGATAACCACAAGTTCTACGCACGATGTTCATTTTTGATTTATCACGATTTTTACAATTTGGACATTCCCAAAATAGCTTACCGTCATCATCTTTTACGATTTGAATTTCTCCATCATAACCACAGACCTGACAGTAATCACATTTGGTGTTTAATTCTGCATACATAATGTTATCATAAATAAACTTGATTACAGAGAGAACAGCCTCGACATTATTATTCAAGTTAGGTATTTCTATATAACTTATGGCACCACCCGGAGATAGTTTCTGAAATTCGCTTTCAAATTTCAGTTTTGTAAAAGCATCAATCTTTTCGGTTACAACAACATGATAAGAGTTTGTAATATAATTTCTATCTGTAATACCCGGGATAACACCGAAACGCTTCTTTAGACACTTGGCAAATTTGTATGTAGTGGATTCGATTGGGGAACCATACAGACTATAGTCAATGTTTTCAACCGCTTTCCATTCTTTGCACTTATCATTCATGTGTTGCATGATTTCAAGTGCAAACGGTTTAGCTTCATCACTTGTATGGCTCTTGCCAGTCATAGCAAGAACACATTCGTAGAGACCAGCATATCCTAGACTAATGGTTGAATAACCGTCATACAGGAGCTTATCAATCTTCTCCCCTTTCTTTAGACGAGCAAGACCCCCATGTTGCCAGTGAATTGGGGATACATCTGATAGAGTACCAAGAAGTCTATTATGGCGAATCTGTAGCGCCCTGTGACACAACTCAAGACGTTCGTCAAAAATATTCCAGAATTTATCAAAATCTTTGTTTGCACTTAAACCGACATCCGCAAGATTGATAGTGACAACACCTTGATTAAAACGTCCGTAATACTTCTTTCCCTTAACCCAGTTCTTAGCATTCGCTAAATTCTCTGTTGTGCGGTCAGAAGTTAGGAACGAGCGACACCCCATACATGGGAAGCAATCACCCTTATATTCCAGCATTTTCTTTTCTGAAATATAATCTGGAACCATACGCTTTGCTGTACATTTAGCGGCAAGCTCTGTTAGATAATAATACTTGTCTCCCTCATGGATATTGTCTTCTTCTAGCACATAAAGAATCTTTGGGAATGCAGGAGTAATCCATACCCCCTGTTCATTTTTAGTTCCTTCAATTCTTTGCTTTAGAACCTCTTCAATGAGCATTGCGAAGTCGTCTTTTTCCCTGCCATCCTTTACTTCATTTAGATAAAGAAAAATAGATACAAATGGTGTCTGCCCATTAGTCGTCATCAAAGTATTAATTTGATACTGAATTGTCTGAACTCCACGTTTAATTTCTTCTTTTAGACGACCTTCTGTAATCTCATTAATCTGTTCATCCGTAGCATTTGAATTTAACAGAGCAACTTCTTCCATTACTTGCTTTCTGATTTTCTTTCTGCTAACATCAATAAACGGAACAAGATGAGCTAATGATTCGCTCTGGCCTCCATACTGATTGCTCGCAACCTGTGCCATCACCTGAGTCGCAATATTGCAAGCAGTTGCAAAACTATGAGGCTTCTCAATTAGAGTACCGTTAATCACAGTACCATTTTGGAGCATATCTTCCAGATTAATTAGGCAACAGTTTCCAGTTACAACGCCGCCGTCAAGAGTAAAGGAATGCGTTTCTGGTTCTTCGACACACCAAGCATCATATTCAATCTCTGGACGATAAGGCGTAGTTTTCTTTACAACCCATAAATTGTTTGCATTTTGATATTTTCTGAACCGGAAGTTAATTAGTCTAGCATTTTTCTTAAAGTTTGTATCATGAATAGTTTCGGATTCGCTTGCAATATAAAACCCTGCGATAGAGGAAATATCACGAATCATTTCTGCAACTCGGTCATCAACAGTAGAGACCCTATTGGTCTCAACAGCTCCGTCTGCCGCATAAAAACCATCAAAAAGAAATTGCTTTCTTTTTCCATCTAGGAAGCGCCATGCTTTGGCGTTCAAGAAGTCTTGCTTAAAAGCGTTCTTACACAAAGCATAGGCATCTCCATGATAAGATTCTGGATATGTGACAGCGTAACCAGCCCTTACAAAGTAATCTACATATACTGATTTTTCTCCACATAAGCGAACTGTTGTATATCCAGATTTCTTATCAACACCGTCTCCAATCGCAAAACCAATAGCCCATGCTTGGTAGTCTTCTTTTGACTTCATTTCATATTTAGACAATTCAGGTAGCGACGCAAGAGCCATTCCTTCTTTTAAATTCGTCGTTACACTTCCGTCATTTAATAACCATCTGTGATTGGCGGTACAGAGGACGTGCTTAATTGAACGACCGGACTGAATCATAACATCTTGCATTTTTTGTTTTCCGTACTTTTTTACGGTAGCAATATGCCATTCGCCATCAGAGCCAATAACCTTAACAGTTTCGCCATCATTAAAATCTCTAAATTCTTTTACGCCATCATCCGTTACAAAACGTGTGTTGCCCTTAAAACAGTTGTGCATCCGCTGAATCGCATAATCAGAGTCATGAAAATGAATCAAGCCTTGCTCATGTGCTTCACGAATGTCTTTTGGAAGAATCAGACGATTTACAATATCACGGCTTACTTCACCAGCAATATAATCACGTTGCGTAGCTGCAATTTTAGGATTCTTGTTACTGTTTTCTTGAATTACATCTTCATTTACGCCATCAACAATAGATAGAATTTTGCCATCAGTCGTATTACCGTTTCTAGCAAGCTGGCGCTCATAACGATAACGGATATATGTTTTTGCGACATCATAATAACCGCGTTGCATCAGAAGCGACTCAATTGCATCTTGAATATTTTCGACAGATACGGCGCAATCTTGTACTTTAAAATTATTATATACTTCTGTGGTGATTGTCTGAATTGCAATCTGCGGCATTGCTTCCCCACCGCTTTTTTCTACTTCGTCGCTTGCTTTTTGAACTGCAAGCGTTATCTTCCCTTTTTGGAACTTGTCTTCACGACCATCACGCTTAATTACATTCATGCAACCAGCCTTTCTAAAATTTAACAGATAATTAATCTTCTTTTAATTCTTGTTGGGCTAGTGCAACATTCGCCCACATAGTACATTCTTTGAGCTTTTCAAATGCAAGCTGCTTACTCTTACCTTTTGGAAGCTCACTTAGAATTTGACTTAACCGATACGCTTCTTGAGAAATATCCTCATTTAGTTCACGGCTCTTGTCTGAAAATTCTACTGAGTAAAACAAACGACTATCAAACGACAATAGCACCAGCTCCTTTCAATTTAACAAGAAATAAATACTCGAAGAAAATCAGTTAGGCTCCCGACTTCCTTTCTGACCTTCTACAAGTATTATATCAAAACAGAATGATTTTGTCAATATGAAAATTACACTTGTAACAGTTTTGTAACTATTATATATACTTACCCATCATCCGTTATTTTATATAATATTATACTCAAGAAGAAATATTTGTCAATAGGTTTTATGTGATTGTAATAATTTTGTAACCTTTATACATTTCTGTTAAATTTAAGATGAGCCATCTGTTATATATTATTATATTATAATATAATAATATATTTATAAATATAATATAAATAATTAAATATAAATATATATTATATAATTATTATTAAATATATTATTATTTATATTATATAATAATATATAACTAATAAATATTATAATAATTACTTATATTATATATTAATATTAATAATTATATATATAATACTAGTGATAAATATAATATAATAATTTATATAGATATTATTATTAATTATATAATATCTATATTTATATTTAATAATATATATACTAAGAATATTATATTTATATTATTTTCATTATTAAGCATCGGATTAAGTTCTGTCGATTTGAGGATGAATCTACCCATTCCATAGAATTATATCATAATTCTTGTTAAATTGCAAAATTATAATTGATTACAGTTTGATTACAGTTTTAATAAAGCCTTGACTTTTTCTGTTAAATTTGATAAAATAATTAAAAGAAAGGAGGTCTGCGAATGAATAAATGTTATAGATGCGATGCCACTTGTAAGTATTTCCCAACAGAAGCCAGTAAGATTTTGGATGAATATTTTGATGCTTATGGTGTCAAACATAGAGAGTCTATTTTCTCGTGCTGGTATGATGGGCATCGTATTACGAAGTATGAAGACTGCGTTAATTACAAACCAAGAAAGGGTAAGGTGTAAGTTTGTCAAAAATTGACCTATTCTATACTCTGAAATTAAACACGTCTGATATTTACGAACAAATTGCAAAAAATGGTTGTGTCGAAACCGATTTTAAGACAGCAAAGAATGCTGGTTGGGTAGTTGCTCTTGGTGATAATCAACTACTAAGATTTATTCGTCAGATTAAGGATAAACCATTTGATAAAGAAAAAGTTCAAACTCTTTACGATAGGCGTAATATTCTAAAGCAGGACAAGAGTTCTAAGAAGAACGCAAGAGAAATTACTAAGATTCAGAATGAAATCAACGAATTACTATTTGTTCCAGACCTTGTGACAGTTAGAACTGACACTACGCAGAAGGATTATAAGCAGCTATGCAAGACTGGATTCTCTGTTAAATTTAAAGTGAATGATACAGAGTATGTAACAAAATATAAGCGTTTATGTGCTGGTGCTGGTCAGTTAAGAAAGAACTCTGCTAACTTTGTAAATGCAGAAATTTATGACCAGTTACTCAATATTATGCTTTGTGGTCTTGACGCAAAAAGCATAGGCAAGATTAACCTTGCTAAATTCGGAGCTTATCTTGCGCTATCCACTTCTGCAACTAGAGTTGTTAAAACACCAAGAATCTGTGTCATTGACGATTATGAATATTCTTTAAAAGACCAAGTTGTTGATTGGATTTTCAAAAATGAAAAAGGCGAAGACGATATCAGAGCCGAGAAAATTGATTTCACGATGAACGCTTTTGACGGAGCTGGTATGGTTTGTCCCGAAATGGCTGAGAGATGGCAACAAGACTTAGGTCTGGATTATTTACCATCAAGCTTTATTGTTCGCGCCGCATGGTTTAAAGGCGTTGCAAATTGTTTTGACTTTAGACGTTTTGCTCATGAGGTTGCCCATAAAGACACAATCGTAGACATCTATGGAGTAACATATAATATTGACGACATTGATGTTATAGCAACAAAAAGTCAATTTAAACTGTGGAATAAATACCCTAATTTTCAGATGTATCTAAGTTACTTTAAGAGATACGGTCATGTTTTTGGTATTGCGCGAGTAAATAAGCCAGAAAGTCAATTTGTGACAACTCTTAATTATCAGTATTTGCAGAGTAACAATTTCACAAAGGATTCCATTCAGAAGATTGCGGAACCTACTGTTAATTGGTTAAATAAAACAATGACTTGTGACCCCTTATACACTTATCTTATGATGATTGGTTATCATGAAGGGAATACAGTAGAACAACTTGAAAGAAAGGTGGATTCTTCTTTTGCAAAATGCCTTCTTTATAATATTGATATATTGAATGATGATTATGTTAGCAAAAAAGTAAAGAAACTAATTCAAACAAAGGTTGACCAAGCAAAAATCGGAAAGATTTATGTTGAGGGGTCTTATGACTTTTTGATTCCAGATTTATATGCTATGTGTGAACACGCATTCGGAATGGAAGTTCGTGGTTTACTTCCTGCCAAATGTATGTATTCAAAGCGTTGGGTAGATAAAGAAGCGAAAGTCATAAGTACACAACGTAGTCCTCTTGTTGCTCCTGCTGAGAATCAATTGCTCAATGTTTACTGTGATGATAAGTGTAGGGATTGGTTTAGATATATTCAGTGTGGTAACATTTACAGTATTTGGGATTTAACGATTATTAGCCAATCCGATGCGGATTTTGACGGGGATATCGCAATGACCTCAGATAATAAATATCTGGTAGATTCGATTGACCCAACTCTCCCAATTATTACTTATGAAAAACAAAAAGTTAAATCACAAAAAATTAATTTTGATAACTTAGGCTCTTTTGATGTAAAGAGTTTTGATAGTCCAATTGGAGGGATTACAAATCTCGCAAGTAATCTTTATGCTTTAAAAGAATTATTTGATAAAAATTCCAAAGAATATGCAGAGATAGAAAAACGTATTAGAATGCTGCGTTTTTATCAGGGAACGGCAATTGACCATGCCAAGGGCTGCGTGTACAGCCCGCCCAACAAAAATTGGTCTCATCGTCAGAAATACATTTCAATTACTGATAATATGACCGAAGAACAGAAACAAGAAGCTCAAAAACAAAACGAAAAAATCAAGTTCGAGAATAGTATTTGCTGTGATAAGAAGACTTATTTCTTTGGATACGTTTACCCGCAGAAAATGAGAGAATTAAAATCTTATAAGAAAAGATATAAAAATCTTTGTAGGATGAAGTTTGGAATGAAGCTTCCAGAACTTCAAGGTAAAGAAGATAAAACAGAACAAGAAAAGAAATTTATCCGTGATTATTATAAATATATGCCGCTATTTAATTCTAATTGTGCGATGAACAATCTTGCTAAATATATTGAAGATTTTGAATTTAGTAAGAACAAGACGGAAAAATATTTTGATTATTCTTGTCTAATGTCAGATAGAAACAGAGAGTTTAAGCCAGCCATTTGCAAGAAAATTAAAACTATCATTACAGATTTCAAAACAAGTTATGCAGTTTACACAAAGTCTTATTGTTACGACAGGGATTATAATTTCTTTTCTGACGCAGCCAAAGAAAATAGAAGTTCATATTTTGATGAGCTGTTTAACAATTTCAAAGAAATTCTTGAAGAAGTTTTATCTAACGAAGAAGAGCTTGTTGATTATATGATTTATGTGTATTACAATCAACTCCCTTCTGTAGATAGGGTTCTGCTCTGGCAAGTTTATCCAGATGTAATTCTAAATAATGTAAAGAAAAACTCCAAATGCCATTATGAACTTGAAGAATCGGATGATGGTCAAGATTTTTTTGGGAAGAAGTTTGTTTTGAAGGAGGTTCAGAATGACGTTTAATGAATATGAACGTGCAGAAGAGCTTGATGAAAAACAAAAGTTTTCAGATAACATCTATCAGGATGGGACTCTTCTTCTAAGATATTATAAAACAAACGGTTTTACAAAAGAAGAAGCAGAGCAAAAACTCTTTGTATTTTTCAAAAACATAAATGGTAAGATTAACGAAGAATTTAAGAAGCAATTTCTGTCTGATATTATGAATATATGGGATTCTGCTCAGATTATTGAAAACAATCCTGTGTATTTTTATAAAGAAGAGATGGATGTTATAAGAACGATTAAAAGAAAAATTGAACGTAAAATTTTATTTGCCCTTATGTATATTCAAAAAGCCTCTGGTCAAGAATTATTTGAAGCATCCGTAACGGACATTAATAGGCTTTGTATTAAGAGGGTAGATTCTAATACAATGTACGATTGCTTGCATGAGTTGGAAGAAAATGGATTTACTAAGTATTCTAATTTTAAAGGCGAAAACAAGATACAGATTGTACATCCTTTGTTAAATTGTCACTATACATCTGAACCAGTTATTACAATTATTGATAAGCACAATATAATGAATTATTATTGGAACTATGTTGGAGAGGGAAAATTTGCTATTTGCAAGAACTGCGGTAAATTAGTCCCAGTCACTTCATTTCATGTTGATTATTGTGAAAAGTGTGCAAAAGAAAAGTACCTAGAGAAGAATGTAAAATACAATAAGAAACGCAATAATCTCAAAACAACGACCGAGTAATTTTCAAAAAATCTAGGAATGAAGCCACTTTTCAGACTTTTTATGCAAATTCTTATAATGAATAGGGAAACATAGAAAGTTACTATTTGCAGACCAGTATTTGCTGGTCTGTTTTTGTTTATGAGCAAGCGGAATTAAACAACCGCCCAAGGATTAAAAGGGAAAATATGATTCAAGTATCACGAGCCGATATTGACGCACTACGCAAGGTTGGTCTTCTAAAAGAAGGTCGTGACCGTAATTATACGGTTATCAATCGCAAGAAGAAGAGTCGTCGCAAGAAGTATTGTGTTGTAGAGGAACCTAAGATTCTAGCATTTCTGAATCGGAAAAAAGAATATTGATTGTTGGAGGTAACAATATGAATTATAGAACTCCAACACGCAACGATGGAGAGATGGTAGAACAGCAGATTCTACTATCTGGCAATAACTCCATCAAGAAAAATCTAGCAATTTATCAACGTAAGATTCTGATTAATCAAGAAATTACGAATGAATCTGTCACAGAAGCTATCTATTATCTATATACACTTATGGACTTAGATAGAGAAGAGGGCGTAGAGAAGAATCCGAAACCTATTGATATTCTTCTAAATACTCCGGGTGGTTCTGTGTGGGATGGTCTCATTTTAGTATCTTTGATTGAACAGATGAAAGACATGGGTTATACTATTAACACAACCGCTATTGGTACTGCCGCTAGTATGGGTTTTATTATCTTTATTACTGGTTCTAACCGCTACTCTTATCGTCATGCGCAATTTATGCTACATGATATTTCTACAATGATGGGTGGTAAAGTAAAAGACCTAGAAGAGTCTATGGAAGACCTAAAAAAGTGCCAAAAGCAAGTGTTTGATATTATTAAGAAATATACTCATATTCCAGATGAGCAACTAAGTGACTGGGTTAAACACAAACGAGATGTTTTCTTTTACCCAGATGAAGCTGTTAAATGCGGTATTGCAGATAAGGTGCTTTGAGCAAGCGAGGATAAACTCTCGCCCAAGGGATTGAAAGGGATAAGTATTTGAATAATACTACTAAAAATACTCAGGATATTAAAAAGACTGAAACCATTGCCGTGGAAGATATGTCTAAGGAACAGCTAGTTCAACTATTCTATAAGCTAGCTGATGAGGGTCGTTTCGACGACGAAGATGTTGATGATTGTGATGGTTGTCACTGTTGCGATGATGAAGATGACGATAACATTGGCGATATTGTAGACCCTGTTATTGGATTTAACCTAGAGAATGTTATTGATTCTGAACTTGATGCAGAAGAATTTAATAAAGGCGTTAAGTCGATGAGCTTTGTGGCTGGTCAACTGATGACGCTACAAAATGCTGGTATCAAACCTCAGAATGCTCTTGAGTACCTACACGCTACTCATTCTCAGGACAGTGATTGCGAATGTGCAAAGCGAGTTGCAGAACTACAAGCTGCTGTTAATGAAAAAGCTGAGAAGAAGAATTTAATTGAAAGTAAGAAAAATATAGCTTAAATGCTATATTTAATTTATATTATATAAGTGGCTATAAGCCACATGGATTAAAAGGAGTAAATATTATGACTAGTTCTAGTATCGTAAAGATGATTGCAGACAAGACTGACTATACCCAGAAGGATATTAAGGCTTTTCTAGCCGCTGCCGAGCCTGTTCTGCTAGAAGCACTAAAGGATGGCGAATCCTTTAAGATTATGGATGTCACTGTTTCTCTAGCTGATGTTGCAGAGCGTACCGCTCGTAATCTACAGACCGGCGAGATGATGACTGTCCCCGCTCACAAGAAGGTTTCCTTTAAGCCCTCCAAGGCTCTCAAGGAAGCCGTAAAGTGATTACACCAAAGATTGATACACTGGTGTTTCGCCACCATTAAGTGCGAACCATTATAAGCGGGTAATCAACCACCTAGAAACAGAAGTGTTGGACTTTATATTCAGTCGGCATGGAGACTTTAAACCTATGTGAGAGGTCGCGGAATTGACCTTAAATTATCCAATGGTGAGCCACTACCAATAAGTGTGGAATTAAAAAAGCGGTAGTTCTACCGTGTAAACTATTTCTTGAATTATTAGCGGGTGCAACGCTTAGAATATTGCACACTCGTATGTTTTCTGAATCGTAATAGGTAATACTATCGGTAGAGAAACATGGGACATGGTTTACTAAAATGAACATCGCTGGCATACCGATTAATGTATGCTTATATGTCGCAGAATAGCCCAATCAGGTACGGCGCTTGGCTCATACCCAAGAGATTCTTCGTTCAAATCGAAGTTCTGCACCCAACAACAGAGAAACAGGATTCTCTGTTAAATTTTAAAGAAAAAGAGGATTTTCTATTATGCGTTTTTATTCTGATGTATGCCACAAGCTATTTGAATCACAAGAAGAACTAGAAAAGGCTGAAAAAGCTCTATCTCAAAAAAACAATGAAGAAGCTAAGAAAAAAGCTGAACGTAAGGCTGATGCCGACAAGGTTCAGAAAGCTCATGACGAAGTGTTTAAAAAGTACGACGAGTATTGCAAGCTAGTTGATGAGTTTGTAAAGAAGTACGGTTCTTATCATACTACGATTGACAAGCCAATTCATCTTAATGATGTACTACGGTCTTTTGCGGATGTATTTTGGTTTTGATTATTAAAATTATAGAATTGGAGGTAATGTGATGTCTGAAAAAGTCGAGATTTTTCACTTTGATGATATTGCCAATAGTTATCACGGTGAATCTCTATATTGTGGGCTAAGTTCTTCACTAAGCCTCCAAGTTGATAAAGATTGCACAATAACAGTTTTTGGGCAAATTAATCCTCGCTCTGGTGAATATTTTCAGTTACAGGTATTGAATGAAGAGACAATGAAAACTTCTCCGAATATTACTTCTGCTGGAAATTATTTTGTCCATATAGCTGGATGCTATCATGTTAAATTTCAGGTAGAAAACGCTACTGATGTAACAGTTGCTGGTGTATTCGGGAAATACCATTATCCGTCTGCGGAAGTAGACTTGGACGATTATGCTTCTATTGAATATGTAGACAGCAAGTTGGGTGCTGCAACGGAAGAAGAATTTAGAGAAATGCTTGAAGAAGTTCTAAATACTCCATCTACAAGTGCTGTATTTAAAGATGGAAATTTAGTTATTAATAATCTTTCTTATGATGATAGCACAAAGAATTTTAATATTGAATAATTTAAAACAATATATTTAAACAAATGGCGGTTTTCCGAAAGGTTGTAATTAACGCCTATATTGCGTTCCCGCATTTTATATAAATATTAAACATAATCTACATCTTCTAAGATATATATCTTACGGGTGATTTTATGGAAATTGATGGCAAAAAGGTTGCTTCTACTGGGACTACTGCGCTCGGTATTGTGGGCTAACACCATATAACCCAAATAGCATTTTTCGTTTTGTCGAACGGATGTAATTAGCTGAGTTTTTATTAAACTCGTAAGTAAAAAATACTAATTATGTTAACGGGGGAGTTTCTAAGACGCAATCCCGTGGGAAGGAATTTATACGATGAAAGAATTTAGAAAAGTTCCTAGTTTAAAGTTTCTATACGAAATTAGTCAAGATGGTATTCTTCGTAACGTCAAGTCTAAAAAAGAGACTGTTTTTGAACCAGACAAGAATGGATATTACAGATGTACTATCCATAATAAAAGCATTGCTGATTCACCAAAACATTTTCTCAGACATAGGCTCGTTGCTGAATGTTGGTGTAATATTCCAGAAAAACTAAAAGATTGCCAAATGAATAAGCTACAGGTAAACCATATTGACGGAGATAAATCTAATAATAATTACAAAAATCTTGAATGGGTTCTTCCGTTTGAAAATGTACGTCATGCTGTAAAAAATAATCTTTGGTATGAAAGTGAAAAATTTACAGAACAGAAATATGAGAAGAAACCGATTATGTGTATAGAAACTGGCGTTGTTTTTGAATCTTCTTACAAAGCAGCAGAATGGATTTGTGAAACTACTGGAAAATCTGCAAAGTATCTCAATATATCAAATCATATTCGCGAAGTTGCTAGAGGCAAGAAGTGGAAGAAAACGGCTTATGGATACCATTGGAAATTCGTATAAATTAAATCTGTACAGACTATCCCCTTAATAGGGGAGTAAGGATTCTATTGACACGAATTTTGAAAAAGTGCTACCGCTTTTGCGGTAAGATATAGTCGATTAATTATAATGACAGTCTTAGGCGGTACTGCTCTTGCTGGTGTTCTAGGTGGTGCTAATGGTGGTAACGGCGGTTCTCCAAACGGCGGTGGACTCCTAGGCGGTCTATTTGGAGGCGGCAGCAATAACAATACCTGTTATGTTACCGAAAAAGAGTTCTACCAGAACCAACTAGCTGATACTAATATTATGTATCAGAACCTAATGAACACAAATAGTGCCCTATGCGAACTAAGTCAGCGTGTTGCAAGCGATGAAGTTTCTATTGCTAAGAACTTTGAAATCGCTGCGCTAAATAGTGAATGGCAGCAGAAGATGAATGACAAGCAGTTTGCTTGTGTCGATGAAAAGATGCAGTGGATGGATAAGTTTATGAAGGCTTATGTTGATTCTGCTACTTGCGACTTCATCAAGGCAAAGCATTATCTGTCTCCTTCTGACCTTGCTGACCCTTACACTAACACTTCTCAGGCAATTGTATCTGTTCCTACCTATCAGTTTACAACTACTGCTTGTGCAGGAAATTGCTACAGTCCTTATTTCGTGAGCGGTACTGCTTATGCAAATGGCCCTGCTTACACTAATACTGGTTGTGGCTGCAACGGTGGACTTACTTTCTAATTGAGTTCTAACTAATCTCTATTGTGGAACAAGTATTCCACAGAATAACATTATACACATTTTTACTTATTTTTTTGCAAGTGGGTGAAGATTTATGAACTTCACAAATCCAAGCCCCCTTATCGGAAGTATGCGTTCTCCACAGAACGTTATGCCAGTAGATGTAGGAGGAACACAAAATCAATATCAGAATCAATATCAAAGAAATATGTCACCAGAACAGTGGGAGTATGTACAGCAGGTTCGTAGAACTGGTTACGACCCAAATATGATGCCTCAAGTGCAGCAACCACAACAACCGGAACAGTCTGACCCTTATAATGACTTTATTACAGAGTTTAATCAGTGTTCTAATGTAGTTCAGGCGAGTATATTAGAAAATCCTGAATTTAAACAGTGCATGGCTGAATGCGACAAAAAGATTCAGGCAACTATGGAAGCGCTAGTACGTCCCCAAGTTATGCAGACACAAGATGGTCGTGTAGCTTTTGAGAGGTTGTTAGCATCTTTCCGTGGCGTCAGAGACCAAGCGAAACAGCAAGAAGCTCAGAATATGCAAAGAATACAAGCGTTAATGAATGATGACGTTGTTCGTAAGCGTATTGAAGAGTTAGAGAAGAATAAGTGAGGTGCTTGTTATGATTTCTGATAAAGAACTTTTTAAACAGATGGCTGACCGTGATGTTGTAAATTTATACCGTTATCTTATTTACAATCTTGCTGGTGGTACAAGTATTGCTACTTATGCAAGTTTGTTTGAAGATAAGATTCTGGGGTATGCCAATATCGGTGTGGATAAAGCTTGTGATTGGCTGTTTGGTAAAGATGTCGGTTGTGACATTGACGAGGCGGCTGATATCGCACAAGCTGTTGTTTCTGATAAGATTGAAGAATACCGTAAACGTGTTAAAGAACAACGTGCGGCTAAAAATGCGTAATAACATTGTAACATAATTGATAGTCCTAATAAATAGGTGATTATTATGAGATGGCCTATCGTGACCGTTACATCACTTGATAGCTCTGCTGCTGGTGTGGACGTATTAAAGGCAAATCCTGTATATACTATAGAAAGTTTGCCCTATCCAAGACGCTATTATTATTTTGCCTTACTCATTAAGGTTGGTTTTGAATTTAATGACAACAAGTCTCTTTTACTGACAGATAATGATGAAGTAAACAAGTATCACCTTGTTGACCGTCTTGGTAATGCAGTTCTTGCTTCTCAGGCTATTGGATACTCTCAGAGCCAGAGATTAATGTACTGTATGTATGACGATGTAAAGAAAATTGTCCGCGTTCTAAGTCCTCTAACTCCTACTGATTATTATATTGAGGGTTGGCTTACTTAATAATATAATAAGGAGTGAAAGGAATGGTATTAAATAATGGTATTGCACCATGTGGCACGATGTCAAGATGTTGTTGCTGTAATATGCGGCTTATTTGTGCTAAGTCCCCTTACTGTGTTATAAATTCAGGAAGTGGCTCTTCTGATAAGAAACTGGAAGAAATTGAAAATCTTATACAGCAACTAATCCAGTCACAGACACAAACGATTGCTGATTTTGAGGCAAAAGCTACTGCTACTCAAGCTAGTTTAAATACAATTACTGCTAATATAGCAACATTGCAAACAACTAGTAATAATTTAGCGACAACATTTGGTGAATTTGCACAAGATACAAAAACTAAGCTAGACGAAATCTATGCTAAAGTAGAAAATATACCAGCAGCTAGTACAACTTCTATCAATGATTTAGATACGCCAATTGATGTAGATTCTTCTGATGTATCAGAGGATAATTCAAAATCACTTGCTGTACTAAAACCAAAAGAAACAGAAGATACTATTCTGGTTGAAAAGAAAGGCTTATTTGGCAAATCCAAATGGGTAGAACAAAAGAAATAATTTTGAGTTAAATTTTAGAAATTATAGACTCTTTAGTGGATATAAAATATTATGTCTAGTAAAGTGTCTATAATATTTGTTATAGACATAATTTGAAATTTAACTTATAGGTGTGCACCCGTATGTGCATGAAAGGAAAACATTATGACATTTGGTAAAAATGCGAAGAATAATCACCTTTATATCCGTAAAGAAGGTGATGTAGTATGAAGTATGAGAAGGAAAAATATTTCTCTTGTTATTCTCCTAATCTTAAAGAATATCTGGAAAGAAATGGATTTGAGCCTATTACTTCGTTTGTACACATCAGAGAGAATAAGACTTGCTGGGTATTTGAAAAGGTTCCTGAGCTATCTATATATCTTGAACAGTGGACCCGTAATCGTAAGTAAAGGGTAAAATTATATGAAAAATATTGTAAGAAATTTTTCTGTTGCTATTGTAGTATCTGTAACTGTGTTTATTACTACTTATTATTCTATTGTATATGCAACAAAGAAACAGATTGTATTTGATGGCTCGGATATTCTGATAATTATTTTCTTTGGATTGTTGTCCTTAGTAATTGTATTTATGTTGCTTTATATTAATTCTAAGTTAAATACATTCTCTAATGCTTTAGCTGATATTTCTAATAAAATTGATATATCAGAAGAAAATGTTGCAAATTTAGAAAGAAGCACACAGAGGATTATGTTGAAGGAAATAAAAGGAAATAGGGAATTTAAGGAGAAAATTTTAGAAAGGATGGACTATGAAAAGAAATCCGAACAGCAATCGGAGCAAAAGATGGATTGAACGAAACTGTTTATCTTCTGATAAATGTGTATCTTATATAAAAGATTTGTGTGAAGCGTATAACCTAAAATATAAGATTTCTAATGACAAGCTTTTTATTGATGCTGATGGGATTTCTTATCGAGTTTATCCTGATTATGAAAATATATGTATAATTGCCGTAAATAAAAAAACAGGTGAGAAAAAATGGTATGATGGAGACTCGTGTTGGGTTGATTTCGTACTAGACATTCTCTAATGCTTTAGCTGATATTTCTAATAAAATTGATATATCAGAAGAAAATGTTGCAAATTTAGAAAACGGTATTGACAAATTTTGGATATTATGGTATATTGATAATAGGAAGTAAGATTTCAATATAACAAGGAGATTTGTTATGAATATACCGTTAAGTTTGTTAATTTATAATCCAATTGAAGCATACACTTTGATACTGCTATGCGATGTAATTACAGGAAAAGATTTTAAGTATAACTTAAAGAGAGTACATCTTTTATATGTATTTAGTTTTATCAATTTCCTGAATCAATTAGTTCCATATATATGGTATGACGAATGGGTATTTATTCTATTAAATATCCTTACTGGATATATCGTGACTCCTGTTTTGCTCAAAGTATTCTGCAATGCGATGTCGTTTGATATAACACTTAGAGAATGCTTTGTTGCGCAGTTTATATCGTGTATCTTTATAATTATTACTTCGTCTCTATTCAATGTTGTTTTCCATACAAATAATGTATATTATAATTATAATGATTTGTATGAATTTATCGTAAATCTTGCGATATTTGCAATGCAAATTTCATTATATAAGATTATAAAACATAGGAGATATATCTATGAAAAACTTTGTAAAGGAAATCGCAAATAAGAGCGTAGAGAAAGCTTTTACTTCTTTCGCTCACTATCAGCCTAAGATGCCCGATTCTCTAATGGAGAAGGCTCAGGCTAAGAATAAGAAGGAAGACTAATCCGACTTATATTATAGACATTATAGACTTTAATATAGGGAGTCAGTCTTTTAGCTGACTCCCTTATTTTTTGTGTAAAAGGATATTCAGTTATGGATATTTTCGAGTATATAGAGGACTTGTCTTATAATCTTGGATTAAAGATAGCAAAACATTTTCACGAAGATAAGACAGGAATAGAAGAAACACAATATGGTATGTTTGCTATTTTAAGCTTTTTGTTTGAATTTGGAACTGGGCTTATTATATCGCTTATTTTTGGATATGTCAAGTATTTTCTTGTATTTCAGATTACATATTGTTTTCTACGTTCTGTTTGTGGTGGAGAACACTGTAAGACATTTGCTTCTTGTTGGGCAGTAACAAACATTATTTCATTTGTTGGAAGTATGATGGCTGTTTTATTATCCATAAATAGTATGCTTGTAATGATTGGAGTTACTATTACATTTTTGGCATCTGTTGATATGTTTTATATTATTCCAAAACCAAGCGAAAATTCTCCTAGTAGAGGAAGCAGAGATATTGAGTTTAAAAGACGCTATATTAAGGGAACTTGTGTGTTAATTTTCTTATCTTGTATTTTGGTGTTTTTTAATACGCAATTTGTTTCTTCCTCTATTTGCTCTGCTTATATTATGTGTTATATTATGCTATCTAAATATGGCGAAAAATTTATGAATATGTTTAAGTTTTAATTAATTAAAGACCAGAGGATAGAAACATTAAGCTGCTATCACCCGTTGTTAGGAGATACAGGTTCTTTGGCTTGCCTGTCTGGTCTTTATTATTTATAATTGTAGAACCAGTTTCAAAGAGGTGTGTTCTATGATTATAAATGATTTAGCAACAATAGCAAATTCTGATTTAATATCAGGAGCTGCAAACATTAGTCAATTTATAAATGTCTATCAAGCGACTAAAGGTGCGACGTCATCTCAGTTAAATACAGAGCTAATCAAGCAAAACCAACATATTGAAAATAAACTTGACGAACAAACAAATATGTTGATTGAAAAATTATTATCTGAATTAAAAATTATAGAAGAACAAAATATTGAAATAATTAAACTGCTGGGTGGTAGCGTCAAATGATTCTTAATACTAATGCAGAATTAGGTGGATTAGATACCCTTGGTGTTGCAGATACAATTATTGCTTCATTATTATTAAATTATTCTGAGAAATCTTATAAGTTGAATCTCGATAATACATCAGAAAATAAAAAGGTTATTTCTCTATTAAACGAAATAAATGAAAATGAAAAAACTATTATTTCTTTATTACAAAAAATAATAGAAGATGATAAGCATTAGTCTTGTCTTATCGGTAAAATAATCCAGACTAAAATAAACGACTGATGGTTCTGGCTCGTTGTAAAAATAAAACGTGGCAGAGTAATAAGGAACAAAAGGGGTTAAAATATTGTAGAAGGTAGTGAGTATTAGTGGATGCACTGCAAATAGCAATGAACATTTGCTCTACTTTTGGTGTTTCTGGACTTCTTTTGTTTTTTATTAAAAGGTATTATGATAAGAAGGATGAATCTCTAAAAGAGGGCAAGCAAGAGAGGAAAGAAATTAAAGAAGTAATTGAAAAAATTGCGAAACAGAACGAGGAACAATACCGAATGATTGCTTCTCAAAACGACAAAATAACTTCTTTATCTAATGATGTTAAAGCTTTGAGAGAGCAAGGAAATCAAAACTCACAAGCAGATAGAGATATGCTTAGAGATGCGATGCTAAGGACATATCATAATTGCTATGAAGTCAAAGGTTGGATTTCTGTTAATGACTTAGAAAGTTTTCAACATATGTTTGAGAGCTACACAGCGTTGCACGGTAACGGAATGATACCGGCTGTTCATGAAAAAATTTTAAGTCTACCAACTATTCCACCTGAGAATAAATCTTGAACATTTCATTAAATTATAAAATCACTTTTAACAAATAGGTGATTATTATGACTGTAAATGAATCGAAATTTATCATTCAGAAATTAATTAAGTATTCTATGGAAGAACTTGAAATGGCAGAACATTATCAAAAAATGATGGCTCACATGGAAGATTCTTCTGCGTTCTCTAAATTTAAAGAATTTGCGAACCAAGAACTTGCTCACCATGAGTATGATTTATCAACCGCAATGGCAATGGCACAGAAACTAAAAGATGAAAATGAGATTGCAGATGTGGACGAGTTTATAAATGGTATTTATAAGCAGAATCAGACACATTGGAAGGAAAAGATTGTTTGGAAAATTGCAAACACAAAGCCAAAAACCTCTCGTTAAATGATGCTAGGCATAGGGACTAGAGGTCGTTAAACAGCGACGATAAATGTTAAAGGTGTTGGAATAATACCACGGTATTATACAGTATCTTTGATTTTAAATGTTTATTGCTATGGCAACTATCCTTGAGTAGATATACTTGAGGATAGTAACGATGGCAATAAAGTCATCGCGGAATTAAAGGAATCATTTGGAGTGAAAGGAGTACACATGGAAGATAGTCTACTTAAATGTAAAGACGAAACCGATAAGGAATATGGTTTGCGTTTAGCTATGAATAAAGATGTCTATGGTATTAGCTGGACTAAGATTTGTGACCTTATGTTTGAAGCTACTGGCGTTAGAAAAGACGAAAGTGCCTATCGTAAATATTATATGGCGTTCATTGATGGAATGGATTATCAAAAAAATAAAGACCCGTCTGAACAAATGGACGAGTTAATGAATAAAGAACTGGATGTAAAACTAGAAACTGTTAAGATGCGTGATTATAGAGCGGCGCTCAACCGTGATGTTGATAAGATTGCTCGTTTTGATATGCTCAAACAGGACATATCCGATTATGTTATCAAGAATCATTTGGAATTTAATGATAATAAAAGTAACTTTTCATCAACTGAGAAAAGTGCTATTTTATGCCTATCTGATTTTCATTATGGTATGGTAACTGATAATTATCTTAATAAATACAATCCTGAAATTTTCCATGAGCGCATGACCAAACTTTTTGACGCAGTTGTTAAGAAGATTTATTCTGAAAAGATTGGTACTCTGTATGTTATTAATTTAAACGATGCTATTTCTGGATATATTCATAATACTATTCGGATTGAGAATCGTAAGAATGTTATTGAACAAGTAATGGAAGTTTCTAATGCTTTGGCAGAGTTTCTAAATGGGCTTTCTCAACATTGTAATATTGAATATTATTCTGTTATTGATAATCATTCTCGTTGTATGGCTAATAAATATGATAGCTTGCAAAATGAAAATTTTTCTCTTCTTGTTGACTGGTATCTAAAGGCCGCTCTGCGCTATGTACATAATATTCATATTAATGAGAACGAATTTGATAATGATATTTTAACATTCAGTATTTATAACTGGAATTATCTAGGTTCTCATGGAGATAAAGATACCATTCATGATATAGTTCAGAATATGACGCTTCTAACCCATAAGTTCTATGATGCAATGTTTATTGCGCATAAACACCATGTGGAGTCTAAAGAGGTCGATGGGACTATGGTTTTTATGAATGGTTCTCTTTGTGGTACAGATAATTATGCCAAGTCTTTGCGTATTACTTCTCACCCTTCCCAGACTATGTATATTGTCACTCCTGATAATCCCTATGAATCTATAAATATTATCCGTTTGGATTAAGGTGGTGGTTACATGGCTATTGCTAAAAAAGGAAAACAAATCGGAGAAGAGACGAAAAAGAAACTGATTTGCATTAGTTGTGGCTGTGGAGTTCAAAATAATTTCAATGCCACGAAAGATGAATATCATAAGTTCTTTAATAAGATACCATATTGTAAGGATTGTGTCAAGTCTATTTATAAAGGATACTTGGTAAAATACAATGGCAATACAAACCTTGCTATTTATTTTACTTGTAGAAAAATTGATATTCCGTACATTCATCAAGCGTATTTGGCGGCTATGAAAGAATCTCAGAATGAAAACTCTGTGTTAAATGGAGAAGAGAACCTATTACCAATTTATCTAAAGAATCTTGCATTTGCAGATAAAAATGGCTGGGGTTCGAGCTTTGACGATTCTCAGGGTGAAAACAATATCGAAGGTCTTAGTAACTACGATGTTTATACAAAGATTAAACGTCCTAAGAAAGTTACTGGTGAACTTGGCGATGACGATAATTATGAAGATATTGAATTTAGTACAGCATATTTGCAAAGTGTATGGGGAAGATTTGATAATGATGACCTAGCATATCTTCAAAATGAATATATGGATTGGGAATCTAAACTGGGTCAAATTGATACTAAAGATATTGACATTATTGTTAGACAGATTTGTTATCAAACTCTTGATATTAATAAAGCTCGTGAAAATGGTGAAGATGTTACAAAGAAACTAAACGCTCTAACTTCACTTATGAATAATGGTGGCTTACTTGAAAAACAAAATAGAGCCGTACAAAATTCTAAGGTTGTTGGTCAGCGCATTGAAGATATTGAAACATTTAGACCTGTTAAGAAAGCCGACCCTGAATTAGCAGATGTAGATAATGTTAATTTGTTATTTGATGCGTTTGCTGGTTGTACTGCAAGGGCTTTAGGTAAAAATAATAAATATGTTGAAAAATTTGAAAAGGAGTTTGAACCTTGGAGTATTGATATAATTGAAAAGGGTAAAGCTCAACTCCTTGGAACGGAGAGTGATGAAGAATGTCAGAGTCAGACAAAATCACAATCCGAAGACTAAAGAAAAAACGTGCTACACTCCAAGAGCAATACAATGAAAATTTTGAAGCATGGGTTGGGTATTGGAGAGCGAACCCTCAAAGATTTATTACTGAATATCTAGGTTTACCATTGTATGATTTTCAAAAAGTTCTAATTTGGGAAATGAATAATACTGCAAACTATATATTTATAGGGAGTAGAGGAATTGCTGGTCGATATAATTAAATGTATTAAAGGAGTATTGAATGTATAAAGATTCTTTTAATGAAAATTACTTTGAAACTATTGATTGCGAACACAAAGCGTATTGGCTTGGATTTTTAATGGCTGATGGTTGTATTCTGGATGAAATTTTATCAGATGGAACCAGAAGACCGAGAACAATCCAGATGAATGTGTCTTTGTGTGATATTGAAATAGTAGAGAATTTCATGAAAGATATTGAACTAAATAAACAAATTAAGTATAGTTCCAGAACGTCAATACATGATGAGAAATTAGAGTATTGTAAAATAACCGCTGGCTCTTCTAAAATGTGTAATGATTTAATCTATCATGGTTGTACTCCTAGGAAGAGCTTAACTCTAAAATTTCCAAATACAATTCCGAATAATATGGTTCGCCATTTTGTTAGAGGATATTTTGATGGAGATGGAAGTGTGTGGTATTCTGAAAGAATGCAACTCAAGAAGGGAAGAAATAAACCAACACTTCAAAAGAACTTTAGAGGTGCATTCCAAGGAACTGTTGATTTTCTAACAGTATTAAAAAATATTCTTGAAAATAATAATATGAGCATCGGGAATATTAGAAAAGGTCATGGAAATGTTTTTACATTTGAATTTGGCGCAAGACAGACTATGATAAATTTCTATCACTATCTTTATGATGATGCCACTGTTTATTTAGGAAGAAAACATCGGAAGTTTATTGATACATTTAATTATTTAGACATGGCCTACTAATTGGAAACAGTTAGATAGAATCGGGTAAAATCGGTAAATGTCTTACATTAAGAAAATACCGAGACAATCAATTAAATTGCGAAAGGTTGATTGACGTTGTAACGCATAGGGATTGAATAAATATAATATCCCCAAGAGTACCCGACAACTTATATAGTTGATAATATATGCTAAACTTATAAGTGATTATAAGATTTAAAAGATAAAAAACTTTTAAGATAATAAATTGAAATCCTCTCTCACCCTAGATTTCTGTTGTCAAATGGCAATTCTTTATCCCGGTCTCAAAATTCTTGTTGTTTGTCCTGTTAAATCACAGAGTAAACAATTCGTTAAGAAGATTTACGAGTATATGCGAATGAGTAAGAACCTAGAACAGGAAATCAAAGTTGATGAGATTAAGATTGGCGTTAATGAATGTCAGGTTCCGTTCAAAAATGGTTCTACAATTTTTACTGCGACGTACAGTGAAAATGCCCTCGGATTGAGAGCTAATATATTAATTGTTGATGAATTTGTTCGTACAGAGAAAGAAGTTATTACTCGTGTTTTTGACCCTATGCTTTCCGACCCAAGAAAACCAAGATATCTTGATTTAACAAGAGAGCAGCGGGCAGAAGAATACAAGCACGAAGAATTAAGAAAGATTTATCTATCATCAATTAGACGTGCAGATGAGTGGTCTTATAAGACCTTTGAGGATTATATAGACTGGATGACAGATGGCAATAGAGATTATTGCGCAACAGTTGTTAGTTATGCTCTTGGTGTTAAAAATGGGTTTATTAGTAAAAAGAAAGTAGAGGACACTTTTAAATCTAATTTGGAAAATATTAACATTTTACAAGCTGAATACAATTGTATCGCAGAACGTGGCACTGGTAACTCTTATTTCACATATAAAATGATGGATAGAGTCAGAACCAACTCCAAAGCATTCTGTTGTATGTCTGATGAGGAATATATTCAGTATAAAGATTGTAGAGAAAAATACCCTTACTATCAAGAAAAACTACCTAATGAAATTAGGTTGCTATGTATGGACGTTGCTGTTATTGAATCTAGCAAGAACGACAATACTGCATTTTTTATTATTAGGTTAATTCCTGATAGCGGAAGATATACAATCATTGTACCATACGCGGATAGTATGCACGGTCTAAACTCAATCGCTCAAACTAAGAGAATGAAACAATTATTTTATGAGTTTGAATGCGATTACATGATACTCGATACACAAGGCGTGAAATGCTTGCGCCAATTATATAGTAATATATAATTAAGTATTGCGGAAGAAAACTGGAAGGCTGGAATGCCAATCAGAGTGGAAGTTATATAATAATATATATAACACACGCAACGCATAGAGATTGAAACTATTTATAGAATATAACATCTCCAAGAGTCCGCAACTCCTATTTAAATTTGGGATGAAAAGGTATGCTAAACTAATACGAATAATAAGTGCTAGAATTTAGAGATAAAAAGCTCTAAAGATAATAAATGAGGTATTTCTATTTTTGACTATGCCACCACAGAAACCTACGATGAAAATCGTGGTGTTACTTACCCTGCATGGACAGTAATTAACCCAGAAGATATTAAGATGGTCAACCGTACAATTGATAGAAATGCGGTTCCTGTAATTTATTCTGTTAAAACTCCAATCCAGTTAAAGTCTGCTATGTTTAGTAATATGCGTGATTTGATTACTGATGGGCGAGTTAATCTACTTGTTGATAGCCAAGAGGGTCTTGATTATATGATGAAGAACTATCAGTATTATAAAATTGAAGATGAGGATTTAAAGAAGCGTCTTATGAATCCTTATGTACAAACTAATCGGCTTGTTGATGAGGCAATTAGTTTGGAACAGGTGGTTACTCAGGGTTATATTAACCTAAAGGAAAAAGCCGGAAATCGTAAAGACCGTGTTATGTCTTTGGCTTATGGTCTTTGGTACGCCAAGTTACTAGAAGACCAATACATTAATAAACAAGAAACCAACAGTCTATTAGACTGGACATTCTTTGGTTAAATTATTTTTATAGAAAGCGAGGTGAGATGTTTGCCAAGAAAAAAGAAAACTGAACAAGAAACATTGTCTGAGAAACAGGTTAATGATGTTCTAAATGCGTATGATTATTTCATGAATTTTTCTGATTCTTACAACCGTAGTTATAGAAGCGCCGATTATAATACACCTGACGCTGTTAACAGACGGTTAAAGGATATTAATTTAACACAAGTAGACACAACTGTTACAGAAATTGAAAACGCTCTAAAAAACGCAAAAGATTCAGAAGAAATCCTTTCTAATTATGCTCAGACGCTTGAAATTACGAATATGTCTTTTAAGCGGATGACACAATATCTTCCAAACCTAGCGGCATTTAACCTTACTTTCGACCCAATCAATGTTACAAAAGAATCTGAACTAAAGTCTAAAGAATTTAAGAAAGACTTGGCTATTGTAGATGATTTTTGCAATAGATTCGATTATCGAGCAGAATTTGCAACTGCTTTGCGTCAGTGTTTTAGGCAGGGTGTAATGTTCGGAGTCCTTCGTGATGAAGGAGATAAATATACTATTCAGGAACTCCCAAAACAGTTTTGTAAAATTACAGGTCGTTTTGATTATGGATACCTATTTGATTTCGATATGAACTGGTTTATTAATATGGATGGTGTTGATATAGATATGTATCCACCAATCTTTAAGCGTATGTTAAATCGTATCCAGAAGAATTTTATTAAACCATACGACCCTGCAAGACGTTTACAGTCAAGAAATACTGGGTTTGGACATTGGCAACAAACGTCTCCTGAAAATAATTTTTGGTGTTTTAAATTAGACCCTGAACTAGCAACTATTTTACCTTATTATTCGGGTATTCTTGGTAATGCTAGTTTCCAGCCTGTTGTTAGAGGTCTGCAACAGGACAAATACTTTATTGATGCTTCTAAGATTCTGGTTGGTATCCTTGGATTCAATAAAGAGCAGAAAAGCGGTCAGGTCGCCAACTCTATTAATATGACACCTGAGATGATTGGTAAATTTCTGGGCGTTGCTCGTAAAGGACTAAATAGCCAGATTGGTTTAGCTGTACTACCAACTGACGATGTTAAGGCTATAGACTTTAGTGTTTCAAATACCAATTCCGATGTTGACTATGCAAGCTCTGTTGTTAAACAAAGTGTTGCTTCTAGTGAAGCTCTGTTTGGAACTGAAAAGCTGAATAGCCACCAGTCTAAACTTGCATCCGCAATTGATAATAATACTATTGAAGCGCTTTACCCGATGTTTGCTAATTTCATGGAGTTTTTCATCAATCAACGAACCACTAAATATAAGTTTAAAATTCGTTTCCATGACGAAAACGTCCCTGACCAAAAGGCAGAACGCAAAGCACTATTTAATGATTTTTCCAAGATAGGATTTGTGGATATGCAGCTTGCCGCTCGTTGTAATGATATGAATATTTTCGAGTATGCAAGGCATCTACAAATCTCTAAGAGTTGTTTTGATGTAAAAGGGATGATTATCCCTCTAAATCAATATCTAACTCCACCAGTTCAAAATAGGGCTGGTGTTAGCACAACTACAAAATCCGCAGAGAACCCTCTTACCAAAGGTAGTGTTGGTAGGCCACCAAAACCTGAGAGTGATTCTGAGTCTACGGAGGCAAGTTGGGCTAGGGGTTCTAATGAACTCAAACAAGAATTTGATGAGTAATTGAGGTGATATAATTGGCACTATCTAAAGAAGTGATTAAGGCTCTAAATAGCTCTAATGGTCTAACTCAGTCTTTAAATGTCGGTCAGGCTATTTCTGACGCTATTGATGAATGTGGCGGTTCTACTACCAATGTGCAGAACGTCACTAATGTAATTGATGCGCCTAAGATTGCGCACCACGATAAGCTAGATGGTAATGTTACAATTGCTACTCTAAAGAGCGCTTACAATTCTCTAGTGGATGACTTGATTAAGGCTGGTCTAATGGAGCAATAATATATGTTAAATTTAACATTGAAAGGAGGTGACACGATTGGAAAATAAAAGTTTATATTTCACATTTGGCATTGACGATGTAAATGTTATTGAAGACGATGATAGATTTGCTATTACTAAGATTCGTGCATTTGCAGAAAAAGAGAATAGTCATACTCAGCCAATTTCTTTTGATTCTCTTAAAATGACTGCTAATACTATTTATAATGTTCCTGTTGTAGTTGAGTTCACTGATTGGAATGATGACGGTATTGGTACTCACTCTAAGGCAGAAATCCCGGTTGGGTTTGTTTACTCTGAAAACAATCCTGTCACCTTTGAATATGATGAAGAACGAGATAAGAATTTCTTGACTATTAAAGCTCTTATTTGGAAAAACTATTCCAAAAATATTGTTGATATTATTCATAGTTCTAATGACAGAAAGAAAGTATCTGTTGAAATGACCACTACCGATTATCAAGATAATGGCCCATTTGATAAGCCAGATGTTTATAGCTGGAAATATCAAGCTATTACTATTTTGTCAGACCAAGTTGCAGAGGCTTGTAAAGGAAGCAATGTTCAGCTTATGAAATTCTCTGAGGATAAAGAAAATTATATTAAAGAAAATTTTGCTGACAAAATTTCTATTGATAATTCTAAAGAAGCCGCTACAAGTGGCGAGTGGTCTAATCCAGGTCAGAAGCTATTCAAGCCAATTAAAGAAGCGTCTAATGCAAAGTCTTTGCTAAAAGAAGCATATTTAATTGGTGACTTCTCCGACAATGAGTATGAAATTACGAAATTCAAGTATCCACATCACGTTGTTCGTGATGGCAAACTTATTGTTCATAAAGATGGCTTGCAGTCCGCATTCTCTAGGGCTGCACAGCAGGGAATTGTTAAAGGAGACGTGAAGTCCCACTTGCTGAAACACTATCGTGAGCTTGGTTTGGATACACAAAATTTTGCAGAATTTGGTTTCTCGCAAGATGAGTTCAATCAGTATTTTGCAGAAGATTATAAACAGGACGAGGGTGAAAACGTGGAAGAAGAGAAGAAAGTAACAGAAGCCGAAGTCACTGAGACCAAGAAGGAAGATGAGACTAAGGTGGAGGAAGCGGAAGCAGCCGAAGAAAAGACCGAGGAAAAGGTTGAAGAGGCTTGCGAAACCGAGACCATCACAGAATCTTACGAAACTGAAATGGGCGGTGACAAGAAAATGGCTGACGATGAAGACGATAAAGATGATGATTCCGATGAGCGTCATGATGAGTCTGACAAGGACGATGATGACAATAAGGAAAATATGTCTCTTGAAGAAGCTATGTCTGAAATTTCTAATCTAACTGCTGAAAATGAAAAGTTGAAAAAGGATAATGAAGCATATATGGCTAAATTTGAAGCCATGTCTGATTATGATGAACTGAAGGCTTTTAAGTTTGCAGCAGAAGAAAAAGAAAAGCAAGAAGCTAATATGGTTAAGATGTGTGAAGTCCTAGACGAAATCTCTGAAAAGGGTGTTGAAATGTCTGAGGACGAACGTAATGCTTATATCGCTAAATTTAGCGAATATGATAGTGTAGCCGCATGGAGTAACATGGTAAAAGCCGCAGAGTTTGACCGAGTTGGTGCTCCCTCTGGCAATATCCACAAAATTGGTCTACCTTATGGCGAAAAGAAGAAATCTAATGGTTCTATTTGGGATGACTAATAATTATTAAAATTAATTTAGGAGGAAATTCTACTATGTATAATGTTCTAGTTAAGAATCGTTATGCGGCTCTAAATGTTGACTCTTTCAACCGCACTGCCGTATGTAGCGAAGATGTGCCTAATGGCTCTGTATTTGCTCTAAAGGAGTATTCCGAAGATGCCGATAGCAACATGGTTTGGAAGGCAGAAGCAGTTGCAGCTAATGCCAAGACTATGTGGATGGCTTCTAGCCCTGAAGTTGTTATCACTACTCTACCTGACGGCAGTGAGCTACGAGGCGTTGATAACAATATTCGGGATTTTGTAAACGTCAAGGGTCATCCTATTGATGTTTTCAAGCTGGTCGAAGGTGATGTTCTAACTATTGCCCCCGATGAAAAGAATACCACTATGGCTACTGCAAAGTATCTAATCCCAGATGCTGGTAAGTTTGCACTAAAGGCTGAAACTACTACTGAGCCTACTGCTGGTATGTATCTGCGTGCGCTAGGTGCAACTACTCTACACATTGGCAATGGCGATATGGTCAAGAAGGCCGTTCCTGCTTACAAGTTTGAAGTCGTTGTAGCTTAATGATATTTTAAGAAAGGAAGAATAATACTATGAATGAGAAGACTCTAGCTTTCTCCGGCGATATGACCGCCGAAGTAAAGATTAAGGATTATTTTAATGACTATGCAAAGCAGCGTGGTCAGTATGATGGCTATGTTGATACCTCTATCTCTTTTGCAGAGAAGGAGAAGAAGATTAACGACCTACTGATGGCAGAAGTTAAGAAGCTATCTGGTCTGGATTTCAACAATTCTTTCGCTTCCATTGAGATGATGGCTAAGAATCCCACTTTCCAGTGGGCATACATGGCCGTTATTGACGCAGCTATTGATATGGTTCTACCTGATTTTGTAGACCGTACTACCAATGTCTACACCGAAATGCGTAATGGCGCTATTGGTGATAGCTTTAAGTTTGATGTTGAGTCTAACGACCTGTTTATTGTCTCCAAGGCTGGTCGGAATCAGCGTAATACTGAGTTCCAGCGTGAAGATATTGGTCAGCGTTCTATCATCCCCTTCAACCACAATATTTCTGTTTCTTCCAATAAGTACAAGGCTCTGTGTGGTAAGGAATCTATGGCTCGTTTCCTGATGAAGGCTGTTCTATCTATGGAAGCAGAACTAACCAAGGAAATTGCTCTAGCATTTGCTACCGCCATGGATGATGTTAAGGATAATGGCGCAGAGGCTCTACACGTTGCTGGTCTAGCAGACAAGAGTGTCATCAAGCTAATTCAGACTGTCCAAGCTTATAACCGTGCTCCCGCTATTCTAATGGGTACTATGAGCGCTGTTCATGACCTCCTGCCTCAGTCTGCTAATCTGCGTATGATGGTTGATTCTGATTACGTTCGTGTTGGCTATATCTCCAACATTTATGGTACTGACGTAATGGTTATGCCTCAGTATGCCGATTATGCAGCTGCTGACCAGTACAAGCTGGCTCTGCCTGATGATAAGATTTATGTCATCAGCCCTTCTGCTCAGAAGCCTGTTAAGCTGTGCCTAGAGGGTGCTACTACCTCTAACACTGTTGATAGCAATGCAGATGCAGACCTGACCACCAATACTACTATCAATAAGAGCTGGGGTATCGGTGTCATCGCCAACGCTATTGCTGGTGTCATCACTGTCAGCTAATTGATTGTTAAATTTTAAATAATTGCTCTACTCCTTCGGGAGTAGAGTTTATATTATTTTTGGATTAAAAGGGGTATAAAATGGCAACTAATACACAGAGAATTGAAAACCTTGAAAAGGGTATGTCAGAAATGCAGGGTACGCTTGGCGAGATTCTTGCTGCACTACGCGGTTTTTCTACTTCCTCTGCTCAAAATGAATCTGTTGCAGTTGTACACGAGGATAACTCATCCGAAGAAGATTATACAGAACCAGAGGACGGAAAGAGCATTCGTGTTCGCAGTCTGTTTAATGGGACTCTTAATCTTACTTATGGTGATAGACGCTTTGTTACTTTTAATAAGTACGGTGACGAAAATCGTGTGCTATATCGTGACCTGATTCAAATTGTGAATATGAATCACAAGTTTGCGGAAGAAGGATACTTTGAAATTGAGGATGCAAGTGCTGTTTATTTTCTTGGTATGACTTATGCTTATAATAATATTATCAAGTATAAGGATATCGAAAATATTTGCGGTTATTCTGATGACAAAGTGAAAACTCTAATTGAGAACGCAAGCGATTATCAGAAAAGCCTAGTAGCAAATCGTGTTGCTCATCAAATTGTCGATGGCAAGAACGTAGACTACAACAAGGTCAATTTGATTAATAAGTTGTGTTCCGTAGATATTAGTAAGCGCGCAGAGTCTATTCGCTCACTTGCTTAAACTACTTTAAATAAGAAAGGCGGTGAATGGGATTGAACAATATTAGTTTATTTAATAATGAAATAGAAAATAAACCTGTTGAAGAACCAGACGCTCCACCAGAGCAAACACAACCTTCTGGTACAAATTTTAACGAGATTTATAAATTATTTTTAATTTCATTACAAGATTATGAGCTAAAACGGCTATTTAATGATAACCCAGAAGCAGCCGATGATTTGCTTATGTACTTCTTACTAAGAGCGATTCCGCTTTTTATAAATTGTCAGAAAGATATTGAACAATATCATCAAAATGAATCAGGGGAGTATGAATTTAACGACACACTGACATTAACAGAAAAGACTATTCTTTCAGATTTAATGGTTCAATGCTGGCTTGACTTTATAATTTCTGATACTACTCAGCTTGGTGGTTTGCAAGATACTGACTTTAAGCGCGAGTCTGCTTCTAATAATTTAAAAGAGAAAGCAAATTATGCTGATAGATGGCGAGAAAAGACTAACCAGAAAATTATTAATTACGGCCTGAAAAATACCCCATTTGCTGAGTGGGCGGTGGGAAACTATGGACTTTAATGGAATCAATTTTTCTGACAAAGAAATTCAAGAGTATAAACAATCTGTAATCAATAAATTATTTGCAATTCTTGGAATTTTTGAGGATTGCGAAGCTATAGATGATTATTCTGGGTATACTGCTTACATCAAGAGGTTAACAAGGGAATTTAATGGATTGTACAATATGTTCGGTATTGTGAATTTCCTTTCTATTGTTAGCATTCTTGAGGGTTCGCAAGTACCCATTGAACATTCAGAGGTTAAACAACTAGTGTTCCATTGTATCTCTCTGGTCAAAAAGGCTAGGTGATATATATGTCATACTATGATACTTTTATGAATGTTAATAAGCACCCTGCTCAAAGATGGAGAAATCAGCTTCAAGATACGGTTGATAAGGTCTTTGAAAATGCGTCTACTTGGTGGGATGACGTATGGGAAGAGAAAGAATTTGGTTCTAATGGTCTTGAAACAATTACAACAGACGAAGAAAAAAGAGATGAACTATTTAATAAAATAGATATCAGAATTACATCACTTGTTGATGCTAAAACCGGTCAGCGTGTAAACGATGACTATAAGAAATTAATTTATAAAGATTTAGATTATAGGCCAAAGCTAGGACAGAGATATTTCTTTGATGATAATATCTGGATAATTTACTCAAGGGATAACATTCGCAAGAGTTCATCTAGTGCTTATGTTAGACGTTGTAATAATACAATCAATACTCTAGCAGAGGACGAGAAAACAATCCATCGTGAACCATGCTATATTGAGTATAAAATTATTGAAGACCAAATCACGACGTCAGAAGTTATTGACGTACCAAAAGACAAAATCGAGGTTGTTTGCCAGTATAATGATTGGACGAGTAAATATAAAATCAACAGTCGCTTTATGTTAAATGGTATAACCTATAAGATTAGAGCGTTTGTTAATTTCTTAAATATGAATACATTCCAAGACAATCCGGGTTTGTTAAAATTCTATGCAGACTTTGAAAATTATAATGCGGCAGATAATCCAAAGAATGATTTGGCTAATGACGACAAAGAGCCAAAAGAGCCAGAAGAGTTTACCATTCTTTTAAATGGTTCAAAAACATTTGTTCTTGATGGAGATAATTATACGTTTGAGTGTAACAGGAACAAAACAGTGTCTAAAGATTATTATTCTTTCGCATTCACAAATAATAGTTTTAAAATTAAAAACCATCATCAGAGTACCAATCCGCTTATCGTGGAGTGCTATCAAGATGGTACACTAATAAAAACATTTAATATCAAATTAGGAGGTGTTGTATAATTGTATTACGAAGAGCTTAGTCCAATTGTATTTGCAGTTATTTATAACAGACTCCTACGAAGCGAACGTTTAGTTAGGTTATTGACTTGTTACAAGAGAAACACATCGCCCTATTTTGACAAATCTTTTGATAAAGAAATAGAGAGAATTGGTGGCGTGAATAATCTTGTTTATATGGGGCAAGACCTAGATAAATGCACAGACGTTCACATTTATCCACTAGAGCATATTCCTGACGCAAAATTAGACCAGAAAACTTATTTGACTGTGACACTTAATGGTGGTTATACAGCAGAAGTTGCACAGTATAAAAGAGTTATTGTATGTGTTGATGTGGTAGTTCACGATGAGCAAAGTGTTATTCTATCCGATAATCCCGACTATCCGATAGCTTATCGTCTTTATGATATCGTGCACGAAGTTGATACGATTATTAATGACAAAAGATTGGAAGACTTTTCTCCCGGACGCATGAGCCTAATAGGGTTTCAACGTCGTTATTACAATGGTTATTTTAATGGTCTGCAACTTCAATATCAACTAACACTAAATAGTACAATTGGTTGTGATGGAGGTTCTACGAATCTATTACCTAAATTTATTCTAAAAAATTGAACGCTTTACAATTGTATAGCGGGAGACCGCTAAAATTAGCAGAAAACGTATATGTAGAACATCCAAAAGTTAATAAATTATTTAGCGACGTCGGAGAAAAAGATGTTTATAGTGAATATATGAAAAATCTGACCATTATTATCACGCAGTCGAAAGATATTGCTGATATTTTATGGGTTGAAAACAAAATATGGTATGAAGACATAAAGAGTGAATATGAGTTCTTTATTCAAGAATGCCTATCAGATAGCACATCAAATAGTGTTTTTATTAGAGATGGTGAACTTGTCTCAGAAATGGACGAAGAGTGTATTGTTATTAATAATGATATGTCTAATGCACTCAATTACTTTCTAAATTTAGATGGAAAGTGGATTGTATTAGGTAGAACAATTGGAGATAACATACAAATGTTCCTTTTGAGCGTTAAATGTGAAAATGATAAGTTATATATAGAGTCTGATTCTGTCAAATTTAACGAACAGGCTTATCATATATTGGTAGAATATTTAAGAGAGGTAAATTGGATTCATCCTAAATATGGATTTCTTAAAGGTGCTACCAAAAAAGCGAAGAAAGTAATCTTACAAAGAAACTATGAAGAAAGAGAATATGAGACAAGAAAAAATAAAAGCAGAGATAAGGGACAAGAAGATTTTCAATGTATATTATCTTGCCTCGTAACTTTTAAGATATTTTCATACGAAGAACTTTTTAGTAAACCAATATATGTGATTTACGATTCGTATTTCAGATATATTCAAGCCGATAATTATAGAAATACAATGGATGCTTTACACTCTGGGTGCATCGACACAAAGAAAAACCCGATTGACCTCGAAAAGATTCATTGGAGTTCTATTATTGGAAATAATAAATAATTAATTTAGGGAGGAAAAGGGTTATGGATAAAGGAACCCCTAAAAACTTTGCTATACAGCAAGTATATGAAGTTCTAATGCAGAAGCCATCCGATAAAAGCATTATTGGGTATCTAAAGCATTGCAAGACTTCTAGTATTGAAAATACACAAGAGATGACATATCCTAGCGGCGGCAAAGGAAACTCTTATATTGGACGTGGCTTTGGACACTCAAAGCACGCTACATTTAATATTGAAAATGCTATTTGGAACGTTGATGTTCTTGCCGCACAAAATGGTACTGATGTCGTCACAGGAGAGACTACTTATACAAAGTATGTCCAAATCGACCTAAAAGATTCTACCTATAGTTATAATCTACCAATTCCTGCTGTTAAGGAAGTTGGTCAGACTTTATACATTGGCACTATCTACGGCACTCAAGCAGATGGAGACTACGTTAAGGTTCTTACCGAAGACGAGTCCAAGAGCGAAGGTAAGTTTACTTATACTAAAGAAGTTACCGAAACCTCTCCTGCTCCTGCAAAAATTGAGCTTTCAGAAAAAGATGTTAAGGATATGATTGAAATTCTAGGCTGCACCAAGCTATCTATGGCGTACACCGTTAAGTCTAGCGCTGTCGCACAGCGTATTAACATCAAGACCAATACTATGCCTGACACTGCACTGGTTACTGCTTATGGTTTGGTCGCAGATATCTGCGACGGTACTCTGTATCCTTGTGTCGTTCATGGAATGGTTCAGATTGATGGCAACTGGACTTGGGACTTAACTGCCGATGGAGACCCTGCTGTGCACAACATTTCTATGGAATTTGTTGCAGGATGCCAATCCGAAGACCTCTATTCTATCATTGTTGATACTGACGAGGAATAATTCTATCATGTTAAATATAGGTAATGCATTTGCGTTGCCTATATTTTTTATTATTTAAATTATATGAAAGGAGGGTTTTATGGCTTATGATGTAAGTAAGAAAATGAATGTTGGTCATGGTAAAATTATGACTACATTAATCGACGCCCTATTCCTCCGAAAAATAGATGCAGAAAAGACCTATCTTCCGCTAACTGGTGGAGATATTACAGGGGATGTAACATTTAAAGACAGCTCTGTTCTGTTTGATAAAGATTCAAACTCTGCTAAGATAGGAAAGAATCATAATGGAAACTTAGACATTTACAGCGGCAAAAACGTACAATTTAGTACAAATGGCTCTACATACTTTGTGGCAAATCCAAGTTATTTATCTTTGGAAAATAAACACAATAATATATCTGTTGAACTTGTAAATGAAGATGGTTCTGGTTCTCCATACGGCGGTCTTACGATTTATAGCATAGCCAACGGAACCCCTGAAATGACCAGTGCAATTAGTTCTGGTTATATGAATGGGACGCCATACCAAGATTTTACCGTTGAAGACGGTGGACTTTTTTCTTGGAATGTTGTTGACGGTGACGATATAAACAACGTTGCTAAAATTGACAAGAATGGTTTAACATTGGCTAATCCAGACTCAACTTCTGGCAAGTTCTCTATGCTTAAATTTGAAAGTGGAAATAATGGATTTGTATCTATATTTAGTCCAGAAGAAAATACCCTAACTTTGTCTGCTTCGGATTGCATTATGTTAAACAACAATCTAGGTGTTTCTGATACAGCCGTTATGTTGTATCAAGAAAACAAAATCCATTTTGATGGTGGTCACGATAATGGTGTAGTCATGTATAGCAAAACAGGTTCACATGAACTAAGTATCGACTTGGAAGACAAGCATTTTGTGATTAGCAAGGATGGGTTTAGTGGAAACGCCAACACAGCAACAGTAACTTCAAAATTGGCGCAAGAAAGAACTGTGTCCGGTGGTACTGACATTATGTTAAATTACAAATATGATGGAAGTAGTGATTCAGAGGCCGAAGTGGGTTTTTATGCTTGTAATGCAAAAGTTGGGAACCAGAACAATTACCCATATCATCGTATTGCACGAATAGATTTAACATCAGAAAACTACAAAGACTGGTCAACAACTCTTTATGTTTCTCAGGGATATCTTGGCGGCGGTTTTGGTATTTGTAGAATTGCAATGAGAACTAACGGCACAGGTGCTAGGTCTGGCGTTGAAGTAAAGTGGCTTGCTAGAAATAATCTATCAACAGACTTTGTTCAAATTGCAGTTGATGACACAATTAATGCAACTTATGCTGATGTGTTTGTAAAGATTGAATCTTCCTACGCTTCTACCACAATTAGAGCGTTTGCGTCTGAATCTCGTGGTTTTATCAAGAGAACATGGGTTCTTGTTGAGTCGGAAGAAGTTGACGGCACTACGGAGGACACAAGAGGAAGTTCTGTAGAGTGCTACAAATCAATATCTGATGCCGGAAGTGAGATTCATAATGCTCAATACACTGCCATTATTACCGGAAGCGATACAATTGCAGAAAGAGCAAACCGTGATTCTAATGGTCAACAAATAGTTGCTACTTATATCACAAAGATTGAATTGTCTGGAGAAAATACACTTAAAGTTACTTATGGAGACGGCCACCATGATACAGTGGTCGTACAGTAAATGAAATATAGGAAGGGGAATTTATTATGATGGAAGCTATGACTCCTATTATCGTTAATTTGGTTCGTATTGTTATTGCGGGTAGTTTTGCACTACTTTGCAAGGCTATTATTCCTGCTGTAACTCCTTGGCTAAAGCAGGTTGGCCTATATCAGGTTGTTCGTTACTTTGTAAATGCGGCTGAAAAGATGGCTGCTACCAACCAGATTCCAAAGGAAACAAAGAAGCAGTGGGTAAAGGATATGCTTGCAAAGGTTGGTATTGAGGATAGTGCTATTATTGACGCTCTGATTGAAGGCGCTGTTGAAGAGCTAGATAATCAGAAGGGTAAAGTTGGGGACGCTTTTAATAAGTGATTTTCTGCTAAATTAAAAGGATAAAAATGAAACGTAATAGAATTTGCGCTTATTGCGGACGCTCTTATTATGTTTGTCTGTCTTGCGTTTCTGTTGGTTCATATAAAAACTCCTATTGTTCTGAGGATTGCTTTCACAGAAGCGTAATGGACAATGGGAGTTTCCAACCAATAATTATTGAAGGAGAAGAAATGGAGACTTTACTAAGAGGTAAACTCGCAAACTCTGATGTCTTTGTTGATATTATAGGTTATGACCTAGAGCTTGGCAAGTTTGACTGTCATGATGGGGTTACTCGTACTCCCGATGATTTCAGATACTTTGTTGTTCCTTGCGATGAGATGAAAAACATCAACAAGTATGTTTCTGGACTAAACGAGAAAAAGACTAAGGCTTCTGGTCGCACTTCTACCCAGAAGAAGGCTGAGACAGAGAAGCCAAAGCATGAAATTAAGCCTTAAATTGTAGAATACTCGAAAATGAGCTATTTGTCCGTATATTTATGGATTTTTAGCTCATTTTCATTTTTAGATGTGATTCTATAAAAGTGAAATTTTATTGCTAAATAAAGTGCTGTAAACACGGGGATTTTTAAGGGTGGGTTGTGGTTGTTTACAGACTTTTGGATTGAAAGGGATAAAAATATGGAGAAATGTTTCAAACTTTATATTAAAGATGTTACACACGAGCGGCTAATTGGTGTATTTGATTCTACAATGATTAATGTAAAATCGTTGTATCATTGTGTTGATAATCAAGAAAATAGTTTCACACTAACATTCGCAGATGATACTCTTGTAGAATATCTACAATTTAACAAGAATATCATGCTACGCTTTATTATTGTTTATGAACAATATTGTTTTAATCTTCCTGACCCCATGTATCGTCTTGAAAAGTATAGCACAATTAACTATTACCTGTCAAGAACCATTATTCCACATGAGATTCCATACTGGGATTTAATGTTGAATAATGTTGTTAAGAGTAATCGTAATGAATACTTCTTTACTGAAAATGGCGAGAAGCCGGTGATTGATATTGACGAATGTTGGAAAGATTTTTGAACAGAAGTTCAAAGAAAGTATTCCTAAAGATGTAGCAGTAATCAGACTGCATGATAGCGCGAGTGGTTTTGGACAAGATAGTGGGTCAACAAGATTTTCTATGAAGTCTCCGTTTGACTTTATCTTGTTCAAAACTCCTTGTATGTATTGTCTGGAACTAAAATCAACAGACAAGAAAAGTTTTTCTTTTGAACGTGAGAAACCAACGAAAGAAAATCCTACTAAACGAGAAATTCATTGGCATCAAATTCAAGCTCTTACTGAGTATAATAAGTATTGTAATTGTATATGTGGTTTTGTGTTAGACTTTAGAAATGATGGAACTTATTTCTTAGGTATCAAAGATTTCAATAAATTTAAAGAAGAATCAACTAAGGTTTCAATAAATATTCAGGACTGTATTGCGTATGGTGCTGTTCAAATAGATAGAAAATTAAAGAAAAAATATTATAGCTACGATGTAGCAAAGTTATTAGATAAGATTGGAAGTGACGAAATTGGGAAGAAGAACTGTATATAATAGAATTTATACAGAAGAAATCTGGTCAAAGGTGAACGAGGATAATAAGAATCTATTGAAGGATTATCTTGCATATAAGACTACTGGCGGTCGTTCTCCGCAGACGATTTATCAATATGAACAAATGATTCGTCTGTTCTTCTGTTGGAATTATTTGCATAATAAAGATACGTTCTTTGTGGATTTGAAGAAGCGGCAACTTGTTAGTTTCTTTAATTATGCAATTACAGAAATGGGATGGTCTAGCAATAGAATCTCCACTATTAAATCATCTTTATCTTCTATGTCAGATTATATTGAGAATGTTCTTGATGATGAGTTTCCTGATTTTAGAAATATTGTTGTTAAGCTAGAAACCCCCGTAAAGCAGACTGTTCGTGAAAAGACTGTTATGAGTGAAGAGCAGATTCAAGATTGCCTTGATAAACTAGTCGCTGCTAAACGATATCAGGCTGCTTGTTATCTTGCACTTGCCGTTAGTTGCGGTGCGAGAAAAGCAGAGCTTATTCAGTTTAAGGCAAACTGGTTTACTGATGAAAATATTGTTTATGGCTGTATGTGGAAAACACCTGAACAGATTCGTACTAAAGGGCATGGTAAACAGGGCAAGTTGCTCTATAAGTTTACCTTTATTAAGTCTTTTAAACCATATTATGAAATGTGGATGAAATATCGTAAAGAGAATAACATCGAGAGCGAATGGCTGTTTATTGTAAAAAATGATGATGACACTTATCGTCAAGCAAGTATTTCAACAGCAGATAGTATTTGTAGAACAATCTCAGCCTTTATGAATACGGATTTCTATAGTCACTGCTGTAGGCATCGTTACGTTACTATGATGAAAGAATCTAAACTGCCAGACGATGTTATTATTGCCCTTGTGGGCTGGGAAGCTGGGTCAGGAGGGGCTATGTGTGCAACCTATTGCGATTTAGACACCGCTGACACGCTTGGTGATTATTTTGACGAGAATGGTATTAAGCAAGATATTAAAACTGGTACTCTGAATGATATTTAAGGATTAAAAGGAGTTGAAATTATGACACTAAAGACTGTTATTGATAAACTAAACCAATACAAAAACAAGCTAATTGATAAAGAGTCTCTTGATAGTTGGCTCTTTGAGAATATCAATATTACTAATTATATTTCTATTTGTAATAAGTACGCCTATATCCACAAGATTAATGAAATTTTCTCAGAAGAAATTACTGAGATTCTAAACAATAAACTAGACATTGAACTTGTATTTATGCGTTATGATATGCACGTCTTGTTTGATATTCTTCTTAAATATACCGATATTGAAGTAGCAAAGGAGGATAAGTCTCCTGAGTATTATGATATTATGGTTGAAACTGAATTTGACCGTTATCTAAAACTAGCCATTGGTAATGATTGTGTTAAATTTATGGATGCTTTTGAAAAGGCTTCTGGCATTAACGAAATTAATACTATGAATATTATTAAGGGTGCTATTGATAACAACATTACTCAGGACAAGATTGACGCTCTTGATAAAGTATTTAAGAAGCTAAACACTAAAAAGAATAAGGACTTCCTAGAAGATGTAATGGCATACTCAAACCCTGCCGTTAAGGAACTAATGGATGGTATGCGCAAGTCTGCTATGGAAGAGGCTAATAAGAAAATGAAGGAGAAATATTCTAAGCCGGACGGTGATTCAAATGGCAAAACAAACAGTTGATAATAGGAAACTGCAAGATGCGATTGGCGTAAAAATAAAAAGAATCCAAAATGGTTTTTATGAATCCTACGAAAGAGAAGCTAGAAATATTTTAATGGCTATTGCTCAAGAGGGGGTCAAAAAAATTAAAGAATATATAAAAAAGTATTTTTACGATGAAACCTCTGAGTCTCCTTATTATGAAAGATTAGCAGAACAAGGCGGTTTTCTAGCAACCATTAGTTATACTATCATTGACAAACATGGTATGCCAAACCAAATTAGAATTTACTGCGATTGGGACAAGCTCAAACGTGTCATTCGTCCGTATAGCCCCGGTCAAACTCCACAATTTGATGCTCACAATGGCTTTGATAATAAGAAATTTACAGAAGGATTGTATGATTATATAATGGATGGTACTTGGAACTCTCCTTATGGCAATCCTAGAACAGACGGAATTGGCGAGGGTGTTAATGAAGAACTTTCTCAACTTCTTACTGGTAGAGCAAGGCAAGAGGTTGCTGCCTATATGAAGAAATACTTCAAAGACACTACTATCAAACACCGTGTTGCTGGTGGTCTTTCTGTTAGCAAGGATACAAAGAGACATAAGAAATAAGGAGGTGGGTGAATGGCACAATCTCAAAGTGATTTATTTAGTTTTCTAATTACACCAGATTTTGATGTTAGTAATCTTGACCAAGCTAGTGGCGAACTGACAAAAAGAATAAAAAATATATCTAGCAATTTAGCAGATATAATCAAGCAGTATTTGAAAGTCGATTTGTCTCAAATTCTTGATGTCAGAGACATCTCTCAAGTATCGAAATATGTTGAATCTATTGGCGGTTCTGTAAAGCGTACTGGAACGGATATTTCTGCATCATTTAAAGACGCAAACGGTAATGTTGTAACTTTTTCTAAAAGTTTGCAAACAGCGGCAGAACACGCAAGAGATGCACTGATAGCTTCAAAACAATACCAAGGTAATGCCGATGCTGCTCGTAAGATTTATAATGATTTTGCGAAGTCAACTGTGATATATACTGGCGCAGACCAGATAAAGCAACAAAATGAACTTGAACAACAAATTATCAAATCTATTCAGGAACAGTATAATCTTGAAAAGAAAATATCAGAAGCTAAAGCGTCCAATAATACCATAAATGAAACGTATTATACTGGTTTACAAAATATTGCAAAACAAGAAGAGGCAAATTATAAAGCAAATTATAAAGGTTCGCAAACAAGAATAGATGCTATTAGAAGCGAACTGCAAGCAGACCAAGATTTGTATGACAAAAAGATAGGTCATCAAACTGCTGTAAATAAGGCAACACAACAAGCAAAAGCTAACAATCAAGAGCTTGTTAGCAGCATTAGAGAATATGTGAAGCAGTATCAAACCTTACAGTCTCTTGAATCAAAGGGTCAGCAAGGTACTCAAGCGTATAAAGATACACAAGCGTCAATACAAAGTCTGATTTCGACTTTGAAACAATATGGAATTGAAATTCAGACAGATGGCAATGGAACTCAACAATTTGTTGTTGTGCAAAAGAATGCAGAAAACCAAGTAGATAATGTAACAAAAGCTCTTAGGAACGGAAATGTTTCGTTGTTAGAACACAATGAAAACCAAAACAAACTTGTAAGTTCTATTCAGTCTAGTGTAGAGAACTTTATTAAATATCAGGTGGCTATGGAAGCCATCAACAAAATCACTAGCGAATTTACATCTGCAATTTATGATATGAACCAAGCCATGACACAAGTTCGTATGGTTACAATGGGTAGCTATGAAGACACTGTGGCACTGGCAGATAGTTATACTCAGTTGGCTAAACAACTAGGCACTACAACCACGGAAGTTGCCAAAGGAGCGGACACTTGGTTGCGACAGGGATATAGCGCACAAGACGCTATGGAAATGTTGAAGCAGTCTACTACACTAGCTGTTGTTGGTCAATTGAGCGCAGAAGATGCAGTTAATGATTTGACTGCCGTAACTAAATCTTATAATACAACAGTTGAAGACACGAGTAAAGTAGTAGACAAGTTAGTTTCAGTTGACTTAAATTATGCCGCTTTTTTTTAATAAATTATTCATAATTTAATGTTAAGGTGGCATACATAGCAATATGTATTAAATAAACCTCTTTAATTGCTGGGAAGTCCCGTAAAAGGATAATCAGCAGCGAATATATAAACGCTCAACGACTATCGAAAGCGTATCTGGAAAGAAACATTCCAGAAAAGAAGCGAGTAGAGTACACATAAATATGTGGAAATGGGAGGTAACTAATATTTGGTAACAGAATGTTAGTTAAAGATATAGTCTTTTCTTATATGTAAATATAAGCAATGATGGTAATAGGGTAATGAACTATTATTAAAATAAAAGAGTACAGGAGAAATTGCAACAGCATTAGGCAAAACTGCTAACTCAGCTAATCAGGCTGGGGTTGGTTTGGACAAATTGATTGGCTTGATTGCTATTTCCGAGGAAAAAACGAGACAGAGTGCAGAAGTTATTGGTTCTGCATGGCAAAGTATCATCTCGCGTATTACAAAAATTCCGGCCAAGACTTCATTAGATGACCTCGTTGACGAAAACGGCAAAGTTGTTGCGACCGTGAATGATGCAGACAAAGTTCTATCTAAATATGGTATCAATCTAGTTGATACAAGTGGTAAGATGAGAGACGTAGGAACGGTTCTGGACGAAATTGGTGCAAAATGGAACACTATGAGCACTCTTGAGCAGAACCAGTTGGCTTATGTGGTAGCAGGTTTGTCAAAGCTTGCCTACAAAGAGATTTGTAGAAAACAATGCGCTTAACTGCTGGGAACTCTCGTAAGAGACAATCAGCAACCAAGACTTTACAGAATATTAACAAATAACATATTGACAAATTGGGTAATATTTGGTATAATATTTTGAAAGGTAAGGCTCAACGACTATCCCTTGGTGTCTAATGGCACAACAGGAGTACGGCGAAAATTTATGTCGTGGGTGAAATTCCCTTAAATGGAAAGAGCGCACTCCATATTATATGGATGAAAATATAGTCTATTCTCATGCGTGAGCATGAGTAAATTTGTGTTATATAAAGGAGTTTTTAAATGAGTGTGAATAAGTGGACGGATGAAGAAATTCGACTATTAAAAGAGCATTACCCGGATGACTCTTGGGACAATATTTTGTATTTAATCCATAGGAAAAGAGGAAATATTATTACTAAAGCAAGCCATTTGCATATCGTAAGAAATAGTTCCAATAAGAAAGTAGAATGGTCTGAGGACGAAATAAATCTTCTAAAATCAGTATATAAAGATTACAAGATAAAAGATATCCAAGAAAAATTCTTTCCAAACAAGACTAAGGATTCTATTATAAAAATCCTTGGCAAACTAAGGCTCTTGAAGTCAAGACCGTGGACAGAATCAGACAATGCTCTTTTAGTAGAGTTATACCCAACAGAAGACAACAAGTATATCAGTAAACTAATGGATAGGACAAAAGATTCCATTGTTAATCAGGCTCAACAACTTGGATTAAAGAAAAAATATTATTTTACAGAAGAACAAATTCAATTTATAAAAGATAATTATAATAAATTATCCGATTATGAAATTGGTAAGGTTGTTGGTCATAATTATAAGGTCGTTAAAGACAAAAGATTAAGAATGGGATTGAGACACGATGGTGTTTTAGATACTGGGTATAGAAGTATCACGGATTTGGTCAGGGGACGCGCTAAACGATGGAGAGAAGAAAGTATCGCTTGGTGTGAAAACAAATGTGTGATAACTGGCAAAGATTTTGATGAAGTACACCATTTGTATGGTGTTAATATAATGGTTAAAGAAATTATGGATGAACTTGATATACCGAAAGATGCTGATGTTTCTAATTTTCCATCTGAAAAAATAAAAGAAATCATAGATTTATTTGACCAAAAACAATTACAACATGGTTATGGATTATGTATGACGAAAGAACTTCACACTTTATTTCATTTCGAGTATGGATATGGCGATAATACTCCTGAACAGTTTAAAGAGTTTTGCAAAAAACACAATTTCAAATTAAGCGTAGATATAACACAAAATTAACAATAGTTATGACATTGTTAAAAATATAATAAGACAAGGCAACGAAATGTATAAAAATATAGTACAGGTATATAGTGATATATGCAAAAATAACTCCCTTTAATTGCTGGAAAGCCTCATAAGAGATAATCAGCAGCCAAGCTCGAAAGAGAAGGTTCAACGACTAGCTACTATAGCGTACACGCAAGTGCGTGGAAATGGGGGATGTCTGTTAAATTCAGACAAAGATATAGTCTGTTCTTATATGCGAATATAAGACTATTATTATGATAGTATATAGAATTAACGAATCTATATTAACACAAAAGTTATCGCTGCTATGGAAGATTATAACCGTGTTCTTGATGCAACAACAGTATCGGAAAATGCAAATGGTACTGCTGCTGAAAAGATGACGATTTATACTCAAACCCTAGAAGCAGCGCAAAATAATCTTACCTCTAGTATTCAACAATTTGCACAGGATTCTAACCTAGACCAAATCCTGATTGCTGCATATAATGGTCTAGCAAAAGTCGTAGAAATTCTAAATATTCTGCTAAATAAAATTCCAGTTTTAAGTCCACTAATTAAAGCTCTCGGTGTTGCTCTAGCAACAGCTTTCGCAGGCAATATACTTAAAAATATATGGGAGACATCCAATTTAATTGGGCAACTTCCAAGTCTTGCGATAACTGCCACAAGTGCGATTGGGGCGCTAAATACAACATTATTTACAATAGGTTCTGTTGCAGTACCAATATGGGGTGTAGTAGCAGCCATTACCGCCATTGGAGCTGTTGCGAAAGTTGCATGGAACGCTTGGAAAGATGCTCAACCAGAGGCACAAGTCAAAAAAGCAAATGAAGCCTTGCAAGAGAGCCAACAGAACCTTGATGAGACAAATAATAAAATAACTGAAATTAACAAACAAATCTCAGAAATCAACTCTAAAGGTACTTTAACATTAGCAGATGAGCAACAAAAAGAGAACCTCCAAGAACAACTTGATGTTCTAAAAGAAATTCAGAAAACGCAAAATGATGTTAATGAGGCGAATAAAGCCGTATCAAAAGAAAAAACTCAGGGAGAAATTAAATCAAGATATGGCGATAATAAGTCTGTTGAAGAATATCAGTCTTCTTTTGTGGGTATCGCACCAAGACTTTATGATGCAGAATCGGCAAGCGTCAATCAACTCCTTGCGAATATTGCCCAGCTAAACAAAGAAAAACAAAATCTCGATAAAACAGATGAGAATTATGCGACTAGGTTACAACAACTTAATTCTCAGATGGACGCTCAAACACTTGCTTTACAAAATCAGAAATTAACAATTCTTCAAGATATGCAAACTTTACAAAATCTTAGGGATACAAGTTCTGACGTGTATAAGATGCTTCAAGAGCAACTTGACACGGTTAACCTAGCGCTTGACCCGTCTAATTTTGAAACGATTAAAGTCCAAAATTTGATTGACACTTCTGGTATTTCTGATAAGTTACAAGAAGCTGTCCAAGCTGGTGACGAAGCCGGGCAAAAGACGGCAGAATCGTATGCAAATAAATTTGCACAACAAATTCTAAATTCTGATGATTCTATAAAAGCAGCTTGGGCGCAAGCTATGAACATTGATGTCGATGACTTAAACATTGACAATTTAACGCAAGAACTCCTTACGAAGTTCCAGCAGATGTACGGGCAAGTCAATCAAGCGATATTTGAATTAACTTCCGAACAAGTTGCAGACTGGACTACTGAGGCAACAAATGCTCTTGTTACTCAAGACGAAGCAATGAAGGATTACATTTCTACCGTTGCAAATGTCACAGAGAAACAAGAGATTCTAAATGCGGCATATAGCGAAATGAAAGAAAAGGGCGAACTTAGTGTCGCCACAGTTCAGAAACTAATTGAACAAGAACCATCTCTTGTTAGTGCGCTTACTGTAGAAAATGGGCATATTAGAATAAATATTGATTCTCTTCAAGATTTATCAAATGGTTATTTTAATACAGTTATTGAAACAAAAAAACAACAAATAGCACAAACGCAGTCTGTGATTGATGGAACAAAAAAAAGAATAAAAGCAATAGAACAAGAAATGATTGCTCTTGGTAAGCTTATCCAAAAAAGAATAGACGCAGGAGAAAAGGTCTCTGCGACGGATTTAGACACGTATCGTGGACAGCAAAAAACAGAATATTATCTTAAACAACAAGGAAAGCAAGCGCAAGAGACCCAGGACGATTTACAAGAGCAATTAGATGCTTTAACAAAACTAGAAAAAGCTGGACTAACTTATACACCTTCAAAAGGCAAATCTTCCGGGAAATCTGGCTCTTCCGGTAAATCGGCTGCACAAAAAGCCGCCGAAGATGCTGCAAAGAAATTCGAGAGCGAAGTCAAACAAAACATCAAAAACCTAAAAGGTATTGTCACAAAATATTCACAGGAAGACCTATGGGATGACCAAACTATCATTGATAAAGCAATCACAAATTATAATACGATTCTTGACAAAATCGTAAATAATCCAGAGGCTTTAAAAATTGCGGCAGATGCTCTTGGTGTTGACCTAGACTTATATGAGACTCAATCAAAAAAGGTCGATGCGGTCACAAAGGCACTAAAAGCACAGGCTGGGACTATCGAAGAAACCCATCAAAAACTAGCAAAAGAAGATGCGCAAGCACATCAAAAAGAGCTACAGGCCATTAAAGAAGCCGCTGAGGCAGAACAACAAGCATATGAAGACGCTGTGTCAAATATCCAAGCTCTTGAAAACATGGTTGAAGGTATGCTTGAGAAAGCGATTGACCTTCTTGAAAAGGCTGGCTCTTTCCTATTTGAGCAAATCGGCAAAATCTCAAATGTCTATGATAAGCAAATTGATAATCTTGACAAAATCTCTGATGAGTTAGACAAACAAAAGGACGATTTTGAAGACAAGATTGACAAACAAAAAGAGATGCTCAAACTTCAGAAAGAAGAAATGGATAATGCTGATGAGCTTGCTGAAAAGAATAAATCTATTGCAGATATTGACGCTCAACTCATGGAGCTACAATATGATAATTCTGCGGAAGCCCAAGCTAAACGTCTAAAGCTCCTTGATGAAAGAGCACAAAAAGAAAAAGACCTTTCTGATTGGCAAAAAGACCAAGCATACGATACTAAAGTAAGCGCTTTGGACAAAGAAAAGGCTGATTATGAAAAGACAATTGAAACGGAAAAGAAAGCTATAGAAGCGCAAAAGGAAGCATTACAAAAGGTTCAAGAAACGTTTGAAAATACTTTAAGTAAGATTCAATCCGGATTCAATAGTATTATCAGCGTGCTAAATAACGATGTCGTAAAGCGTCTAGCGACAAAAGCAATCGTTAGTGTTGGTGGCGACAACCTAAAACAAGCGCTGTATATTTATAATAAAATCTGGGGCGATGGTTTAGATGCAACAGTTGATAAAACTTGGAGCTACGCACAAAAGTCAATGACAAGCCTCGGATGGAGTCTTGGACAATATATTGGTGATTACGAAGACCTTGCATCTCGTGGAATCTGGAATCTGCAACAACAAATTGACGAGACATCTGATGGGCTTACAAAGATAGGAACAATCATAAAAAATCTTGAAGCCGGAAAATTTGATATGTCAAAATCTTTTAACCTTGGTGGTTTTAAGACTGAAGATTATATAAACGTTGTCAAGAACCTTTCTGATTCTTTTGCAGACTATAAAAAGACAGCTCTTGCAAATGTTGGTTCTGTGAGTGATGGTATTAAAAAGAGTATCGTACAGACAGGGCAACACGTTACAGAACTATTCAATGGAATATCGAAGTCCAGCACTGGTGTTGTGGCTGGTACATCTAAAGGAATCGGCAAGATTGTACAAGGAGCTGTTAGTGGTGTTCAGTCTATATTTAACACTAGTAATGGCGTTATGCAAAGACTGGCAACAAATGGTATCAGCTCTATGAACTTGATTGGAACTTCCGGAAAGGGTATTCTATCTGGTCTTGCTAATACAGCTGTCGGTTTACTACAGAATATATCTGGCATTGCAGGAAATGTTGTTCAAATTGCATTCAAAGGTATTAGTGGTATGTTTTCCGGTATTGGTAACGTCTTTGGGGGCGTAGCAAGTGGTATAAGCAGTATATTCGGAATCGGCGGTGCTTCTAGTGGTATCGGTTTGGCTGGCGCTGGGACTGTATTAAGTGGTGCTTTACCAGCTATTGGAACAGGGTTGGCTGTTGGCGTTGGCGCTTTAAATGCAATTGGTGGAGTAGCTGGATATTGGGCACAAAACATCAAACTATGGAAAGACAAAGATAAATCTGCTGGGCAGAAAATTCTTGGAACACTTGGCAATTTCGGTCTTATGATGCTACCATTTGGTGGTCTTGTTTTAGCTGGTAAGACCATTGCTGGCTTATTTAAGAAACATCACACTGGTGCTGATTACGTTAAGAAACAGAACCCAATGCTTGACAAGATGCTTGGTCTTGGCAGTGACGAGACTGTATCCATCCTAAAAGTTGGCGAGGCTGTTGTTCCGACATGGGCAAATGGAGCAAACAGCTCTGGTAGCAACAACAGATTTACAGGAAGTCCATTTGGAAGTGTCGTGGATTCCGCTGTTGAAGCCGCAAGGGTGAATACCAGAACGTATTCTAGTTCTAATAGTTCTTCTATCAGTATTTCTATACCGATTAATATTCAAGGAGATGCTGACTCTGCTACTATAGCGGCATTGAAGAAAGAAGCAGATAATATCGTGAATAAAGTTATGAAAACAATCAATGGACAAACTAGAATTGGTGGTTACAGAAATATAAAAGCTGCAACAGTTTAATTTGTTAAATTATGCCGATACTGTTAGGTGTGCTTAACAAGTCGGCCTTATATGAAAGGGGTGATTAGAATGTCAATTGGATATCCTTTTATTTTTAATGGTATTCAAAGCGAAACGTACAATGTTTCATTGGTATTTATAGATAATTCTTATACTAATAGAACATCTGGTGGCGACAAAAGTCTTGTTACCGCATCTATTCGAAGAAACCCGCAAAAACAATATTTGGACACACAATATGACGATGTCCTTCAATTTGACATTGAAATAGTTTTTGACGAAGCAGTTGATATTTACGAATTTACAACTGTAAAGAACTGGCTGTCATCTCCTGTTAAATATGAACAACTTCAAATTCGAGCGGAGCACTTTGAGCAGTTTTATTATAATTGTATTATTCATTTAAAAGAAGATTTAATTTACGCTGATGGATATCGCGGAGTATCAGCAACGGTAGAATGTGACTCACCTTACGCCTATGAGTTTGAAAGAGTACAAAAATATATACTTAATTCTAATGTATCCGCCGTAAATACGTTTGAGTTTGTAAATTATTCTGATGATTTTGAGTTAATGAAACCTGTTATTAAGTTTCATATGGCAGACGATGGTAATTTTAGTATAAATGTAAAACATTATAGCGAAGGAAAATACATGGTCGTAAGAGACGATGTGATTCTTTTGAATAATACGACATATAATCAATGCATAACATATTGCAGAATAAATGGTCTTTCTGTCGGTCATATAACAAAAGCCCTTGATTATAATGTTACAACAAATTTTTCTCATCTATATGCTGGGGATACAGTATATCTTGATAACAAAAATGGCGTCATGATGTTAAATGGCGATGCGACAGAAGACCTGTTTACAAAATTTAACAAAAAGTTCTTCAAATTACCAAGAGGGCTAAATATAATATCAGTATATGGAGTGGCTGACGTTATATATATTATATATCAAAACGCGAAGAGGTTAGGGGGGAGCTACTATTAATTTTAATTTTGATTTAAATAAGAGATATGAGTATCCAACTATTGAATTATGTAATCCGAATAAAAAAGTAATCGGGGTAGTGTCCGGTATTTCTGACTTAGTAGTGTCTCCTAAATGGGGGTCTTGTTCGGAATTAAGTTTTACGGTTTACCAAGAATACAACGGAGTAAAAAACCAATGCTATGACAAACTTCGAAAAACAAGACTAATCCATATAGACGGTTTTGGGTATTTTACAATTTATAGTGATGAGGAATCTTTCGATAACAAAGTTCCATCAAAGTCTATTTCTGCTTATTCTGCGGAATATTTGTTAAATAATAAAGGGATTAACTTAACATTCATTACAACCGCAGGAGACATAAATAGTTCGACAAGTACAACAATCGTAACAAGTAACTATTTTTTCTATAGCGAAAGTCAACCACAAAAATCCCTGTTGCACCAACTAATTAAGTCTGCGCCACAATGGAAAATTGGTTATGTTAGCCCATCACTCAAAAACAAATCTCGTTCGTTTAGTGAGACAGATAAAGGACTTTATGGCTTCCTAACAAATGAGGTGTCTCAATCTTACGAAGCGTTGTTTGTGTTTGATAATGAAGATTATGTTATAAATGCATATGATACAACAGAAGTTATTAAGAATACAAATATTGTGCTATCTTTTGATAATCTTTTAAAGAATGCGACAATTACAGAGTTATCGGACAATATTTATACTGTTATTAATGTCTCCGGGGCTGAAAATTTAAGTATAGCCAAAATCAATCCGAATGGCACCAAAAAGCTGTTCTGTCTTGATTATTATACTGGCGTACTTGATAAATCTGCTACCAATTATTACGAAAACTATAACGAATGGATTACAAATAATGCTCTAAAGAAAAAAGTTCTTGAGTGGGAAAAAGCGAGTAAGGAAGCCATTTACGATAAAAGTTCGGGTTCTTATGGAAGTTGGACTTCTTTGCAAAAAAAGTTCAACTTATTGCTTCTGACACAACAAGCCGCGTTAAATCAAATGCAAATGTATTATGACACAGCCCAACAAAATATGTCTTTGTATACTGACTATTCCGACCTAAATAATTTACAAGTTGTTGCAAGAACATCACTTGGGAAGACTGTGTACGAAACATACGCAGATGCTAAAAAACACGGACACACAATTACGGATTACTATCAGGTTAAATCATTCACAACTAATAGCAGTATGACTGTTACAAGATACGCATATTGGAAAAATTATTCTCAAGCTTGTGAATCAAATTTAAATATTCTGAAAAATGGTGGAAAATTATATTCCGTTAGACAAGAAGATTTTGAAATTGAAGACCATTTAAATCAAGATTACAATGTACCTTCCGGGTCTGTGCTCGTTGCAAATGGGAGTAATATTTCCTCGAATGTAATTAATCACAGTATAACCCCAAGTTATGGATATACAAAATATTCAATAAATGCTCTTGAAAACGAAATCAAAAATATCCAAAACGAAAGAGATTCTATTGTAAAAAGATTTTCTTTTGAAACATATTTCACAGAGCAAGAGAAATTAGAACTAGACCCGTTCTTAATTGAGGGAAGTTTTTCTGATGACACGTTTATTGTAACAGATAGTATGCAAACTAAAGACTATTCTAACAATTCCACAAAGATTGAAGTCGTTGATGGCGAAGGGAATATGATAGTAAAAACAGTTGGAGAATTAAAGCAAGACGATACAATTATGGATGATATTTATGTCGCCGGGCAACTTGTGGATGCTGGATATGAAAAACTAAAGGTCGTTAGTCAGCCAACATTCTCATTTGAAGCAGAAGGTTCCAATTTCTTGTTTATGGAGACCTTTAAACCATTTATCGAACAACTCTTATCAATAGAAAAAAATAGAGGAAGTTTATTTGGTTCGATTTTAAATATACAACTTCAGGACGACAACTGGGTATATCCATATTTACAGGAGATTGAAATTAATTACGATGACCCGGACAATTTTACCATGAAATTCGGCAATAGATTTAGATTGTCTAACGACGTCTATACGTTTAGCGAACTCCATAACGAGACAACGAGCGCAGTGTCCAGTGTTGGGTCACTTCTTACGGCTATTTCCCAGCCAGTTACAAATGGAACAATTGATGCTGTAACCAAATATACTAAGACTGCTTTAATAGCCGCGAACCAATCAATAAAGGCAACAACCGACAATGATTTCACATTCGGAAGCTACGGTATAAAAGGGCGTAAAAAATCAATCGAAGAAGGAAATATTAACGGTTTCGACCCAGAGCAGCTATGGATTACAAATAATAAAATTTGTTTTACAACTGACGGTTGGGACACGACTAAAGCCGTATTCGGTAAAATTACGATTGACGGGAAAGATTCTTACGGCTTAATTGCTGATAGTCTTGTCGGAAAACTTATAATGGGAAATAATCTTGCGTTATCAAACGAAGCAAATAATCTTGTGTTCGACGAAAATGGATTATCCATTAACAACAATGATATATCAATAGAGATAAGCCCAGATAATGGGTTTAATATTTTAAATTCTGAAAAAAATGTTATTTTCCAAGTCGATGCAAAGGGGAACCTAACGATGAATGGCGGGAGAATCAATATCGGAACCGATAATTCAGGGTATATTATTGATGGGACTTCTGGAAGAATGTACTCTAAAAATGTAGACCAAAACGGCGACCCGTACTTTAGTTTAAGTGCAGATGGTCAGTTACACGCAGCTGGTATTTCTATCAATGGTAACGTCGTAATTGAACCCGATTCTATAATTGTTGCAACTGGTTCAAGTGGGAAGATTAATGATACTGGCAAACTTGTCACAGGTACAACCATTCTTGATAAGCTTTTTAACTTTTTTAAGATGTTTATAAACCCCTATAAGACCGTAGCCAACTGGTTTGGTGTTACAGATGATGACGGATGGCGCAAAATTTGTGGGTATTATTCTGCAAGAGATATTTCAACAAATGGAAGATTGGTTGTCGATTTATCTCCATGGTTTGCAACAAATTCCGGTATGAGGGATTATGCTTATTCGAAGGATTTTGTAGAGAATAATTTTGTTAGAAAATCAGCACTTGGTATCACGGATGGTACAACTTTGTCATGGAAAACAATAACAATCAATGAGCAACAATACACGGTATTAACAAAATAAGAATTAAAAGGAGTAAAATTATGGATAAGCAATCTCTTATTGAACAGGTGGAAAAAATTAGACAAGCATTAAATGTGATTTCTGTTTCGGGATACGGGAATATTAAAACATTTGGTAACTGTATGGACGCAATGACAGAACTCTCCAAAAATATTCAAACTTACGAAAATGATATTCAAAATATGCTTGATGAACAAATAAAGAAAATAATGGAAAGTACCAATATGATGCAACTAAATAATGAGCAAATTATTGTTCCTGTATCACCTGAAAAACAAAAACCAAAGAGAATCAAACAAGAGGTGAGTGACATTGGAAAAAATTAATACGAGTCAATTCGGTGTCTTTGTACAACAAATAGGAGATATCCAATTATTTCAGGGCGACACCGTTACGATTCCGTTTCAGTTTATAGATTATGGAAATACTCCAATTCCTCTCAAAAAATCCAATACTGATAAGACTTATATAGAATGGCGTCTCTGCCCGTATGGACAACCACAAAGTCCCGTACTAGAGTTAAAATCAACTTCTAGTAATTTAAATACGGATGAAATTTATATTGCTCCGGAAAGTAATATAGTGTATGTAAATCTGGACGCAAGCAGAACAAATGGACTGATTTACGGCGAATATATGCAACAAATAATTCTTCACTACGATTTTGGAGACGGAAGTGCCACAAAGGACTTTTTAAGGGCGCAAGGAGTTATTATATTTAGAGAAAAAATTCAAGATTATTTCTAAGGAGGAATACAGATGATTTCTAGAGCTTTTGCAAACAAGATTAACGCTGAAATTTTTGGTGGACAAAATTATACGCCACCATCAAACTGGTATTTTGGTCTGTCAACCCAACCTATTACAGATGGGACTATTCCGAGCGGAGCCGAACCTGTCAATCCGGGATATTCGCGCACTCAGATTTCGAATAATCAGACAAACTTCACCGCGCCTTCTTATAATAGCACTTATACATTAAGTTATGTATCAAACAGAAATGCCATCACTATGAGTGAAATTACAGGTGGCAATCAAATTACAGTTCCATATTTCTTTCTATCTAGTGAATCTTCTGGAAACACTTGTGAAATTTGGGGCACATTTGCAAACACAAGAATTCTAACCCCTGATTCTCAACTTATTGTCAAATCTGGTGGCGCAATCTTCTCACTAGAAAACGTCTGATACGTCGGGGGTGTCTTCATTGATTTCTCCTATTAAAATAAAAATATTTGAGCCGAGACTCTCAAAAACCGAAATAAACCCAATCAAAATTAAGATAATTGATTTAAATATTATTTTTGCGGCACTATCTGGAGCCGTCGCAAGAGTGGCGTTTTATTGTAAATTGATTGACGGTAGTCAATTTATCATAAATTATGGGAAGTTATCAAATTCAATTAAGAACAAGACTGTGTCTAGTCTATTCATTACGAATTATGGGAAAACAAGGTTTGCGTTTTCCATTAAAACATTTTTTAAAAACTCCATAAGTATGTACAATGTGTTATGCAAACAAGAAACGACGGGCTTTTTGAATAAGTTGAGCGCAATGGTCGAAGTATCGAATAGTTATTTGCCTCTTGAAAAAATTGGCATCGGTATAAATAAGATATCCGATGTTGTAATCACAAAAATCTCCCATAAGAAAATACGAGATATCACCGGGGATACGATAGGTAATGACATAATAGATAATATGACTATTTTTGATTTAATGGAACAAAGAAGCTCGACAAGAGCGATGAAATAATAAAGGAGTGATTAAATGTCAAAATCCACAGATAATCTAAGTCTCGTTTTGTACGATTCCACACAGGATAAAGATAAGTATTCAAATGTTTGGTTTGACGAGACTTTTGGATATACAGATAGCAATATGACTAAGATTGACGACGCCTATAAAAATTTAAACGACTCAATCAACGACAAACCAAGTAAAACCGGTGACGGTGCAAGCGGAACTTGGGATATAAATATCTCCGGAAACGCAGGTTACGCCACTACTTGTAGTACAGCAGTCTCAGACCAAAACTACAATAATATCGCGTCAACTTATATTAAAGATATCTCTATAATTAGTGGAAATATCAGATATACAACCGGAGACGATAAGGATACAACTATAGGAGGTCTTACAACTTTTATAAATGGTTTACCTTCGTCTTCTACTACTTCTAATGATAACGATTATTATGTAGGGCAGTATGCTAACGGAGCAGCACATCGGAAGCCCATGAGTTCTTTATGGAATTATATAAAATCCAAAGCGGATAGCGTATATAATAAATATGAACTTCCAGTTGCAACATCCAGTACCTTAGGTGGCGTAAAGCAAGGTTCTAATTTAACAATAGATTCTGATGGCGCTATAAATATGTATTCTTATAATATTCAAGATGCGCTCGGATATAAGCCAACTAAAATTACATACGGAACAGATGACTTGACGGCTGGAGGAAGTCTTTTAGACACTGGTACTATTTACATCAAATATTAATCTGGCCCGACGCCAGACGGCGAGGTATAAATATGAGTGGATATATTGGAATAAAAAGCATTGCTCGTAAAATTACAAATATGTACGTTGGAGTGAATGGCATCGCAAGGTCGGTTCAAAAAGCTTACATCGGCGATGCCAGCGGCAAAGCCCAGCTGTGGTACACCCGTGGCCCCCAGCTGGGCGGTCTGGCGATAGGCAGCAGCGTATATTTCAAAGTGAACAACGTGCGCACCCAGTGGCTGGTGGTGCAGCATGGCAATCCGGATGCGTCCATCTACGACAGCAGCTGTGACGGCACTTGGCTGCTGATGAAGAACATTTACGCCACACAGCCGTGGAGTTCTTCTTCAAATGATTACGAAAATTCCTCCATGGCGAAAACTTACCTTCCAACATTTTTCAATCTAATTGATGATAACGTTAGACAAAAAATTAAACAGGTCAAAATCCCATACTGGAACGGCAAAGGAAGCTCCGGTGGTAACACCGCGCTTTCACTTGGATTGACAACAAAAATCTTTCTACTATCCGATGGCGAAGTGGGATGGTCAAGTTCGGTCAATTCCAATCTCCCAGAAGTGGGCGCAAAGCTGACGTACTTTGGCAACGCTGCCAGCCGCATTGCACTGCTCAGCAGCGGCTCGGCCAACAGCTGGTGGACGCGGTCTCCGAGCAGGGCGAATACAGGCAGCGTTGTGAGCGTGAGCAGTACGGGAACTGTACTAACCTCACAGTACAGCGCGTATCGCGGCGTGCGACCCTGCATTATCCTACCCAAGAACACACTGCTGGATGACAACATGAATACAACTTAATTGTTTAATTGTAAATAATAGAAACAGAGAAGTTCATAAACTAGAGCTTCAAAAGTCTGAGCCTCGAAAGGTAAGCGCAGAAGAACGCATTGCCGCTGCATTGGAATATAGCAATCTATTAAACAGCCCAGTTGTCAACAACGACGACCCATGCCTAGACTAAAATCAAAGAGGTGTTATCATGAATTATGAACAAGCAAAACAGAATTGGATTAATGGTCTTTGGGATAAAAATGCTCTAAAGCGTGCTTACGCTTGCGGAATAATTGCAAAAGAGCAGTACAAAGAAATCGTTACCTCGCCACAACATGGCGGGTAACGATTTCGGAGATGACTAAATGAAAAATATTATAGATATTTCATATGCGCAAGGCAAAATCACTGATTCCCAATGGCAATATTTCAAAGAAAATTTAACAGGAATTATTATCCGCTTCGGTTATCGTGGATACGGCAATGGTGCATTAAAACTTGATAACTGTATTGCTTATAACGTATTTAAATGTCAGCAATACAATATCCCATATGGTCTATACTTTTTCTCTCAAGCTATCAATAAGCAAGAAGGAATTGAAGAAGCTAAGGCTATGATTAACAGCGAATATTATCAAGGCGCTACACTAGGCATCTGGTTTGATTCCGAATTTAGCAATGAAAAACACGATGGTAGAGCAGATGCAATTTCTGTTAAATCCAGAACAGAAGCAGCAAATGGCTTCTGCGACACCATTATTGCAACAGGCAAGAAAGCTGGTGTGTACGCTTCTTCTAGTTGGTTTAAAACTAACCTTGATATGGCTCAGCTACCCTATCCTGTTTGGGTAGCTCATTATGCAAGCGATTATTCTTATAAAAAGAATGTTGTACTATGGCAGTATTCAAGCTCCAATCCAATGAAAATTCCTGGGTTTAATAAGCTAGATTGCGACAAGATTATTGACGAATCATTCTTTGGTGGTCAGCCAAATATTAAAACTAAGAAGGATTATATTAAACAGATTCAGTCTGCACTTTGTGTAACCACAGATGGTATTGTTGGGCCAAAAACGATTGCGGCGACTATCACAATCAGCAAGACCAAGAATAACAGACACGCTGTCGTAAAACCATTACAAGAATATCTGAATTATCTTGGATATGATTGCGGCAATGCTGATGGTATTGCTGGGTCTAAATTTGATAACGCTGTAAAGCAATTCCAAAAAGACCATGGATGTGTAGTTGACGGCGAACTAACGGCACAAAAAACAACTTGGGAGAAACTTTTAACAATCTAATCTAAATAGTAACAGAGGACATATCAAATGATATGTCCTCTGTTTTTTGCGTTTTTACTTTTTTAATTGATATTACATAGGCCAATCAAATTCGATGTACTCTGCAACACAATCAGGATATTCTTCGCTGTAGTCTTCTTCTGACAAACATCCAACACCGACATTTAGGCTAACCGCAAGCCATTTAAAATCATTTCCCCACCTATCAACCTCTTCTTTGGTCTTTGCCATATCGCAACGAATATACCAATTTTCACAATAACTAAAAATAGTACCAAGTGAAAGCTCTTCGATGGTCTCACAACGAGTGCTAGGGCGCTTATCCATAACGACCTTATTAAATTTTTTCATCATTATTTAATCTCCTTATCGTCAGACACAACATTGATTAGACTTAGCATACTATTGTAAATATCCATTGCGTCATCAATCCAATCCGTAAGATAAAATCCAGAGATAACTACACGAGAACCGCCCTTGCCATCATTAGAGAGAGCATCAGCCTCACGCTTCATCGAATTTAGGATGAGGATTAGTTGTTCAAGACCAGACAGGCTCATTTGAGAAAGTGTACACACCAGAAAACCATCCATTAGGGTTAAAACGCCTGTTGTCTTTAGTGGGTATTTAGTTTCTTTGCTATCAAACATATCTGTTCGACCTCCTTTATAAATATTATATCAAACTCTCAAACAAAAGTCAAGACTTATTTATTACTACTACCAAGAGCGCCAATGCCACGTTCAGAATCAATCTTTTGTAGTTCTTCTACACTAATTTCAGAGAGATTTACAACAGGGACATACTCAACTGCAAACTGGGCGATAGCCTTTGATGTGGGAATATAAATAGCATTGCCGTTGTCAAAAACTCTGTCAATATTATTTGATAGAACAATATCCTTGTTACATCCGTTATAAATTGATACGAACCATTCACCGCGATAACCAGAGTCAATTTGTCCAGCCATAACAATCATACTGGCTCTTGTGTTAGAGCCACGCTCACGAATAGCGATACGATACTTTTTATCAAATGCACTATACAAACCAGTAGGAACAAGTTCGTTAGTGTGAGGCGGAATCATAAAATCTTCTGTGATATGAGCGTAGACGTCGTAACATCCGTCTTCGTTGCGTTTTGTAGGAAATTTAACAGAACTATCTTTACGAGCAAACTTAATATCATCTACTCCACAGATAGAATCAATAATATCATCAAAACTCATTATAATTTCTCCCTATTCTTTTTATTTATCATAACTTTATAATAATGGTCATCATATTCATCAAGCACATTCCATGCGCCCTGATATGTTACTCTTTTATCTGTTTTCATCAAAGAGTTAATATACCATGCTTGTTCAACGGCCTGATTTTTGCCGTATAAAAGAGACATAACAAGTTTAATGTATCTCTTTCTCGTCATATACTAATCTCCTTTCTCCATTTATTATATTTAACTTGTTTATTTCTTTCGATAAAGTCAAGCAAATCATCAATCTCTTTATTTACAAATTCAAATTTTTCCTCATAAGACATTTCTGCAAACGACTTAGACTTCACTGCTTCTGCTATGTTATGACAATCTAATTCTGTCCCTACTAACCATACTGAGTTTGATTTATTCTTTTTGGATTTGCAAACTGGCGAATAACTCATATATCATACCTAAAACAAAATTTTAACAATACCATTTACTTGTTTGATAGAAGATATTTACCCCATCTCCAAATCCAAGCTCTTTTAGTGTGTTCCCCATTAAAATATCCATATTAATGTGTCTGTCCTCCGTTTGGTAATCTTCATTATTACTAATATCATACATCTTCTCGTTAAATTCATCAATCATTTCTTTTGGAATATTATACATAATTACTCTCCTTTATCTTTATTTAGAATACTCTTGGCAATACTTGGATATACCATCGTTATATCATTGTCATCTGTATACTCTGAATACTTTTGGGTAATCTTATAATTCTTACCTTGGGCAATAAGTTTATTTTCTTCTTTTGGATATACTGTCACATCTTTGGTTTCAGATGTAAACCCGTCCCGATATTCTTTATCAAGCTCATCTACCGTCTTATTAACTTCAACTATATTACTTCTAGGGTTTCCGTTCTCATCTGCGAAATACATCCGTATGATTTTGTCTATCTTAAATTTTTGTTCCATTAATATTATACCTCTTAATCTTACTCTCTGTCAAGTGGAGAATTTGATATAAGTCAGAATTTTCTTCTGAAACATGAAATACAGCAGCATGGTCTCCAAGTGGGAAATCTCTTATATCACAAAGGCTATTAAGTTTGTTGATAAATCCAACTTGCATACCAAGTAAAACAAGAAACCCCAACCCGCCTTTTCTTTTGTAAGTTTCTTGTACAAACCTGTTAAAATCCTCATCGGAAGCATTAAGGGCAAAAGATTTCATCTTACGCCAAAATCTTTTGTTTTCTCCGCACGACAGGATATCGTCACACGCTTCTGCAATCAATTTTCTTGTATCTTTGTCTATCATAAGAAACAATCTCGCCTCTTAAATAATTTTATCATAAATTTTCCCAATTTCGTATTTGTACTCTTCTATAGGAGTTTTTTTATAAAAATCTGTATAGCATTTACCATCATCATGAATAACATACTCAATTCCTTTGGTATATTCTGTGGTGTTCAACACCCCATGTAGAAAAAATACCCTGGATTTATCATTCATTCTTAATCTGCACCAATGAGAATCATTCGTATTTTCATGAGTGATTATTTGAAAATTTTTGCTGTCAGAAAGTGCTTGTTCCATATATCTATCAAATATACTACTTCCATCTTTCCAAAATACATTATATCTAAATCTAAGGCTAACAAATCCGTTATTTTTACACCATTTGATGAACCCATCCATCCACTCTTTAAAATTGTTAATCTCTTTATATAATACAGCTACGGCAGAACAAGTAATTCCAATATTCAATAATTCTTTTGTAACACGACTATAATCTTTTTCGTGAATATAATTGTTATCTCTGAATCTGAATACGTCATTTCTTTCTTCTTTTCTGTAGTCATGAACAGATATATTTATATAGTCTACAACGCCATCAAGATAAGGAATTAGCTTCTCAAGGTTATAACCGTTTGTGGTCATAGTAACCCTTGAAACCTTGTGCCTTATATCATACTGTTTTAATTTAATTAAAATAGCTCTCAGAAACTCTACATCATAAGTTGGCTCATTCCCCGTAATATCAATAGATATAGGATTCTTATTCCCCACTTTATTAATTATATAATTTAGTGATTCAATAAAGTTGCTTAAAAATGCGGTCTTATTATTTTTTAATACACCGCCATAATCTTTCATATAGCAAAATACACAATTTGCATTGCAACCACCCGGTATTAGTAGTTTCACAGAAATTGTATTGTTATATACCTTTCTTTCTGTGTAAATATTGTCCATGTTAAATCCTCAATGAAAGAAATCTTTTATTCCTTAAATACTAAATCTCTATCTACCGGACTGTTAATAGAACAAACTTCCTTTTGGCATTCTGGACATATCGCATGATACAAAGTATAGTGACTAGCTCTCTTTTCTTTTCCATTTAACAATGAACTATTATCTGCCCAAAATTCACAACCGCAATCACACACAAATTTAACAGCAATCTTTTTCGATTCGACATTATGTTTAGTAATCTTAATCATAATTCTCCTTGATAAAAGTATCTATAACATTAGGCTCAAAAGAAGCAGTCCACATAATAAGGGTAAAGTCTGCACAGTTAAAGTCAATCTTCTTCATGTGCAAATGTGGACTTGCAAATCTCCACGTCTTACAACTGTCATCACAAGTCACCTCATAAATCTGATGAATTTTACAACTTGGATTTCTGAACAGAAACCAATAACTACTATTTCTATTGCGTGGAAGCCCCTCATCTTTAATAGAGTGCCAAATAACTTCTTGCTTAATCATTATTTACTCCTTAATAATAGTTTTCAAAATTGTATTGTTAAATGAGTCTGTCCACATAATAGGAATGAAAGAGTCTGAAATAAATTCTACCATTTCATCACAGTCAGAGAAATACCAATCGTTGCTAAAATAATCGCGTTCAATTTTGCGTACTTCAAACTTATTAGATGAAACATTTTTGAATACCATCCATATTCCTCTACTATCCATTCCAGTAGGAAGCCCATATTCTTCTATTGAATACCAATAAATTGTTTGTTCAATCATAGTAAATACCTCAGTCCATTTTGGTAAGTTTATACTCTGGCATATTTAAAACAGATAGGTATTTTCCCATTTAGTACCACTTCCTTTTATAATCATTGCAAATTTCTGGTGGACTGTTAAATTTACTGGGTCTATAGTTACAATTATAAGTCCACGTTGCATCACTGTCTTTGTATTTTAGATGTTTACAAGTATCACAAAGAGGCAAATCGGGATTTTGCTTTTCCGAAACTTTCTTTGATGCTTTATAAGTCAGAGCCAAAATACGAAGAATATAGCTTAAACCAAGAATCAGAAGAATACCAATTCCAATTTTGATAAGTTGCCAAATAAAGTTAATCATTGACTTCTCCTAACTCAAACTTATAGCGATACGGAATTTCCCCGTCTTGCCATTCTGCAATGTCAATATCGTCATTCGGATATAGTTTCTGCATTTCTTTACATACCACAAACGCTTTATCTTGATTTGTGGTTACAAGAACTGTATCAACATATTCTTCAAATTCTGAGATATACCATCTTTGAACAATATAAATCATAACTCTATTACCTCAGATATCTTTCCACCATTCCGAAATATCTCTTGAATCAATCTCAGCCTTTGTTGTTGATTCTCGGAAGCATTCACATGAACTATCCCACACTGCAATTACACATTCTGTGTCCTTTTCAATTTTGTATCCATAGCGTTTATGGAAATACAGGGTTAGAAGATATGGTCTTCCGTTTTTGAAATATTCAGGGATAGGTTCATCAAATACATAAACCCACATATATCCTCCTGTTAAAAATTCATTTTTATTACTCAATACACCCGTCATAAATTGTGATAATATGTTCTGGGATATCATACGGGCTTCTATCAACATCTTCAAAGATAAGTCTTTCACCTACAACGCTCATTAAGCGTCTTAAATCAGACATGGTATTGAGTTCTATAGAACCACCATAATTTTCAGATGGGATACTTTCACACTCTATATTTTCTTCTGGTTCAAAACGAAACCGATTTAGTTCTGTGTATACCTCTAAAATAGGACGGTAATACTCAGATGCAGAAACAATTTTATATCTATTATCAATCATAACATAACCTCATTCAATATAATCATCATAAATCGTAATAACTGGCATGGATTCATCCTTGCTAAGAATAATTTGCTTACCAATGTTATGCTCTAGCACGACCAAATCTTCCAGTGTATTAAGTTCAATTTCACCCCAATATTTAGTCCAGTAAGAACCGCTACTAGTTTTCTGCTCAAACTTATAGAAATTAAGAGCGGGATAAATTTCTTCAATCGGTTTATTCCACCACATGACAGATTCAATCTTAAATTTCATTCAAATCACCAATCTCTTCCTGAATAAAAGTTCCGGCAAATTTTTTCAAATTATCAAGAGTAGAATCATTCCAAATCATATAATCATACTCATAATTCAGAACGCCCATATCACTTTCATTAGTAATCTTCGCTTCTGCTTCTGGATTACGAATTAGAATAGTCTTTGCATTAAATTCCTTCTTGTACTTGTCAATCTCTTCTGGCTCACGGACATCAATAAATACAAGAGTGTACTCATAATCATCAAGAACATCTACAAGGTGTTTATCTTCTGGTTCTATCCAAAAACGGACATTTTCGACTGTTTTCTTAAAAGGAATATCATCATATTCTGTAAGAAGATGTTTTAGACCACTAAGAAGATTACGGCCTTTTTCGTCTTTCTTGCCATCCCAGCCAAGGTCTTTTGCAACTTCCTTAATCCAGTCTACACTAGAAAACTGAACTGCATAAATACGATGGTCGTCATATCCCTTACACATACTTACGAAAGTATCCTTGCCAGCAGTCGATACACCATTTAAGATATAATACTTTACTTGCATCTTAGTCCCTCACTTTCTATTAATATTATATCAAAAAGAGCAGGGTTTGTCAAGACCCTGCTCTAAAATAATTTTAGATGTTTACTAGAACTTCGTAATTAGTGATATGCCAGTAATCTTTTTGTTTTTCAAGATGTTTACAAAGAATTACATCGCCAACTTGAAATTCTTCATGATAGTTTTTAGAAGTGATAGTGTAATTGGATTGCTTGCCGCTACCAATACTTTGTGCTGTAATCTGTCTAGCCCATGTCTTTCCTGTCGTTTTAGACTTTAGTGCCTTAACGTCAAGAATATACAGCTTTGGTCTATCCTCTTGCTTTCCAGTTGCAATGTCGACATAACCCATGTATTCTTTTTGAATTTCTGCCTTTTCTTTAATAGTCATAGGTTTAATACCTAGTGACATAATCAGAGTTTCGCATTCGTTCATAATAGCACTATTATCTAGTTGAGTATAAGATTTAGATTCCTTACCAGCTTTAGTAACGCCGATGGAATGTCTTTCTACAATCGCCTTTACGACATCGCTGTTAGCTAGTTTTTCTTTTTTCAAAGTCTTTGCTGTGCCAAACATATCATACATCTTAACAAGACGCAGAAGTTCTTTGGCATTACCAAACTCATCAAAGAAATCTAGCTTTATAAGGATATCTAATTGACGAGAGTTTACAGATGTTTTCTCGTAAATATCTCGTAATAAATCCACAAAGGAATCATAATGGTTATCTCGTAAATTGTATAAATCATCAGCACAGGACTGATTCATAAATTTAACAGAGCCAATGCCTTTGTAAATTGAATTAGACTCTTTATCTGGAAAATACTCAGCTTTAGAGTGTCTAAATTTAGGTGGTAGAATCCTAATTTTTTTCTTTGTAGCGTAAGCCGTTGCTTCGATTGTACGCTCTGAATTTCCTTGCCATTCATTCAAACAACAGCTTAAAAATTCAAGAGGATAATAATAACGAAGCCAAGCACACTCATAAGAAATATAAGCATAACTATAAGAGTGAATAGAAGAAAAACTATAACGAGTAGCGTAAAGAATGCAACTCAAGAAAACTTCCATAATCTCATCTGTTTTAGCATCAGACAGATTGTATTTTACTTTTGCGTTTTTCTCGAATTTTTCTCTAATGATGGGTAACTGCTCTTTTGTGCCAAGTTTTTTCGCAATACAATTATGGCAAACTACTCCATTAGCAATGAAGTTGTGCGTATTCTCTACACCAATATCATATACTTCATCTTCGCCATCATCACAAATAGAAATTACTCTCTGCGTAATGAAATCACTATTTACAATAGCATACGTTTCTGGCATATAAACAGCGGAGCACATTTCTTTAGCGTCATCAATGTTGAGCGGATACCCATTTGTCACCCTAATTTCTCTACCAAATTTCTCAAGAGCGACATCTCTCATAGATAAATTTCTATCATGACAATACTTGGAAAATTCTTTTTTGCAAGACTCTGGAACAAAGTATCTTCCGGTATTGTTCAAAAGAACAATATTGTTAAGTTCATTATATTTTTCTCCGACAATATAACAAAGAATGTCATCTTTGAACAACCGAAGGGAATCTTTATCTCCAATAGCTAGAGTATAAGAACTATAATCATACCCAGACACCTTTTTTGTTCCAACCTGAGAATAAATACCAAATTTCAAAAGCTGTGCCTGTAGTTGATACACTAGATTCTTGCTGATACTATAATACTCAATAGTCTGTCTCCCGATATTATAGCCGCCATCAGTATTGAACATTCCTGCCAAGAAATAAGCGAGTTTTTCAGTCGCAGAATAGTACTGAATTTGAGCGGGAATTTCTTTTTCTGCCGCCTTATGATTTAAGCCAAATTTAACAAGAAGATTCCAAACTGAGTCCTTAAAATTACCACTCTTGATTTTGCATTGATATACCTTATCAACGGTTTTACCATCAGTTACAAACATAGAGAACTCTGGGATTCCTTTAACGCCAATCTGTGCCACACTTGCCTTAAACTTCTCAATAATCTCAATATCGGAATTTGTAAAGGCAAGATGCTCTTTTAAAGAAATTGTTCCATCCCCGATTAAAGCACCAAGCATCCAAAGTGTATCATTACTTGGTTTTTTATTACTCTTAATCCCATCGTTGTACTTTTTAATTGCTTTTGGAGTGAACACAAAATCTTTTGTTGTTAAATCCTTGGCTTCAACATAACCTCTTTGTGTTAAGATTTTGTGGTCTGCCGTACATCTAACTTTAAATCCACTATCACACTTTACTTCAACAATATGTTTTTTGCCGTTGTTATATTTGCTAATAACTTTGTTAGAAGAACAAGTGTAGCTATCGAATGTACACACGATGTCTCCAACTTCAATATCCTCGATATTTTTTAAAGAACCGTCAGACATCAGAATCTTAGAACCACGAGCCACACATTTTCTGAGCTTGTCCGATTCCAGAAACGTATACCCACAAAACTTTTGTACAAAAGACATCTGGGATTCCTGCATAATAGGATAACCCATTTCATTCGCAAGTAAATCGTCAATATCTTTTACGCCAGAAATATAGCCATCGCCCTGAACAGCTTTAGGATACACTTCTTTCCCGCAAGGACGAATCAATGCGCTAATATAAGCAAATAGGTCAAACTTGGTAATAGATGGGTTGGATTTCTTAATTTTACGCCAGACTTTATCAGAATACATCTGAGAAACAGTCCTTGCACCGTAAGGGCTGTTGACCTCAAAAATCAAAGAGGTGTCATCACGAACGGACTCCCAAACCTTATCGTCATTAACATCAATAGTTTTAGCGGATAGCTTCGGGATATTTGCGAGCTTGCAACTCTTATTGATACAGGATATGTTAGTCAAGCCTAACACATCTTCCTTAACAAAATTTAGAGAATCAAGCTCCTTCATATTCAGAACAGAAACAGGGTATTCATCGCCACTAAGATAGCAAGTACCAATTTCTGATTCTAGGTCTACAGTTGCGGCAACGACACCACTTGCGTGAGCGCCGATACTCGTGCAAACACCTTGAGCTAAATCTACATACTTAAAAAGTTCTGCATATTTTTTACGCCAAGACTCGTCGATAACCTCTTTCTTATTTTCTCCCTCTGATACTAAACAAATTGCGTTGCAAATTTCATTTACAGTATCAAGAGAAATTTCAAGACCACGCCCAAAATCTCGGATAGCGCCTCTTAGACCTAGGGTATTAAAAGTAATGATTTCGGTAGTCTGCATATTGGCAAAATCCATTTTATCATGGAGCATCCAATATTTAGTTCTATCTCTGTCCTCATTGCCCCAGTCCAAGTCCACATCTGCTAGACTGTATTTATCCTTGTTCATAAAACGCCAGAAAGCGAAATTATGCTTCATGGGGTTGACTTCTGTGACATGAAGAATATACAGCGCAAGGCTAGATGCGGCAGAACCACGAGCAGGGCCACACCAAATATCATGATTATGACACCATGTCGCAATGTATTCCTGTAGAAGGATATAGTCTACTGCGTCAACCGCAATAAATGTTTCCATCTCTTCATTAAGACGGTCAATTACTTGTTCACGAGTAAAACCATCTTCCATTACATACTTAATAGAAGTCTCATTAAACAATTTTGAACGCAAAAGTTCGGTAGAATTTGGGAACACCTTCGGGTACTTAAAAGAAGTGTCGAGAGTGATATTCTCTACCATATCTGCCATCACATTTGTGTTTTGGATTGCTTTAAGGTATACTTCTTCTGGTAGACAATTTTGTTTTTGGTATGCTTTTACAAGTTCATCATAAGTCTTAAACGTCAAATCCCATTCCGCTTCGTCATCATTGAACTGGACTTTTTTAGACTTTTGTAGAACCTTTCTCGCTTCCGCATGAGCGTCATTCAAGGCATGGGTGTCAGTGCCAGCAATAAGTGGAATACCATATTTTTTACTCAATTCATAAAGGTATAGATTATATTCTTTTTGTTTTTCAACATTATGATGTTGGATTTCAAGGAAACATCTATCTTTATGCGCCGCCAAGAACTCAATAAAACGATTCTTAATATTGCCGTTTCCTTTACATAGGATTCCGCCGACACAAGCCGAAGTAACAATAATATTATCACTTGTGTTAATAAGTTGCTCAAAAGTAATTCTTGGAGAATAGTATCTCTGCTCTTCTCTAAATGCGATACTCGATAGCTTATTCAATTCTTTTAGGCCAGCAAGATTTTTAGCAATCAGAACACAGTGATAATTGTCACGAATTTTGTGAGGGGTTGGATTATCTTCTGTCTCCCACAAAAGTTTCTCAGTTACATAAATTTCAATACCGTGCAGATATTTCATTCCTGCCGCTTCAATAGCGTCCTTTTTCTTTTTCCACAAGAAAAAATTGCCGTGTTCAGAAAAGCACAAGGCGTTCATTCCGCATTCTTTAGCACGAGCAACATAATCTTGATACTTGGTGACACTATCCATACCAGCGCCAGATAGGTTAGAAATATCTGTGTGACAGTGATAAATCGTATAATTATTCAAGTTGCCAACTCCTTTCTAATTATTATTGTAACACAAAAAGACAGGTCTGTCAAGACCTGTCTAAATTTATTTGTTAAATTTTAGAATGGAAGATTTGGTTCTTGTGTTGATTCTGTTGGAATATCAGGTTCAGAGGTAAACGTAGGAGTAGGATTAAATTTAAGTTCAGGAATATTAGCAACGATTCTTTTGCTTAAATTATCATCATAGTGAATCTTGTTACCAAGTTCACGCTCCCAGCGATAGCGCATATTAAGTTCTTGCTCGTCAGAAAAAATACGCATAGAGCAATTATCATAATACAATTTTAGTTTGCTACCAGCCTTGCCTGATTGACGGTCTTTGACAACTGATAGCTGAAAATCATAACCCTCTGAATCTTCGTTCAGAATCTTACAAGCGATACATCTGTCAGCAATGTTGGCGATTTCCATTGCTCCGGCAACGCTTTGCAGACCAACTTCCGTCTCTCCTTGGGCAAGTTTGCGAGAGTGAGCAACGAGGGCTACTTCAACAGGATATTTACGAGTAAACATTTTAACCTGTTTGATAAAATCTGTCTGTTTTTCCAGTTTAGTATCGCCAGCGCAACCTCTTAAATCAAGACACATCAAGTTGTCAATCACAAAACACGTTGTATTATAACGACGGTAAGCATAATCCATCTGCTGTAACAGACTCATACTCTCTGTGCTTAGAGAACTATCGTCTGAACAGTCATCATATACAAATAGATTTTCGTGATAATATTGACGGATTAAATCTGTAGCCTGTTTTGATACTGCATAGCCCTTTGGACGGTCTGGGCCATTATCATATTCGATAATATGACGGTCTCCCGCAAGAGGTCTAAAAATATTACCCAGCAAGAACTGAGCAGGGATTTCACCAGAATAAATAAATACGTTTTGATTTTGCTCCAATGGAGCGGCTACACAAATCTGATTCAGTAAACTACTTTTGCCATTTCCGGCAAGAGCTGTAATCAAAGTAAGTGTATTTTCAAAATTGCCATATAGAACCTTATTTAAAGCTTTAATCCCGAAAGAAATGTTTGGCACATTCTGTAGCTGCATCTCTTCGTAATCAAATAGATGTTTAACACGAGGATTTTCTACCGCTTTAGCATCTGCAATCATTTTTAGAACTGCACTGCCATCAATAGCAATCATTACATTATTAGCATCTGTTTTACGGATAGGTTTCTCTTGATTAAATTGCTTGTAATATTCTTCAATGGCTTCCTGTGCATAATCAGGAGACTCTACAATATAACAACGATACTCGCCCAGCTTTTGAACAATCTTCTTTGTTCCTTCTTCGCCAGCAGTATCATTATCGAGCCATAGGATAATCTTCTTAAATTTCTCAAGAAAGTCGAAGTTATACTTAATCCAGTTTAGGTCTGTTGCGCCTCCCGGAATAGACACTACATTGTGACTACCAGACTGCCATACAGCCATAGCATCAAGATTTCCCTCCGTAACAATTAGAGGTTGGGTAATATCAATATTGTTAATATTAAACAGAGAATAACAAGGAGAACAATCACCCTGCCACCAATACTTAGACTCTCCATGCTTTACAGCATGAGCATGACGATATTTCACACCGACTAAACGACCATTGATATCTTTGAACTTAAATTGAACATCACCTTTTTTAGTCTGTCCAATATCAAAAAACTTAATGGTTTCCTCTGTAAATCCACGTTTCTTTAGATAAGCAGTAGCATTAGAATTGTCTTCAACAGAATCATCAACAGGGAATCTATAATTCTCTAGGCTTTCACGCTCATCATAACCAAAACCACGCTTGAAATCAAATTCAATATGGCAACGGTCAAACAGACGCTTTAGAGCTTGTGCATAAGTTTCATCATAAGCGTACATATACGCATTGATGATGCTATAATTGCCACCATTGCTAAAATCGTGGTAACAAAGGTCTTTTTTATTCCAAATAAAACTAGGGTTAGAATCGCTTGAAAATGGAGAAGAACCCGTTAGCTTCTCTTCATCAAAATTACGAAGATTCATTAGCTTCGCAATCTCAATAGCCTGTTCTTCGTTTCCAAGCATTTGTTCTGCCTCTTTAATTTTGTCGAGCAAATCTGCCATATTTGAACCCTTTCTTTTTATTGATGACTAACACAGAGTCCACAAGTATCTTTATAACCACAAAGATTTCTTCCGTAGAAGTCATTTTTGTAATCCAAAAGCTCTGAATACTTCTTGTGTCCGTCACCAAACCGTAATCTCTTCGTATCTGTATTATAGCACGGATTTTCAATTTTTACAATAGGGTCTTCTAATCCTACACAAAAATTATTTGTTTCTTCGACCTTGAAATTATCCCAGTTTACGGAGAGGATGGCATCAATGGTGCGTTTCGCCCAATCCATAGCCATACGATATTCTTTCTTGTCAAAAGGAATAACTACCAATTCACCCTTGCGAAACATATTGAAGTAAAGTGTCTTAGGCCACTCATCATACTTCTCGTGAACTGCATAAGCATATAGATATAACTGTTTTGCATAATCTGCAAGTTCTTCTTTTGACTTAAATTTAGACTTAGATTTATGGTCAACAATAATTAATCTACCACTCTTTTTACTTCTAGCAATAAGGTCAACTTTGCCATTAAACAGTGCGTAATCAGTAATTGGAATTTCAAACTCATATTCCGATTCAAGAATCTCCCAATTTGAATATCCTTCAAAATTGGTAAAATAATTCTCGCCATCTGCGTAATAGTAAGGATATAGGTCTTTTGAAAATGTATCAGACATCTTTACGACAAAGCTAGACGGGACTTCTGTTTGAAAGTTATCCTGATAATAAGATAACATTTCCCAAATTTCAAGTTGACCTTTCTCATACATTTCAAGAATCTTATGGCAGAATGTCCCAAACTCACTTAAACCACTTTTATCATTTTTCTTTTCATGCAAAACGTAGTTTTTATAATAACAAATTGGACACTCACCAAAATTCTTTAACCTAGAGAATGAGAAAGTTGGTAGTTTCTTTTGCTTCTCTTCTTCCATACTTTCCCTCCTTTAATATAAAATAGCCACCACCGATATGGTGGTGGCTAAAACCATCAATTATTTTTGGTTAAATTTTACTTAGAAAGGAAGGTCATCGGACGCAGTGGGGGCGCTATCAACAGGAGCAGACTTAGCAGTGGTGGCAGAACCCTTGTCTGCATTAGGATTGGCAGACATAAACTCCCAGCGGTTGACAATCTGGCTAACACGAGTAATCTTAGTGTCCTTACCATCACCTTCAGTAGTAGAGGAAGACATATAAGCATCAACAAGAATGGGCTGGCCCTTCTTAAAGAACTTGCAAATGCTTTCTGCGGTCTGACCAAAAGCAGTAAAAGGAATAAAAATAGCCTTGGACTTACCATCCTTTAGGTGAACATCCTGTGCAAGAGTAAAGAAAGTATACTTATTACCGTTAGTCTCCTTTAGTTCAGGGTCAGCAACAAAACGACCAGAAAAATGCAGAGTATTCATAGATTTAATCTCCTTTATAATGTTAAATATATTATATATCAAACTCGACTAAAAGTCAAGTATTGTTATCAGTTGTTCTTAGCTTCCAGTTCAGCCAAAATATTCTTAGCCACACTAATATCAGTAATAGAATTATAGTTGGCACTAGTATGGTACTTCTTGATAATACCAACAAGGTCAGTCTTGGATAGCTTACTAGCACCAACTAGAGCCTGTGCAAGGCTACCAATCTTATTAATAGTATCAGTTAGTTCAGAAGCCTCGCTAACAGAACCAGAGCCATCATAATCAGGAGCCTGAGCAAAGGTCTTTGCAGAAGTAGCTTCTACGTCAGAACTATTAGCCCACTTGATAATCTTCTTACCAAAGTCCTCAGACAGAATAGTATAGCCCTCGTTTTCAAAGATATGGGTATTGTCCTTTTCGCACTTAGCCATGTGAGAAGTTACATCAATGTTGAAAGTAGTAGTAAAGTAATATTCGAAACCATCACGCTGCTTTGCACCAACACCCAGCTTCTTAACGGCAGTACGACCACGCTCATCCTTATCAACCTCATACTGGTCTTTGCCCTTCATAGTAGCAATAATATGAATGGGGCTATACTGCATAGTGTCAATAAACTTATCGTGACGAGGGGTAATCAGCTTCCAGTCCTGATAACGACCGCCAGCCTGTTGCTGTAGCTCAAGACATCCGCCCTTGCCTTCCCATTCGGCAGAGGTGCTATCAATAATAAGAATAGCGTACTTTTCTTCAACCGCATAGTTAATCAGTTCAGTAAACTGTTCGGGCGCATAAGGAGGAACAAGGTCAACAATATCATAATCGAACTCGTTGGCATAATAACGGCCACGAGAACCTTCTGTGTTTGCGAATAGGATGCGTCCATTAGTACCTACATCAGTACCAGTCTTCTTCATCTCTTCACGCATACCAGTTGCAAGACGCAGTGCGCTATAGCTCTTACCAGAACCACTAGGCCCCATCAGAGCAATCTTAACAGCAATTTTCTCACGAACAGCCTTCTGAACCTTAAAGTTGAATCCCATTATATAATTCTCCTTGTTAAATTAGTTGTTGTTGTTCTTAACGAAATTTTCACGACGCTTCTTACAATTAGCGCAATGACAAGGAAACGTGCCATGAGCATTAAACCATTCTGCCATCTTTGCTTCCTTTACAGGGAATACACCACCACAATCAACACAGGTATAGTACAGAATCTTTTCAGGCTTATGCTTTGCCTTGTCCTCTACAGGTTCAATCATATTGATGTGTTTTTCTTCCATTTTTTGTTCTCCTTTATTAGTTATTGTGGAAATGTTCTTCAACAAAATAGTCGTAAGCACACTTCATATCTTCGACCTTGCCACACATATCATCTGCGACACGCTCTTCCTTATCGGCAATATCCATCAGGTTCTTAGCAATTGCACGAAGATTCTTTGCCATAGTCATGTGCTGACCGATACGGTCATCAGTGGAAAGAATATCAAACTTCTTCTTTGCAAGAGCCTTACCAAATTCTGCATCATACTCGTCATTATCACGAGGACGAACGTGACAAGTAATACGCTTACCCGGAACCTCAAACTCTCCAATCTTTGTGTGAACAGTCAGACGCTCAGTAGAACCATCAGCAACCGTAGTCGTGTTAAAAATCTTCGTAATCATTTTGTTTCTCCTTAGTTTTTTTGTAAATAAAAGTCGTTTTTTATCAACTAAAAAATAACGTAGATACGTTAAATTTTAATTCGATATTTATTTTAGAGACCAGTCGGGATTGGTTTCTATATAATATTATACTCAGAAAAAATCGTTTGTCAAGAGTTATTTGGAATTATTTTTGACAAATTTTCCGGCTCTAAAAAATTATATGCTGTATATCTACATAAACAAAGCTTCTGCTTCTCAGAAACATACCCATGAGCATCATAATATGACACAATATCTCTGCATAACTTCCGATAATCTGTCTCTGGCTTATTCTTAGAGTTAATCATATCGTTAATTTGATATACAGTGAACTCCTTATACAACCTATCAATAACTTCTTGTCTCGGTAGACGCACAGGTTTCTGTACATCAAATAACATCTTCAAACCCATGCGGCATCACCATTACTTTCTAGTTTTGTGTTCGTTCATACACATAATGAGAAAATCATAAACATCATTCCAGTCATTAATTTCTGGATGAGAACCGTCAGCAAGAGTAATACAGTCAGGCTTGTAATCACGCAAATAATTCATCTCATAGCATAGATAACCAAGCCAGTCATCGTCTAGGTCATCAAATTGCTCCTGAATAACATACATAATTGCACCTTCAAGGCTACAATTCATAATTGCAGAATCATCGCCAAAGTCACGAAATACCTTATTGATAGCATTTTCAAAATCATCATGATTTGCAAGCGCCTTCATAATCTTCACAAACGCCTTACGACTAATCATCACCATTCACCCCAATCATCTTTTTCGTCAAATAAACAATACAGTACGGCTGAGAATATAAGAACACCAACAAGAAACTCCATAAGTTCACCTCTTTTCAAAAATAATATTCATTACAATAATTGCTACAAAACACATAAATAAACAATACATATAAACTCTCCTTATTGTTTTATCTATAAGTATTATAGCACATCATGCAATTAATGTCAACATCTTATCCCAGCATTTTTTCGATTTCACAAATTTCATTTTCTACGCTCTTAATCCTCATTTCATAATAATTTCTTTTTTTACTGTCACATCTTTCACTAACCTTAATTAGCTGCTCAAGTTCACTACTTCTGTTTTCCAGTTCTTCAAGCAAGAAATTATTATATTCTTCTTGTTCAAATAGGCTTTTATACTTCTTATATAAAATATGAATCTCTTGGCTTGGTCTACAATACGTTTTTCTCTTACCGCTATTACCCTCTCCGCACCCATACATACATAATGCTCTTTCTATATTCCCATCGCTCTTTTCCAAATAATGCCTCAGCATCTTTACTCCATATCTAATATTAGTTTTTTCATTATACAACTCATCTTTGCTCACACCTAAAAATTTAAGCACATCCTTACTTGTACTTATCTGCATCAGTCCCCTATACCTCTCTCCAACATCTCCCTGAAATCTACTCTCATGTTCCACAATCCCCACCACTAATGCTCTCATTCCCACATCATATTCTTGGTTCTGTGAACCAGAATCGTGGCTGTAAGCC